TTTGTTTTTAATACCTCTGTTAAAAGTGTTGTTGAACTGCGGTTTGAGTATTATCTAAAAATCACTTTTTAGCAACGTTGGAAAGCGCACGCAAATAAGCGTCCATAGAAGGTGAATGAGTCACCTCTTGGAAATTCGCTTCTTCTGATAGATTTTCCGTCTCGTTTGCTGGAATACCAGCATTTCTTGGGAAATAAGACTCCCTAAGAGTTACCAGTTTCTGGTAATAGTCATCTTCACTCTCAAACTCAACACTTTCTACGAGGCTTGCAAGCTTATCCTTTTGGGAAAGAGCGAGACCCTCGGAAACCTGATTGAAAATGCTGTCAGCAGCAGATTCTGCAAGTTTCTTGTTAAGAGCAATATTTCTTTGAATTTGCTCGTTGAGTTTTGTCTCCATTTCATCAAGTTTTTCTACCATGCTCTCTAGAACATCATATTTCTCTTCAGGCATTGATACATAATGTGCTTCAAAAAGTCCCTTCATACCATTGATGAAGGACTCGGTGATCTCAGTTTTGAGACCACTTTCAACTGCGAGAGCATTTTCTTCTAACCATTCGGATGCAACATACTCTAGGTATGAATCAACACGCTCGGTTAGTTCTAGTTTAATTTCTTCAACCTCTTCTGCAAGAGCAGTAGCATAGTGCTCTTCCATTACTGATTGAATTTCTTTTGTTTTGGCGTGAAGGGCAGCTTCAAATACAAGCTTTGCCTTTTCTTTAAACTCTTCGGAGAGTTCTTCTTCGCCAGATAGGAGAGCATTTACATCCTCTTCAATGATAGAATCTACATCTTCTTCTACCACTTCTTCAGCACCCTCTTCAGATTCTTCTGTTGCTTCTGTTTCTTCTTCAGTCGCTTCAGTTTCTTCTTCTTCAACTAGATCCTCATCTTCTTCTACTTCTTCCTTCATTCCACCACCTTGACCTGGTGTTGAAACAGGAGTTGCAGAAGTTTGAGGAGCTTCAGCTGCAGCAGCTTTAGCATTGACAACATCTTTAACTTGCTTCAGGGTTGCACCTGGAGTTTTTAAAGTATTTGAGTTGTCATCTGGACGACTGTTTTCTGGGGTTGGACCGCCAAGATCTTCCCAAGCACCAGTTTGTCCAGGAGTTGCAACAGGGGTTGCACTCTTGTGTGGTGCTTCTGCTGCAGCTGCATTAGCGTTTACAGCAGTTTTGGATTGTGAAGTGCCGGTTTCCATTTCTTGTAAATTCTTACCACGGGACATTTGTACTCTCCGATTACCTTTGTATAATCTGTATTTATTTATAATTTATAGATTTGATAAAAACTCATTAAACAGATTTAACTTCTGTTCATCAAGTCTTCTTTGATCAACAAGAGTATTAATTCTCTTTTGAGTTTTTGAAACGAGTTGTTCACGAAGGATTCCACCTTCCCAAACCCACTCTTTTCCTTCCATGATTCCAGAAACAAAAGCATCTGGAGCAGAAGGATCAGCGACGATATCAGCTGCAGTAGCAAGCATAAAATCTTCACCAACTACTTTGTGACCTTCACTAGTTGTTTGGAGTGAACCAACACCACGAGAAGAAACGCCAAGCATTACACCTTCATCAAGAAGTGAGGATGCAATTTTTCCCATTGGAGTATTCAAAATTTGTGCTTTACCGATAAAATTATTTCCCTCTTGAGTGAGAGAAGTGATTTTATGTGAAACACGATCAAGGTTTACAGTAGGACCATCGGGGTGTCCGAGTTCTCCTAAAGCGCGACCTTTAGATACAAACTGTTCATTATAACGATCAACCTCACGAGAGAGAACAGTGATGGGATACATTCTCCCATTACGGTTTTTAATTTCTCCTTGGAGAAATACTCCTTCAATATAAAGTTTTTTATTATCACCTTTTCCTTCAGTGATAATTTTTACATTCGTTACTTCTTCGGTAATTAGTTTCATGGTTCTTAGTTGGTAAGTCCTACTTTGGCAGCTTTCACAGACGCAGAAGATGCAAAAATTACATCCGTTGCAGCTTTTTGAAGAAATTCAACATCACCTGTAGCCATTGTGAATGAATTGGTTGTTGCAGCTCCAACAGCAGTTGAAATACTTACCGTAGCTGCAGCACCAGAACCATTGTATAATCTTACGCAAGTTGCTTCACTAATACTGGAAGCAGCGCCTGCAGTTGTTGGCATTGCAACTTCTGTTGCAATTATTTTTGTTCTTTGCATCGTTATAATAAAGTCCTATAATAGTTATTTATTATTCTGCATCTTCCTCTGCAACTTCATCATCACTTTCTTCCACATTTTCTTCATTTCCGAAAACTGATGCAGCAACCGCAGGTCTAATAATATCAATATTTTCTGCTGATTTTTGCATTAAAATCTCTTTAATTCTGTCGCTGATATCTGATGGGGATTGGTCAGCAACAATCATGTCAATTAAATCATCCATTTGTTTTAATTCAATGTTTATTTAAGGTATTTATTAGATCCTACCACCCTTAGGCATAGTGGCTTTAGGAGCTTCTTCTGTTGGTTGCATCTCAACAGAAGCAGTTGAAGCTTCTGGTGAAACTGGAACTTCGCCCATAGATCCTTGATCAATAGGTGGTTGTTCCCCAACAGGAAGTCCAGTTGTAGGATCTACATCGGGTGGAATAATTCCTTTTTCTTTCTCTTTTACTATTTGTTCATCAATTTCTACAATTTCAGAATCAGTTTGTTTGAGAATAACTCTTCTGACATAATCTACAGAAAAATATTTCCCAACGTATGGTTCAGCAACTGCAAGAACATTGAGTCTGTTTTGAATCAATTCTGCTTCTTTTAGTTCTGCAAAGTGATTGTCATAAACATAATCGAATTGAATGTGATCGGAAAGAATTTTCCAGTCTTCTGGAGTTACAATATTTTTGAGGATAAGTTGAGTCTTTAACATATCCATGAATAGTTGAGAAAATCTCTTTCTCATTCTTCCGACGAACTTAGTAAATTTAATTTCGTCTCTTAAAATCTCTGAAGATCTGCCTAGGTTGAATCCACCTGTTCCACCCAAACGAGACTCTGGAACACCAAGAGCTCTATAAAGTTTCTTCTGGAAATATTCAATATCAGCAAGTTCTCCAAGGTTTTGCCCACCTGGAAGAGTAGAGATTTCAGTTCCTCTACCACCTTCACGGCGAGGGAGCCAGAAATCTTCTAGCATTGCCATCATTCTTTTATCATCACGAATTTCTCCAGTATTGGCGTCATAAACTAACTTATTGCGATAGCGAGTCATGACATCACGGAGATATTGTTCCGCTTTAATTTTTGGTAGATTGCCAACATCAATATAAAAGATACGACGTTCTGGAGCACGAGACAATCTGTATATAACAAGAGAGTCTTCAATCATTCTTAATTGATTGAGAGCTTTGATTGCTTTGTGTAGGTATGAAAGAACAACTTGTTTATTCCTATCTACAAGACCGGAATGTACATATGTGATTGAATCTTTAGAAATTCTTGCAGCGCCACCTACACCACTCTTAAAAGTACTTGTTCTTTGACCACCCCTAGTATTTGGATCATATTCATAAAATTCTTCCACTTCGGGAGTGCTCATACTAACGTTCCCTGATTTACCATCAGTAACCATAAAAGATGGATTCAAAACATGTTTTCCATCTCTTTTAATTTTTCTTACAAGTTTAATTTTTGTAGGATCAATATATCTTACTTCTTTAATTCCTTCTTGTGGTTTTTCTAAATCTATAACTTTATGATAATAAATTCTACCGTCTACGTACCAATTTCTTAGAATCTCATGACATCTTTTATCAAAATCTAAAATTTCTTTAATATAGATAAACTCATCTCTAATAATTTTTTTGAGTTTATCTGAAGCGGGTACATTCGATAAGTCTATTTGTACTGGAGAATCATTTTGATCAGATACTATTGCTTCATTTATAACGTCTTCTATAGCTCCATCCACCTCTGGATGTAAAGCCATTTCACGATATCTTTTAATTAAATCATATTCTGATTTATAAACTCCTTCAATGTCAACATATTGTCCATAAAATCCACTAGACACATAAAAGTCCGAAGAATCTTCTTGATTCTCCGGAACAGGAGAGACGATAGACTTTTTAGATCTATCGTCCTCCGAATCTTGGATTTTAAAACCAAATAATTTAGGCATTATTCAAGGGTGAACTAGTTTCTACTATTTATTAGAGTTCCGCAGTTGGGGTCTCAGTAGTAGATAATTGTGAAGCTCCACCATTATCGAGAGCATCCCACCACTGAACTTGTAAATCTACAGTAAATTCTTCGATTGTATCAGCAGAATCATAGGAAAGGTCAATCGCACTTACTGAAGTTGGGAATATTCCGTAGAACTTATAAGCCTTTAGAACAGGTAATGTCGTTCCAATTGTAATTGCAGGATCAGCAACGTTTCCAGTAGCATTTTGGATAGAAGCTCTTCCAAACTGCTTTACTATAGCATCTCTTTGATACTGTGCTGGATTAATTAAACCAGAGTTATCATCATGTTTGTTGATTGCATTCATCCACTTTTCAAATGTTGTTCTTAATTTAAAATCAACATCGTTAATTATTGTAATAGTCCACACATCAAAGGTTCTATCTCCAGCTATCTTTAAATTTCTTCCTCTAAAAGGAACTTCAATTACTCCAACATTTGAAGCTGGCAAGTTAGCTGCCTTGATCATAAATCTAGATAACTCTGAGATAGTAGTGTCATTACCAGTAGCGAATGTGGGAAAACCAAGTTCTACTTCAAATAGATTTGGTCTAGCACCACCACCAATTAGTTTTGATTTAAAATCTTCTAGAGTTCTTTGTTGAAAGGTTGATGTATTTGAAAATTGTGCAGCCATTGTTTTTACCTCGGTAGGGATTGATGTTTTATCTTAAAGAATTAAACGGTTCCGACAATCTCTTCGAAGCTAACTCCAGTTCTGTTAGCAACAAAAGTTAGACCAACAAAGTTAATTGATCGTGCTGGTTTTACAAAAATATCAGCCCTAAATTGATTTGAATCAATAATATCTGGAGTATTATTGGATTCATCACAAATAACTAAGAAGTCTGTTATACCTCTCTTTGCCCTTACATCACGGAGATATGGTTCAACAATATTCAAGAAGTTTGATCTTGTTACAGCATCATTGAATTCGAATAGTTGGGCTCTTGCAGCTCTTTCAATGGTCTCTTCGATGGTTAGGAATAGACGACGAACATTTATTCTATCAAAAGCTGATGAATAAGAAAGTCCTGTTTTATCACCAAAAAGAATAATTCCGGATCCAGGAGAGAAAATAACTGGATTAATTCTCTTAGGATAAAGAAGATCCCTTTGACCTTGACTTGGATTGTATGCAAGTTTAACCGCATTGTTGATAGTTCCTCTTGCAGCTCCTGCTGGGGAGAACCATGGATAATTATTAATAGATGTTCTTGCCATGAGTCCAGCAATATCTCCATTCAATGGGATATATCTAAACTGATTATTAAATCTATCGAACATGTATTTGAATCCAGAATCAAATACTGCATAAGAACTTGAAGATACTGAATCGTAGAAATTAATTATGTTCGATGTTTGGGTATCACTATTGGTTACATTTACAACACCACTTCTGTGTGGGGATATGGTTACTACACAATCTTTTCTTGATTCTGCAATGGAAATAAGTTTATTTGCTTTTGCTTGAGAATCAAAGATTGTTTCTCCACCACTTGGACCACCGAGAATAAAGTTTATATTATATTCTGCTGGGTTTGATAGTATATCATAAGAACTTAGGATATTTGCCAGACTCACAGAATATCCATTACCAGCTCCATAGTTGTGGCCATTTTGTAATGAATAAGTTTTTGCACCAGAAAGTCCAAAAGTAGTTGAATTTGCTTCCTGACCCCAAGCGATTGACCCTCCACTGGATAATACATAACCATCCAGGGATGTGAATGAAGGAGAAAGTAAAGCATCTACTTCGCCAGCGTAAATATATTCTGAATTATTTTGAATATATGTCTTATAGTAAATATTTTCACTTGGAGTAATTTTGGCGTCTGTAGCTTTTGACAGATTGGTAAATTTCTCTAGAATGTTACCAGATATTCCAGAAACGGATCCACTATCATCGACTACAACTACGTGTACCTCATCATTTTTTCCATTTCTTGAGTCGGTATACTGAGATGTTCCTGGTCTAGGAGCAATGTTTTTCCAAAATACAGTAGAATTAGTTAATCCTAAAGTCTGTTGATCATACCAATCGACTACTGAATTAAGATCACTATTAGGAAGTAACCCCTCACCTCTACTTAAAGTTCCATCTATAGAATTTCTGACATAGGTTACAACTAAAGTTGTAGCTGCAAGCGCAACAGGAGAAACTGTATCTACGATGATTTGACCAGTTGCTAGTCCAACCACTCTTGCTTTAAATGTACTATTCAGTGATTGAATTAAATCACCAACTTCAACATTATTTGATATTGAAGCGGTAGTTGCTACTACAGTAGATCCGATTCCGATTGTAGCTGCATTAGAAATTCTAAACTTCTCTAGGGAAGTAGCAGTTCCTACATTATTAAAGACTTGATAGTAAATACTTCCCTCACCTTCTGGTTGTTGAAATATTTTATTGAGTCCATTTGTTTGATATGAAACGGAAGTACTTAATCCGGTAGTTGAATCATGTCTACTTACAATTTTTACATCCACACTACCAACATTAACTTTTGTAATAATTCCCTTGATGTATCCATTGAAAGTTTCTACAGTTCCTGAAGAAGTTACATATGAAGTGCTGACTCCGCAAGTCATAGCATAACCTACAGCTAAACCAAAAGTACCAATAGAAACTCTTTGGTCTGCAGCACTATCAATTACACAAACTTTCAATCCATTAGCCCAAGATCCTGCTTCTTTAGAAGCAAAAAACCATCCGGTTGAACTTGTATAATTATTTTGATAATCTTCTTGTGATTTTATTTTTAGAGTTACGGCACTTCCACCAACACCTGCATGTGCGTTGATTAATTCATCATCATCTGATCTAATAACTCTTAATGTTCCTCCATAAGAGAGATATGAGGATGCAGTTAACCAATATTCATACTGACCATCAGTATTAGATGGTTTGCCGAATGTGTTTAAAAGATCCTGTTCGGTCTCTACTAGAACTGGTTGTCCAATAGGTCCTCTAAGAAATGGGCCGGCGATTGCTGCAACTTGATCATTTACTGCATCGATTCTGCCTACAGTAAGATCAACTTCTCTGACCTTTACGCCTGGTGATACTAAGTTTAGCGACATGTCTTTCCCTCTAAAGAAGTTTCAACTTGACTACAAATATTTATTATTTGCTAACTTTATATTGGGGAAACAGTACATGAACAAAAATTACCAGTCAGGATATTCCCATTTATCAAAAACTCTATTAGTCATTCTACTGGAGACTATTCTTTGAATAGTGCAATTTTTACACTCATATGAATATGCTGATGCTATGCCACCTCTACCTTTTCTCGTAAGATAAAAACCATCAATAAGATCTTTTACTTTTCCACACTTTCTACATTTTCTCTCAGTAAGAAATAAATGTTCTAATTCAAATTGATCATCAAAATCCATTATCTATAATCCCACATATATTGCATGTCTCCATATTCATCAACATGCCAACGATCGCCATCTTCATCAACAAAGCTTTCTCCACTATCTAACCCATCAGAAATGAATCCGAAAGGGGCCATATCTTGTTCAATTTGATTTTTTTGTTCTTCATAAATCCTTTTACGAACATCATTGTCCGTCATTTCTTTGAAGTATGGTTGCATGATTAACCATGCAAAAATAACTAGACACATTGCAAGATCATCATTACAACCATCTTCAGCCTCAAAAGAATTAGCTTTCTGAATGAAAGTTGTGAGTTCACTGATCACTTCATAGTCTTTAATGACTAATTTATCTTCTTCTATTAAAGTCTTAAGATTCATGCATCCAATCTTTTTGACATTTTTGGACATCTTCACGCCCATTTGAGATTTCTTACCAGAAAACCCTTGACCCACTAATTGACCAGCACGACCCCTCATCGTACACATAAGGACGTTATCATATTCCAAATCCATATGAAGAATCTGTCCAACTTGTTCACCAACGTCATTAACTTCAACTAAAACATATGCTTTATTGTAAGCGACTGCAAGATCTTTGATAATACTCGGAAATAACATTGGTTTAATCTGGTTATTTCTGTATTTTGCTACAAGTCTATATGGAAAACTTGTTGTATCACAAATTGTAAATGCTGAATAATCTTTCTCTACGCCCCTAGCAACATCAACCGTTAAAACATAATTATGATCCTTTTGAGGTTCTTCATAAATGTCAAGGCCTGCATTTCTTTTTATGGGATCATCGTAAACTAAAGATCTGAGTTTTGCTGCAGATATGAGAGTATCGACAGATCCTAAAAATTCGCACTCAAACTCAACTTTAAATTGTTGTTCTGACGTGTTTGCAATAGTTTGTGCTTTCCACTTATCGTCTCTTCCTGGAACTTCGGACCAATGAACATCTGTGGGAACGTATTCATTTTTACCGCGTTCGGCATCATGCCACATACGGTAAAAATGATTCATACCTTTTGGGGTAGAAACAATTAGGACTTTTGTGCTTTGTCCAGACGATATAGTAGGATAAACAGAGGCAAAGAATTCATCAGCAATGTGATTCGGGATGAAAGCGAATTCGTCCAAAAAGATGATATTATACGATCCGCCTCGGACAGCAGATGCAGAAGTAGATGCGGCGATAATTTTTGAGCCATTCTCCAGTTCTAGAGATCGTTTGTTCCATGATACGATACCTTGTTGCATCCATTTTGGCAGTTTTTCATATGCAAATTGTAATCTACTAAGTAGATCTTGTGCTGTGGATGCCTTGTTGGCTAGAATAGCTATGTTAACATTATCATTAAACACTGCATAATGTAACAAATATGAAACACAAGTTGTAGATTTACCTGTCTGACGAGGCATTCTACAAATGTTAAATCTATTTTCGTGAAAGTTTGTAATTAACTTCTCTTGGAATGGATACATCCTAAAAGGTATTTCACCATAGTCTAGTGAAACAATCTTGATATAATTTTTAGCAAAATACACAGGATCGTTCTTGCACTTTACAAACTCAAGAACTTGTTCCTGTGTAAATTCTACGGCTACATTAGCCTTTTTAAGGTTGGGATTACCAAGATATACCTGATCACTCATAAGACAAAATTACAATTTCGCTAAACTTGCTACGACTTCTTGTTGTTTGAGATATAGTTTAAAATAAGCTTTGGCAAATTCTATTGCTTCATCTCTATCTAACTTATCTATAACCCTCGATTGTTGTTCATAAATTAACATCTTATTAATATCTTCAAGTACTATTTCAGAGGGATTTACGTTCATTTCAATTACCTTGAATAACTACAATTGGTTTTGTTGGGTCGGTAGGACTTGGATACCACTGCATTTATAAACATTACCACTAGATTGTATCCGTTGATAATCTTCGTTTGTCAATTGTCCTGGTTGAATAACAGAGTCTGCAAGAGGAAGAGAGGGGCCACTTAGTTTTCTAAGTGCGGCTTCTTTCTCTCCTTTGTTAGTAGTTCCAGTTGCAAGATTGCGAATTTTTGCTTGTCTTTGTGCATGTCTGTGTCCAGAACCGATTTCAAAACTCACATTTTCATTTGCTGGGTGAACTTTTGCAATACTATATGGTTTTTCTGGAGCTAATGAAGAAGGTAGTGAGAACATTTTCCAATAACCTTCGCCGTATTTGCATTCGGAAGATGTTTCATTTTTTTGGCACTTTGGGCAATATCTTACTCCATTCATTTCTTCTGGAATAAATTCTTCTTTTTTGGTTTTATTGCCCCAGTTTGCAGCACCAACTTTACGACACTTAACTAACGCACCAGATGCATATGCAGAAGGCCAAACCTTATAACGAGATTTTACCTTTGAATAACATGCGTCCTTTTCTTCACCTAATTTTGCAGCCCTTCTTTTTGCTTTACTTCCTTTTCCTCTATCTCTGTTTTTACCTAAAGTGTCTGCCCAATAATCTTTATTCTTTCTATTCATTTCACCACCAACAGATCTTTCTTCTGGAGGGGCACTTCTTCCACCACGACTTCTCATAGAATCAAATCTTTTATCCAATTCCTCAGTGGCAACCATCTTAGCCTTACCCTTTCTATCTGGGTTTGGATCTTCCTGGTTCTTACGACGGAATGCTCTCTCCTCTTCTTTATCGGAGAGTTCTGCTTTCATTTTGCTGGAACCACACTTTGGTTTTGTGGTTTGTCCTGGTTGTTTTGCACAGGGTTTCCCTGCGTATTTACCACCCAGTTGAACCCAACCAGGGGTGCCATCAGAAGCGCGACTCTTAGTAAACCAGTCACGCAAAGAACTATCACCACTCTTGTTGGCTTCATCAATGGAATTCTCCTTCACACAATTAGGAACTATCTTCTTTCCTTTCTTTTTCATTCCGAGTTGTTTGTAACCATCCCAACATTTTTCGTTCACAGGCTCAGTAAAACTTTTGAATTTATAATCAGACCCTTTAACAATATCAATAATAGTTGCAAAAAGATTTCCGTCTGCATCTAGAATCTCTAGATGTTCATTCATTCTTTTTTTACGACCTTGGCAGTGAGCTTTCTGGGAAAATCCTTTTGGATTATCACAATCAATTGACTTTTTATATTTTTCCGACCAATCTTCCTTTACCTTCTCCATTTTTCTAAGTTTGGAGTAGTAATTTGGAATTTCGTCTAAATGTTGCAATGCAATATCCATTGCTTGATCATTATCTGTAGTATGTTCCTTTTCAACTTTCATCCCCATCTCAAGTTGTTTTTCGATAACTGATGGAGATACTTTATGCTTTTTTGCGATTTCTTCTATGGATTTGTGTCCTTTGAACCCTTCTTTAACATCAGATTTTCTTTCTGTATCATCTTCTCCATGAGTAAGATGATCAGCTACTGTATCAAGATACTCTGCAGCTTTAGTGATTTTGGATTGTACCCACGCTTCTAGATCTCCTTCACCTTTGAGTTTGGTCATCAATCTTGTAATTGCTGCCTGTGCAGTCTTAAGTTCTCCACGAGCCATTGAGAACTCAAAGTCTTCTCCAAGAGGTGCAATTGTTTGGAGGTCCGAGAGAATAGACCACTCTTTAAAGGTAAGTTTTTCCATATTACTTTTGATTAGATAAGTTTTTCTTTCCAAGTGAAATCACTTGATCTTTTGTCATACCAGTTGCTTTCATCTTTGCTGCACCACCACCAGCAGCAAAATCATCCATTGGTTTTTTGACTGGTGTAGACTGCTGTTGAGAAGGTCTGTTTATTTTGTTAGAAAAATCTTGTTGTGCCTTTGCTGCTTTTGCCTTTTGTCCCGCATAAAGAACATCACTCACACTACTTCCTTTTTTTAGTGCTGCTTGTCCACCACCTGCTTTAAGGGCTGCATATCCACCTCTGTCAGAAAATTGCTTTGATCCAATCTGATTTGAAGCATAGGCATTTCTTTGAGCACTTGTAGTGAAACGACTATTTGGATTCATTGCCATTTCACTAATAGAATAAGCCTCGGCACAAAAATTTCGGAATGTCTTCATTTCTTTACTTAGTGGTCTATCTATTATTTAGATGTATCTTGATTCATGGAACTCTTCAAGAACTTTTGAAGTTCTGCAGTAGAACCAAAGAATACTGCATTGTTAGTAACACTTGTCGGTGTTGCTCCTTTTTCTTCCTTATTAATATCTTTCATTTTCTTTTGAAGATCTAAAAGTTTATCTGTAACATCTCCAACATTCTTGATTAATTGTCCAGCAACTTCATATGCTCTAGGTGAATCTGATTCTTGGGCTAGTTCTAGAATTCCATTAATCGCTTCTTGACCCTTCTCGATAATTGAGTAAAGTTGACCCCTAGAATATTCATAATCCTTTTGTAATTGATCAAGATTTTCTGTAGGTTTTTGAATATCAGTTACTTCTGTTTTAACTATTTCGGATTTAATCGTTGTTGGTTCTATATCTAAAGCTTTGTCAATATCATCAAAGTTCATACATCAGTTCCTTTAGTAGTACTATAAACTTTACCATCACCATAATCATAACGATATTCACTAAATCCAAAATCATCGTCAAGATCAATTAAATCATCATCTACACTATTAATAACATTGACTGCAGTTCCAGAAGCATGTGAAGAAGCTATCGTACCATCTTGACTTCTATTAACCGTTAATGTATTTCCACTTATCTTACGAATGTACATAGATTCGTCATCAATTTGAATATATGATTTTTCAACTAAAGACGTAGCATCAGAAACTGTAAATTCTGTAATATCTGTAGAAACATCCTCTGAAATTACCGTTATTTCATCATTGTTATAATCTCTAAGAGCCCTAGGTTCTACTACATATCTTAATTGTCTTGATGAATTGTTTCTATTGGTATTGGAATAGTAATCTACTTGAACTTGTTTAATTAGAGCATCATTACCATTTCCAGTAGGGCCAAATAGATATGTTTTAGCTGTGAAGTCAAGAGTATAAATTAAAATTCTTCTTGTTGTAAAATCTCCTTCATATTGATCATCTATTCCAATTCTTTCCAAAATCATTGGAATATCTCTTTTTTCACCAATACTTGAGGCTAAATCTACTGTTAGATTTAAGTGTGGTTGGAAATAGGGCAATATTTGTTCTACTATTTGTAAAGCATCTTCATTCAATTTAGCCATTATTGAAAGTCTAATGTTTACATTATATGGAACTGGCAAAAAAGATTTTGTTATTTCATTATTATTATCAGAATCCAATGCTTTAAATGTCTGCATTGTAGATGACTTTCTGGATGGATCATAAGAGATACCAGTCATCTCAAATGACATTCTCGGTAGAGTTATAGCAACTCTTCTTTTTAAATCTGGTACTTGTTCAATTCTAGCTAAAAATTTCTGTATGGGTCCATAAGCTATAGGGACCGTAATGATACTAAAATCATCTCCAGCACTATCTTTATGTTTAATTTTTATATCATTAAATAACGTACCAAAAGCTACTATGGTCTTTCTCAATATTTCGTGATAAAAATAATTTGATATCATTATAATTTATTGGGAGTAATAATTATTTAGTATTCACCAAAAGGATTTCTTTGACTGAAATCTACAATTGCATCAGCGGCATTTTCAATCTGAATGTTTTCTGCATAAGCATCCAAAAACTCATTAGTTTGTACAGTGGATATTTTGTAACTCGCGGCAACTCCAACAATAGCTTCTCCTCTTGCAAAAGTACCGTCAACGATCGCTACTTTGAGTATTCTATTTGTAGAATCCCAACTCTTAACATATCCGGTCGTTCCTGTTCTCGTTCCAGTTACAACCTCATTATAATCATAATCACCAAATGTAGTTGCAGTTGGATCTGTAAAAGATATTGTTGGAGTAAATGTATAACCAGCACCAGCATTCGAATATCTTACTGATACAACGACTCCATTAGAGTTAACAACTGCTTCAGCCTGTGCATTATTAATGTTTGATGATATTCCCGAACCAGATGGAATAAAGATTTTCTGTATCGTAACTTGTGGAGTAGTTGTATAACCAACACCACCAGAAGAAATACCAATAATTCCTAGAACTCCACTATTGATGACAGCTGTTGCGATTCCACCAGAACCTCCACCACCAGAAATACTTACTGTTGGTGGTTCAGTATATCCAAATCCGGGATTTGTGATTAAAATTCTGTCAATGGCTAATCTCTGATTAGAAGATCTACTTGTCATTATAGCAACAGCAGTAGCAGTCAATCCTCCAGTAGGTGCTGTAGATATTGAAACAATTGGAGCAGAATTATATCCATATCCATCATTGATTAAATCAATATACTGTACAGACTTGGAATTTGGATTTGTAGTTGCAAATCCTACAGTAGCTGTTGCAACAGTTGCTCCAGTACCAACCATTTGAATAGTATAAATGTTTCCAAGATCTTTGATAGATTCATTGACTTCGATTCCAGTTGGATCGACCTCTGGTACATCAATAATTTCATCCTCATATTCAAATCTCTCACATCTTAATTCATATACATAAAGGTTGTTTAATTGATAGAAAGGTTTTTTATGTTCTACATATTTGATTTCAAATAGAGACTCATCTAAAGGAAACCAGATTAAATCACCTTCTTGTGGTCTATATGCTATCTTTCTTTCAGTTTCTGGCCATAATTTAAGTAAAGGGGATATAAAATCGTCATATCTTTCTTTTGAAATTATTAAATTTATTTCATCGCTACTTCTAACACCAAATTTACTGAGAATATCTCCATTCCCACTAAATCCCTCATAATTCATTAAATAAGCTTCTATACGAAAACTATCATCAAACTTGGATGCAGTAACTTCTTTGATGACAGTATTTTCACCAACTATTTTTCTGGGCATGTATAGAACATCTTGTCCATACATTTTAAGTTGTTCATTAATTAAATCTTGAATGAGTCTTTGCTCACTCGGAGATCCTTGGAGGAAATAAGAATTTAATGGTGACATATTATCCTATGAGATCGAGTGGTGGTAGTTCGTACTCGTCTTTTAATTGTTGTTCTAGTTTTTCAACCTCGGCTACACCATCATCATAAATTTGTCTTCCATTTAGTTGAACTCCACCGGGAAGTAAAACTCCATTAAATTTGATCATGTTTTGTCCCCACTGTTTTTTAATTAAAGCAGTAAGGTATTTCTTTAACCACCAATCATTGTAAAGTTTTGGAGCATCTGAAGGATCAACGATTCTATAACAATCAATAATTACATACTCATTCTCACCAACTTGTTGCCAATCTATGTCTAAGTATAACTTATGATTCTTTTTGTTAAAACGAATTTGAGCATGAGGATTTAATAAGTAATCTAGATCTTCAAGATATCTTTTAACCATAGCATAGTTAAGTAGATCTAATGCACCATAATAATAAACATCATTTAAAAATAACTGATATTTAATATTAAAAAGACCGTCCGAAACTGTACTAGAGTTTATCTTAAGAATACTATTAACACCAATAATTGAATCTGGAAGGGGTAGATAGTTTACTCCTTCAACATAAGAAAGAGATGTCAAACCAGCTCCAACAACAGTTGGAGATGTAGTAGCAGAACCTATAGGTCCAGGTTGAGCCAATGTTGATTTGGTTGCAGGAGTGAGTTTGTGTTTTAAAAACACACGATCAATACCATCATAATGACGTTCATGATAATATTGAATTGCATCATCAATTAGATTATCAATTTGATCATCATCTACATTTATCTCTAAAACTGGCTTTCCTAGTTGTTTGAGGCAATAATCTTTCAACTCCGCTCTACTAGATGGTTGCGCCATAAAAAAATACCCCTAGTTTCCTAGAGGTATTTATGTTTTTTTATTTATTTTTTAAGTTCATTAATTTGATTTTTCAGGTCTTCTATTTGTGATTGTTGTTCTTTAATTGCCTCGATTAGAACTGCTACCATGTTTCCATAAGCAACAGACTTAGTTCCATCTTCAGTTTCAAATACTAATTCAGGGATTACTTCTTCAACTTCTTGAGCGACAACACCAATTTGATGTTCGCCATTCATATCAATACGATCATATTCAACTCCACGCAACTTCAATACTTTTTCTAGAGCCTTTTCAATTGTATTGATGTTTGTCTTTAATTTAATATCAGATTGTGCAGTTACTGTGCCTGGGAAAGTAGTATTACCGGAACCATCAAGGAGAGTTGCAGTTCTGGTTAGAGTTGAAAATACGCCAGTATATTGTCTAACGTAAATTGGTTCGGTTCCATCATCTGCAGTTGCAATTTCAACATAACCAGCGTTAGAAGCAGTGCCTCCGATTAAAATGCGGAACTGGTCGTTGTCCGCCATGTTACCACGAACAAGTTCAGTGGTATTTGTTCCAGTTACAGTATTGGTTAAATTACCAGTTACATTACCAGTAACGTTTCCAGTCACATTACCACTTACATTACCAGTCAATGCACCAACAAATCCTCCAGTTGAAGTTGTTACTCCAGTAACTCTAATGCCAGTGGAATTAACAATTACATTAGTACCAATAGTAGCAGAAGTAGCAGTTAATGCGTTAACCGTAACACTTGGGGTTCCAGTTAATCCAGTAGCATTACCATTGATACTACCGTTAAATGTTCCAGAGAATGTTGCGGTAATTATTCCTGCGTTAAAGTTACCAAAAGCATCACGAGCTACAATGGTGCTTGCTGTATTTGCTGCAGTTGCGTTTGATGTAACAGTAAATGTAGCTGCTCCAGAGTTATTATAAGTGGTGGAACCAGAAATACCAGTTCCAGATGTATTCATAGTTAATGTATTCGCAAGAGGTCTCTGCCATGTACCAGAGTCATTCCACAATTCTAGATTACTTGCAACGTTCCAAGAACCAGTTGCATTATTAGATGCATACCATCTTGCGCCACTTCCAGGTTGGAGTAAGAACAATTGGTTATTATTGTTACCAGCTGGAGCACTATGTACCCAAGATCCATCAGTATAGTAAATATTAGAACTTAAGAAGACTATTCCATCCCAAGTAAGAACACCAAATGATGACTGGGAAGGTTTCTTGATGATCAATTGAGAGTCATTATCACCAGTTGTTCCGTTAACAACTAGTCCACCACCACCAATCGCTGTTCCAGTACCACCAACAATTGTTGTACCCGTAATAGTATTTCCATTAATATTACCAGAAGCATCACGTCTTACAATAGTATTTCCTGTATTTGTGGTTGCAGAACTAAATCCATTGAGTAAAGCAGCATTTAAGTTAGTTACCTCTGTAGTTGAAGAAACTGTAAATGGAGCAGTTCCTGTTGCAACTGTTGAAATTAATCTTGTAGCAGAAATTGTTGAAGCGGCAGTTAAAGCTCCTGCAGCAGTTAGAGTTAATATTTCTGAGAATGATGTTTGGCTATTTACTTTATACCATCTATGAGTTCCTCCAGAATAATAAGAAACCGTATCACTATGAATTCCAAATCCACCAGCCCAAGTACTGCCATCATTATAAAGGGTAATTTTATTTGGACCACGAGCAGCATCATTAAAGGAATTATCAAATACTAATCTCTTATAAGTTCCAAATGCAGTGGTATTAGAAGAAGCACCACCATCATTGATGGTAACATTGTTACTGAATGTTCCAGCGCCGCCACTAAATGTTGTTGCACTAATTGTACCAGCGCTAAAGTTACCAGAAGCATCACGAGAAACTATCGCACCTGCAGTATTTGCAGAAGTTGCATTAGATGTAACTGTGAATGTAACAGCACCAGAACCATTATAAGTTGTAGAACCGGAAAGACCAGTTCCAGATGTATTCAAGGTTAATGTATTTAAATTTGATCCAAGTGAAACACCAGAAATGGTTGAGTTTGCTAGATTTGCATTTGTAATTCCAGCAGAACCACTTAAGTTTGCATTAGTCAGACCAGAAATAGTATTAGATCCTGCAGCGATTGTTTTGTTAGTTAATGTATCAGTTGAAGATACAGTTACAACATTAACGCCTTCAACGGCAATTCTACCTGCAGAAGCTCTAGTAATTGTAGTGTCAGTTAGATTTCCAAGTTCAATCGAAGTAATAATTCCCGATGTAGCTGTTATTGTATTAACAGTGATACTTGGTGTTCCACTTAAGCCTGTTGCATTTCCAGTGACGTTGCCAGTTAGTGGTCCTACGAATGAAGTTGCAGTTACTACGCCAGTTACGTTAATACCTGTAGAATTGAGAACTACATTTGTACCCACTACACCTGAAGTTGCAGTTAAAGCATTGATAGTGATACTTGGTGTTCCACTTAAGCCTGTTGCATTTCCAGTAACATTTCCTGTCAATGGACCTACAAAAGAAGTTGCAGTTATTATACCAGTTACATTGATACCAGTGGAATTAAGAACTACGTTTGTGCCTACTACAGCTGAAGTAGCAGTTAGAGCATTGATGGTGATACTCGGAGTTCCTGAGAGACCTCCTGCTGTACCACTCACATTACCTGTTACATTGCCAGTAACATTACCAGTTAATGGACCTACAAATGAAGTTGCAGTTACAATTCCTGCAGCAAATCCACCAAGAACGTTACGAAGTACAATTCTACTTGCAGTATTTGCACTATCAGTAGAGTAACCTTCCAATAGTGATGCATTAAGATTAGTTACCTGTGTGGTAGAAGTGACAGTAAATGGAGCTGTACCTGTTGATACATTGGAAATAAATCTTGTAGCGGTAACAATACCTGGGAACGTAGTATTACCGGAACCATCAAGAAGAGTTGCAGTTCTCTGTAAGGATGTAAAAGTACCACTGTACTGTCTTACATAAATTGGTTCTGTTCCATCGTCTGCAGTTGCAATTTCAACATAACCAGCGTTAGAAGTTGTTCCACCAATAAGGATGCGGAAGAAATCATTATCAGCCATGTTACCACGAACTAGTTCTGTGGTAGCAGTTCCTGTAACAGTATTACTGATATTACCTGTTAGGTTGCCTGTAACATTACCAGTTAAATTGCCAGTTACATTACCGGTTAGAGGTCCAACGAAAGAAGTAGCCGTAACAATACCTGCACTAAATCCACCCCAAGCATCTCTAGAAACAATAGTACTTACCGTATTAGTTGTTGAAGAGTTGAGTCCATCAAGTAAATCTGCATCTAGTCCAGATCCAGAACCATCATTACCTTGATGCCATAACTTGTTCCAAGCTGTTGTTCCACTACCATTTGTTGAACGATAGTAAATATCATTACTATTATAAAAACTTCCAGCAAACTGCATTGCATAGTAATTCGCTGTATTACTATGTGTAGAACTGAGAAGGTGATACCAAGTATTTGTTGTTTGTGGCCAACCTTCTGCAGTTGTAGCAGTGTCAGTCTGCCAGAAACCACTCTTAGTTCTTGTAGTAATATCGTCCTTGGTTTTAGCTTCAGCTTCAAATGAACTTGAGAATAATTGTGTTCCTGACCAAGTATTTGATCCGTCTAAAAGTGGAATTGTATTTCCAGATGTTCCAGTGTTCTTCCCATCAAGTAAATCTGCATTCAAATTAGTTACTAATGTAGTAGAAGAAACTGTGAATGGTGCAGTTCCTGTAGCCTGAGTTGATGTGAATCTTGTTGCTTGTATTGCTCCAGTAAATGTACCTGTTCCAGCAACACTAACTGTTACAACATCTGTTCCTCCAGAATTTCTAAGAATCCAATTCGTTGTATACTGATTATAAAGAGAACCGTTGAAGTATTGAATCTTCGCAGCTTTATTGCCCGTCCAATTTGAACTATTTGCAAAAGAAATATCTTTATCAATTAGAACAGTGAATCCAGCACCCACTACTCCTGCAAATTCTGGACTTCCAGTTAAAGTATAAGAACTTCCATTTCCAAGTAAAGTAAATCCAAGTGAAGGAGCTGCAGTAAGATTAGTTCCACCTCTTGTTACTGGTAGAGTTCCAGTACTATTGAGAATATCAAGATAATATGCACTGTTCTGACCACCTAGAGTGGCAGCATCCACATCTCCAGTCACAGAATTCTTAATACTTATAGCACCATCTGTACCAACTGTAAATGTAGAAGACTTGAATCTAGATACACCAAGAGTTGAATATTCATCTGAAGAAGTTTGAGCTCTATTCAGAGTTATGTTGATATTTCCATAGTAAGTATTAACTCCAACTCCACCTGGGGCTAGTTCGGAACTAGTAGCAGTTACACCAATTGGTTGAGTTGTTCCAATTCCAACTGAAGTAATTACTTTCTGATATGAAGAATCACCTCTCAAGAATGTCTGGTCATTAGCAGTTCCACTTCCAAGTCTAGATGGTGATAATGTACCAGTAATAATGTTGGACGCATCTAAACTTCCTACAGAAAGTAGTGACCAATTATTGGTATCTGAAGATGAAGTGTTAACAGTTCTAGAATACTCAACATTTTGCTCTGTAAGAGTCATAATTCCTACAGCACTATTAATGGTGCCTCCTGCCAAACTTACAGTGTTTAGAAGTAGACCATTAATAGAAGCTAAAGCCGCAGCTCTAGTTTCATGGAATGTAAATGAGTTTGTAGTTACTGATCCAGCAAAGTAGAAACTACCAGTAGTAATTCCGGTTGGAGTATTACCAGTGACTTTTACTGCTTCACCCTGACTCAATCCATGGTTTTTAAATGTTATCTGATCAGTTAAAGTATTGACCCCAACACGACTCAATGAATGAGTTAAAGTACCACTACTTGTCAGATCTTTAATAGTTACAAGTGCATAGGTTGAATAAAGTTGAACAGATGTTAAACCTACAGTCTTAATATAATATGTTGTAGTGTCCAGTAGTGGACCTATTGGAGTTCCACCACCACTACGGTAAATTACTGGATCTCCATCAACAAAACTATGACCAGATCCAACAACAATTCTATCATTTGCAAAGTCAACACTACCGCCAACGCTAATATCCGTAGGGGTGAAGGTTACAGTATATCCTATTCCAATATTAGTTGAAATAGCAACTGCATTTCTATCAGAAACGAAGTCTGAAAGTGCAGAACTTCCTGGGAATTTCTGTCCATTAGAAAGGGCAAGATAGAGCCTTGTTTCTACAGTAGCTATGTTAACAGTAAAGTTAGATCCACCAGTTCTTCCACCAATTGGAGTGGGATTATTAAGAGTTAATACGTCACCTACAGCAAATTTGTATCCACCAGTATTAATTGCAACATTAGTAACTGTTCCACTAACACCAACTGTAATCGTAGCAGTAATTCCGGTTCCAATACCAGTAGAAGTATCAAGACGAACACCCGTATAGATTCCTGGATTATTGTATCCAGAACCACCAACTAAAGAATTCAATGTTAAAGGTACGCCTCTGACAAGACCAGTAGTTCCATAACCTACATTTGGGAAAGATAATGTAGTTGTACCTAAACCAACTCCAATTCTTGGTGGAGCAGTTACAACACCAATTGCACCACCACCAGAAGTTACACTAACTACTTCATCCCCATTCAGGAAATTGTAGACAGTTGAATTGTTTAGAACCAAATATTGACCTACAGTATCAGTAATTAGAACGAATGAATCTGTTGGCTCAACTACAGTATCTGATAATCTAATAGAATCAAGAGTACCAATAGTAACAGTATTATTGAAGATAATGTTACCAGTTCTGTTATAGGCAACAATCGAATCACCAATCTTAAAGTCTCCAAGTTCATTGGTACCGGATGAATAAACTCTACCACCAAGTTCAGAAACTTGTTCAGATCTTGGATCGGTTTGACCTCCATTTTGTGGGAGAGCATTATAATCTATACCAGAACCAGAGAATTCCCAAGTGTGTGATGAAGAGTTTACAATAGATGGTCTGTGGAAGTGTAGTTTATACACTTCAGGTAAAGTTCCAATATTCTGAACGAGTGTTCCAGCTATTGTAGAATCTGTCTTAAATTCAACAGTCCAATAAGTAGTTAATCCGACAACAGCACTTACCCCGATAGAAATCGGAGATGGACTGTGATCATTAATGTTTAATACTGTTGTTCCATTAGTAACTGAGAAATTCCTTCTAACTCCAGAAGAAAGTTCTAATGCGACAATAAGTTCTCTAGTAGTGTTGTTATACGTTACCGCAAATCCAGTTGCAGTTCCTCCAACTACAGTTTGACTGATTAATCTACCAGAAACAAACGATGCTGTAGAACCCACTCCAGCAAGGGTTAGTTTTTGATATGAATTATGTGAATCAATAATTTCTTTTACGAAGAAGTCTTGAGTTGACTTTGTAATAGTATGAATACCAGTACTTAGTGAAGTCAAGTCAACGATGGTATTCAATGACTCATCTTCAGCTAACTTGAAATTATCAGCATCAATATAAACAACATAGTATTGGTTGTCGTTAACCAGTCCACCAACAATTCTATTTGGAATTACTTGTTCGTCTCCATTGTAAATAACTGGATCAGCATTATTAAATCCGTGAGTTGTAATTGTAATAGTATTCTCAGTTAGACCAACTCCAGTAGCTCCATTAAATTCTTTTACTGTTACTGCTGGTTTGAACTGTGAAGTTCTATCAACTCCATTTCCATCGAAGAATCTGAGAATATAGTTTTCAACATCAGATCTACCATATCCAACTGCCTTGAGTGTTTGTAATCCACCAGAAGTGCCAGTCGCGGCAACTCTACCACGATCAAAAATGAACGAATTTCTACTATATCCAGTAGATCTTAAAGCATATAAACCGAAGTTAGTTGCAGAGTTTGTAATGGATAGGTATCCACCAGACTGCGCTAGGGATCCATATCTACAGAAAATTTGGAAACAAGAAACAACCTGTGAATATCCATCGTTAATAACACGCCAACCGATACCACCGAAGGAAACCATCGTAAATGCTGCGGCAACCATGGACTTACCTTGTTCTGGTTGAATAGCATCTGGACCAACTTCTACCTCTTCAGAAATAAGAGGTACGTTTGGTGTTAGTACTTTATTTCCATCAACCAACATTCCATTACCACCTAAGAATGATAGAATGGAACAGTTCTGAATATATGGAGATCTAGTAATAGTTGGTTTGTCTAATTTAGTAGCATAACCGGCTCTGGAAGTTAGATTATCCGAAGGATCATCAAAAGCTACAGCGTAATCAAATGTATTTTGGGGAACACCTGCGAGATCAATCGCATCCTTCATAGCAAAACCAGTGAGATAGATTCCATTTCTTACACGGAATAAATCTTTACCAGCATTTGCAGGTCTAATTATAGTATTTCTTAGGTTATCGCCAACGATTGCAACATCATCATAAAGAATGATTGGGTTATCTTCTACATAGTTTCCAGCCTCAACGATAATACAAACAGGTTGTGACTGTGTTCCTGGTGCAACCAATGCTGGGGCTGCAGTTGTGCCAAGACCAACAATAGTTGTAATGATGCCAACATAGTTAACTAATGCAGATCTGACATCCGCACAATCGGTTAAACCTAAGTTTGTAGTTGCAATTCCAACAATACTTCCACTAATGACTGCAGTTGTAAGAATTCCAACAAGGTTATCAATATTAGATCTTATGTTCGCACAAACATTTACATCTTTGTTTGTGGATCCAACACTAACATCATTTTGGATACTTAAATCCTGGTAATTTAACCAATTTGTTACAGCTCTCTTTGCATAAGTACCTAAACTCTGGAATGCGTAAGCTGAGATTACTTCTTCACCCAACAATCCATCTGTTCTTGCTGCACCAGCACCATCGAAGTACTTTTTAGTTGCATAAAGAATATGTTGGTTAGTTCCGTAAGAGATATCTTGAGCAACAGCATCGACAATGTATCCAAGATCTCTTGCACATTTACGTCCACCAACAACATTAGTGGTTCCAATTCCTACAAAATCACTTACATTATAGGTAGAGTTGACCAAGAAATATCCATAATTTGTTGTTGCACCAATTCCAGCAGTACTACCAGAACCAACAGCTGTTGTAACAATTCCAGTCAACGTATCAATAGTTGATCTTACATTAGAACAAGAATTAGGATCAGTGTTAAATCCAGTTACTGGATCTGCAGTAATAGTAAGATCTCTAGAATTAAGCTGATTGGTAACAGCTTTCTTCATGTAATCTCTAGCACTCTCAAACACATAATTAGATTCTGCGGTTTCTCCGGCTAAACCATCCGCAAGAAGATTACCTACATTACTGAAATAGAATCCAGTAAATGCACGAGCATAATTATTACCACCTGTAAACACATCAGTAGAAACGGCATCAATAAAGAATCCGGTATCTCTAGCACACTTCCAGATACCCTCTGTCATTCCATATCCAATGACGTTGAGATCAAAATCACCGTAATTTACTGCAGGGAGTCCACTAGTATTTCCAACTCCTATTGCTGCAGTTACGATTCCAACGAGAGAAACAATGGTATTTTGTACATCTGTACATGCAGTTGTACTGGAAACACCTACGTTACCTCCACCTCCGTTATATGTTTCTGGTCCACTAGAAACATTCAAATTCTTATTTGTGAGAAGATTTGTAATAGCTCTTCTCATCTGAGTTCCAGCTTGTTGGAATCCGTAAATTGTTTGTTGTTCTTCTCCAGCTAAACTGGTAGTTCCTACACCAACAAAATAGAATCCTGTGAAAGCTCTTGCATAATTATTACCACCAGTAAAGACATCAGTAGAGACTGCATCAACAAAGTATCCCAAGTCTCTCTGACACTTAGCTGAAGAAACTCCAGAAGACCAAAGTGTTGGGTATTGAACGGATATTGCAGTTAAAGCGGTAGCAACAATCTCACTCTTATTAATTTGGATTAATCTATAAGCATCATAATATCTGGAATCTTCTGTAGTTGATGTGACTCCAGGGCCTGGAACATAGAATCCTGTTGGGAATCCAATAGCAATAGATGCGATTGATTTATCTACGATTTCTTGTTTGTTAATCTGGATTAACTTATAAGAATCATAATATCTGGATCTTTCATTAGTTTCTTGTTCACCTGGGAAGTAGAATCCAGTTGTAGCAGCAAGAGCTACAGATGCAAGAGACTTATCAATAATTTCTTGACGGTTGCCAATGATCAGATTTCTAGCATCTTTAGATCTATGGAAGTAGTTTGTATTTGTATTCTCTGGATCATCAATAATTGTAAAATCAAAAGTTTGAGATACTGCAGTCTGATAAAGGGTTGGTGGCGACTGGTTATTAATAATATATTGACCAAGGAATTTAATATACTCATATGCAAAAATAGCCTCTTCTTCTTCACCTGCAACATATGAAGTAGCACCAGACCAATACGCTAATCCAGCTTCTCTAGACTTGGAATTTCCACCAAATCTAATATCATAAGCTAATGCATCTACAAGATATCCAATATCTCTTTTACAAATTACTGGATCATAATCCATCAAACGAGTTGAAATATCCTCATAGTTGAATTCAAGATAAGCTACTACTTCTTCTTTAATGAATTCTTTGTTGGATTCAATTAAATTACCAGCATCAAGGTATCTTTGACCAGGAATGATAAAGCTATCAAAAGATGCTAATTGTGATGCCCTCTTAATGGTTTTAACTGGAAGAGTTTTACCATCATTTGCGTCATCACCATTAACTGAAGAAACATAATATCTGTTTTCATACAATCCAGTACCAGTTGCAAATCCCAGAGTTCCATCTGCATTTAAACCAAGTAATTGTCCATTCTGACCTAATGTTGGTGGTAAAACCAAATCATAATTGGTTGCAATTCCAAGTTGTGATGTCTTAAATGTAACGTTATTTCTAAGAGAAGTAAATGTATTAATTCCAGAAACTTGAACATTCGTAAATACACCGACGTTACCGGTAATACTGTTAACACCGCTTACATTATTATTGTTTCCATTTATTGTTACTGAAGACGATCCAATTGTTAAAATTCCAGTAATTCTTGCATTACCAGTTACAACTAAACTTGTATTACCAGTACCAATTCTAACATTACCAAGTGTAGAAATACCACTTACATTGATGTTTGTTGCACTTAAGTGAGTAACGAATCCAAGAGTTGCATTTAAATTATCTACGTTACCATTAACAATATTAACATTTTGTCCTATTAGTGAACTTGCGTTTGCACTGGTTATAATACCAGAATTAATATATGCAGTATTAATATTAAATGCAGTCGCTACCGCTGTTGTAATTCCAAGATAAGTCGCAATTCCACTATTTACATTTAAAGTATTGACAGTAGCAGTTGTTATATTTGCATTTGTTATAATACCTGCATTGATTTTTGCTTCATTAGTTACACTACTAGTAATTCCAAGATAAGTTGCAATACCGGCGTTAAGATAAAGCAGGTTAGCAGAACCAGAAGTAATTCCTACATTTGTAATAATACCTGTATTAACATAAGAGGTTCCTGAATAAGAAACTCTTACATCCAAATAAGTTGCAACACGATTTGTATAAGATGTAGAAATACTAGAATTTGTTACTACTTCTGAATCTATTATAGCCGAAGTAATAATTCCAGTATTAATATTAGCCACATTACTATATGATGTGGTGATGTTGGCATTAGTTATTATTGCCGCAGTAATCACACCAACATTAATATTGGCTTGATTTGTATAAGATGTTGAAATTCCTGCATTTTGAATTGTTGCATATTCGATAGATGCATTAGTAATGATGCCACTATTAATATTAGCAGTATTAGTATAAGAATTCGTGGCATTTATATTAGTAACCGTAGCCGCAGTTATGAATCCTACGTTAATATTAGCTACATTAGTGTATGAACTTGTGATGCCTGCATTAGTTATTACTGCAGATGTTAAAATACCACTATTGATATTAGCTTGATTTGTATATGAAGTAGTGATATTTGCATTAGTGATTATAGCACCAGTAATAATTCCCGTGTTAATATTGCCAGAGTTTACATATAGTGTTGAAACAGATCCATTAGTTATCGTCGCGGCGGTAATTAAACCTACGTTAATATTAGCTTGATTTGTGTATGAAGTGCTAATATTCGCATTAGTTACTATTGCATTTGTTATAGTTGCATTAGTAATAATACCACTATTAATGTTAGCTACATTAGTATATGATGTAGTGATTCCTGCATTAGTTATTATGGCTTCAGTGATGATACCACTATTGATATTAGCTTGATTTGTATATGAAGTAGTGATATTTGCATTAGTTACTGTAGCCGCAGTTATAAATCCTACATTAATATTAGCTACATTAGTATAGGACGTAGTAATATTGGCATTAGTCGTTACTTCATTTGTTATAGTTGCATTAGTGATAATTCCACTATTAATGTTAGCTACATTAGTGTATGATGTGGTGATTCCTGCATTAAGAATAGTTGCATATTCAATAGTTGCAGCAGTAATAATACCACTATTAATGTTAGCTACATTAGTATAGGACGTAGTAATATTGGCATTAGTGATTATAGCACCAGTAATAATTCCTGTATTAATGTTGCCAGAATTGACATATAGATTTGAAACTGATCCATTAGTTATTGTTGCTGCAGTGATAATACCAGTATTGATATTAGCTGTATTTGTGTAAGAGGTTATAATATCTGCATTAGTTACTACTGCCTCAGTAATTACACCTACATTGATATTAGCTCTATTTGTATAAGAAGTAGAGATTCCTGCATTAGTAATAGTAGCGGAATCAATAGTGGCTGAAGTAATAATTCCACTATTAATGTTAGCTACATTAGTATATGATGTAGTGATTCCTGCATTAGTTATTATGGCTTCAGTGATGATACCAGTATTAATATTGGCCTGGTTTGTATAAGAGGTGGTAGTAAAGGAGTTGTCAATAATACTAGTCTGGCCAGTTAACGAAGTTACAACGCCAAGATTAATATTAGCTACATTAGTGTATGATGTGGTAATATTGGCATTAGTAATAGTTGCGCCAGCAATAGTAGCCGAAGTAATAATTCCACTATTAAGAAATTCCAGCATTAGAAATAGTCGCACTAGAAATAGTAGCTGTAGTAATAATTCCACTATTAATATTGGCTTGATTTGTGTAGGAAGTGGTAATATTGGCGTTGGTAATAGTGGCACCAGTAATCGTAGCTGTAGTAACAATACCGATGTTAATATTAGCTTGATTTGTATATGATGTTGTTATACCAACATTACCTATGGTAGCATTAGTAATAATACCTGTGTTAATATTAGCTTGATTAGTGTAAGACGTGCTAATATTAGCATTAGTTACGGTAGCACCAGTAATTGTAGCAGTAGTAATGATACCACTATTAATATTAGCCGTATTTGTATAAGAATTCGTAGCGTTTATATTAGTAACAGTAGCTCCACCAATTGTAGCAGTTGTGAGGATACCAATATTGATGTTTGCCTGATTAGTTGTAGATGTCTGTACATTAAGGTTAGTAATTCCAGCACCAGTTATGGTTGCAGAAGTAATGATACCAATATTAATCCTAGCAGTATTAGTATTGGAATTAGTAATATTGGAACCTAAAATTATAACACTTGTAATAATACCGGTATTGATATTAACATCATTTGAATATACGGTAGTTGCATTTAAATTACTAACAACTGCTGAATTAATTGAGGCTGTAGTAATAATACCCGAATTAATATTAGCTTGATTTGTATATGATGTATCACTGAATAGTGTATTGACAATTGCCGCAGTACTATTGATATCGCTTGTATCAATAAAATCGGAGTATACTCTTGGAATATCTGCTCTTCCGGCTTTTGGATTACCAATTACAATATTATTATCAGTGATAGGAGGAGGTGTAAGAACAAAGTTGTAATCACGAGTAAGTCCTATGGTTGTTCCAGCGAGTGTCTGTGTAGCATTTGTGGATATAGTTATTGTAGTTGTAGTCTTTGAGACTACAGTAGTACCTGCGGAAATATTAGAAGGACTATCTAAATCTTCAACAAACGCTCCAATTTCAACTTGAGCAGTATCGAGAGCGCTTACACCAGCAATTACATTACTTCCTGCTGTAGTATTTCCAAGAATATCTACTTCGCCAGAGAAAGGATTTGTTGCCCCGTAGGTTAATTGGATTTGATCTATTCCTACAGAAAATACTTGTTCATCCGAACGTAAGTATTGCCCAGTAATTCCATATCCTACGCTAATACTTGCAGTGTTTATTCCAATAATACTAAAAGAACTTGGGAATTCAAATCGACCAGTCTTATTAACAAGACGACTTGCGAAATTATCAGCTAATAATATAATATCAGATCCAAATCCTGTAATAATTGATGTACTTCCTGTCCCTAAAGTTACACCAGCTCCAATTGTTACAGTATCGCCTTTTCTGAGTCCTAAAGTAGCAATTCCTAATATTCTATTACTGGAAACAGCGGATATTATTCCAGTTTTTGTTAAAAGAAATCTTTCATTTATATTTAAATATTCTGAGTTTACAGAACCACTAATATCAGCATTACCAACTACGACTAATTCAGAATTTGCAACTGTAGTTCCGATTCCTATTGATGTTTTATTAACAATAGTTTGTGGTGCTCTGGTTCCAACTAGAGGGTGGCCACCTACAGTACTACCATCATGAACAACACCCACATCAAGAGTGGTATCAATTGTTAATTCTCCGACAGCACCAGTAAATGATGCGTGTTCTGCACTTGTCCCTCTTCTTAGCTGTACCTGCTTAGTCATAGTACGACTACTTTCAAACTACTACTTTCTCTGATATATTTAGAGCAATTTTAAATAATACATACATAAGTTCTTGGTATTTGGAAAGGATTTATTGTAGTTATTCCAACATTCTGTAGAATATAAATTGTTCCTAGTCCTGTGTACGTTGACCTTATATAAGACTCTCTTCCGGAAGAGACTGCAAATAGACTTCCTAACGCATTGTAGGTCTTCGATAGTGAGTTGTCCGCAAATCCACCAATTGAGACTATTCCAGAACCTTCCGGTGATGGTACGAATCGATATGAAGTATCACCATATATCGTTACTAAACCAGTACCAGATTTTTCAAACAGATCGGTTTGTCTTGTAGACGCATCACCAGAAATTGTGATGTTTCCAACTCCAACATTAGAATATTCAAGTTCAATTCTTGTTTGAGCAGATCCAGTAATTTCAAAAAGAATTGTGTTCTGTGGAACATTAGTTACCCTAGATTCCGAACCTCCGGACAACTTAAGTATTGTACCAATTCCAATATAAATCTCAGATTCTTTTTCAATTAGGTTAGAACTTATAGATAGAGTTCCTATTCCAGAATAAGAATTCGTTAGCTTAAGATCAGTAAATCCTCCAACAAACTGAACTGAACCTATTCCACTATAAACAAATAGATCAATTTCTCTAGTATCAGCTAATCCACTTAAATTAAATAGAACTGTATTTTCAGGTGGATTACTTACGAAACTTACAAGTGCTGCATCTTGATAATCACAAGTAACTTCTGTGGAATCGCAAGTGTCATATTCACTATCCGAAATATGAGTCTCGAAGTGGAACAAGACAGTTGATCCGTCATTTCGAGTGATACTAATATCGGAATATCCAACTATACTTAGATTTCCATCACCTTCATATACATAAGTGCGACTTGCATTAGACTCCCCAGAAATCTGATATAGAATAGTATCTTCTGTCGGATTGATAGTGAGACTTTGTACAGAAGTTCCGGAAATATTAAATAAGACCGAATCTCCAACTTGAGATATTGTTGAAGATTCGGAAGCACCGGAGAAATAACCTAATACACCAATTCCTACATAAGATTTTGTTTTCTTAATATCTGATGCAAATGCATCAATAACTACCAGTCCTTCACCAACATATGAATTAGAAATTCTTTCTTCGGCATTTTCCTGGTCATATACAACTGTTCCAAGACCAGCATAAGTATATGTTCCAAACTTACCAAATCCAGTAGCTCCACTGGAAATACCGATCTCACCTAATCCAAAATAACTTGATCTTGTAAATGATTCGGAAACACTTCCATTAATTACAAAAAGACCTACTCCGAAGTAAGGAGTTAGTGGAGAATAAACAGCAAGGTTTCTTACTTGATCAAATCTAAATGTACCTATACCAGAACCGGAGTTCGTATCGCCATTAACATTTCCATATCTGTTGGAATATGTCTTGGCATCACGAGGATTTCCATCTCCGTCTGGTGTAAATCCAGCTCCAGGTACAAATCTAATTCCAAAAGTACCGACACCAATGTTTTGATCTATACCATAATGTGGAGTATAATCAACAAAAGGATGTACAGTATCAGAATTGTAAAGGCTAGGTAACGTTCCAAATCCAATATAGGTCTCGGTTTCACTCTCAATAACATTCGATGAGAGGTTTAATGTACCAAAACCTACGTAAGGTGTTAAACGAGAAGTATTTGCAGAATCTGAAAGAATTAATGAACCGGAACCAAATATGGATCCGGTTTGCGTAATGATAGATGAACCATCAATACTTAGTAGTCCAGTGCCGTTATATGCGTCTACGTCTTTTTCTACAGCAAATCCAGAAATGCTGAAGAGTTGAGTATTTGTTGTATCTGCGGTTTGTACAGTTAGTGAGGATTCCGCAGAATTATTTTCACCAAGTCGTAAGGTTCCGGAAGATACGTAAGGTCTTAGTGTTCTTTCTAATCCGCTACCTATTTCGAATAAAGTACCATTACCAACCCAAGTAAAGGTTACTTTCTCTGTCGCGGTCTTAGCTATAAAGGATATATTTCCAGAAGCAACATATGTAGCATATGTAATAGACTCTCTACCTGAAGATAAGGTAAATAACGATCCATATGGATAGAGAGTTTCTCCAACTGATATGAGATACCAATCATCTTCAGGACTTGGAGCTGGAGTGTATACTGGATTTGGTTCTGTTATTAGTCCATTGTCTACTGATACTGTCGTCGCAGCTGAAATTAACCCATAATCCTCAGTAGAAAATGAGTTAATTCCAGTGGATTCATTGTAAACATAGACTGTCATAGAGATAGCCCAACAGAATTTTTAAAGAAAAAGAGAGGATCGCCATAAAAATGCAATCCTCTCACCATCAAAAAATATTAAATTTTTAATATAAAATCAATCTAGAGCAACGTTTAGAGTAATTTTGATTTGGTCTCCGTTGTTAGCAATTGTGTATGGTCCGTTAGTAAATCTTTCTGCATACATAATTGAACTATAAAGAGTTGCGGTACTCAATCCAGCAGATGCGTTTGGAGTAGCTGTGAGTGCTGGTGTAGTAGTAAACTCATTTGCATTAGGAACAGAGAATACGGTATATGTTCCAGATGTCAAAGTAGTATTACCAGTTCCTGCTGCAACATATAGGATATCTCCAGCAACCAATTGGTGTCCAGTTGCAACAATTTTTCCAAAACTGAAAGTTACACTTGGATCTGTTGCAAGCTGAATGTTGTCAATAAGTGGTTTATCCAAATAAACAACTTTTAATGCTCTGTCGATTCCAATAACAATTGTACCAGTTTGAATACCAGCGTTTCCTGCAACTCTCATTCCAAGAGTTAAATCATCAACGTTTTGATCTGGATCAACAGTGATATAAGAGTTACCAACAACTCCAATAACTGGGTCGGTATTATCACCTTTGGTTATAGTTGTTCCAATACCTACAGATGCATAATGGACTACACCTTGTACGGAAACAGGCATGTTGTTTGCTCTGGTTACATAATAACCATAAACATCCCCGGCTGCTCCAGTGAAGGTAAATGTTTGTTCTGGATATGTTGCAGTTGTTCCAGAACCAACCTGATTGATTCTCCAACGAGAACCATTCAAAAGAATACCTGTCTGTGAAGTATATGTCTGATCAGATCTATTATTTACACAATATGGATAGCCTGTAGTAGGAGCAAACCCATAAGCATTCGTGTTACCTATACCATATGGCTCAAAATACGCAGAAGCTGAAGGAACATCACTCTCTGCTGGAGTAGTATTACTGGTAAAAAGTTTTAAAACTAAGTTTCTGGGAGACTGGTCAGCAAGACTTGCAGTGTGATTGTTTTGTGCAACTAGATACCTAAGCGACTCAAGTTCTCCTATATTTGGGACTAATAGTGCCATTCGAAATAACTCCCCTACAGGCTACGATTTTGTAATAACTATCTTTATTTATAATTTTAATTTCAGAGAGATTAGAAACCTATTAATGTTATTGACTGATATCACATCGAAAGTCAAAATGTCTCCAGCAATTATAGTTTTCGTCCAACCTGTAAGAACATCATCACGAACTTTTCTAGAGTTTGTCATTTGTGGATAAGTTCCACCAACAATAGAAGTAAATGTTGGAAATGTAGAATAGTTCGATTTTTTAATGTCTAGTGTTAAATCTCCCTGTTGATCAGATAAAATAGTTAAAGATTCCAATACACCACTAACATCTAAAGTTACAGATCCCTTATTACCAGATACCATTGATATTGATCCACTATCAACCACATAATTAATGGTTCTTGTCAAATCTGCAGTTGTTGCTAAAGCTATAATAAAAACATCATCACCAGGATTTGGAGCAGAAGTGAAAATTATATTATTACTTGAAGTGGTATAATCTTCATTTGGTTCCATCACCAAATTATTTTTGACAACAATTAACTGTTGATCATTAATTGGAACATATGATGTAGATGATGAATAAAGTCCAAAAGTATGGGCAACGCCAGTAAATTGGGAATTTATATTATCTAAAATAATATTCCCATACTGTATTGATTTTGTTGGAATTTCATAATCAACTCCAATCCTATACGGACCTGGTTCATTTAAAGTTACTATATAATCGGTCATTATGAAACTCCTGGAGTTACTAGAACATTTCCTTGAATAGCTCTTGTTCTATATGAATTTGGAGAAATAAGAACTACATCATAAACATATCGACCACCTTCTATAGAATCGGTTGCAGTATATCCCATAGATACTGCAATTTTACCGTTTAGTCTATCTACAAAACTAAGAGTTAAAGGATAAGAAGTTGAAGATGATGGATGTTTCCTGATTGAAGAAATACCAGTGTATCCAGTTAGGTTTAATGGTGCATTATTAGTATTCCTGATTGTAAAGGTGGCTTGAAAGTCAACCCCCTGTTCAAGAACTAGATTTACATTTCTTGCCGCCATTATTCTACTGTATTTTTAATTATTTATCAGTTAGAATCCATTTTTTTCAAAATCATTTTCATCATGTCCTTAATTTCATCTATTTCTTTTTGAAGTAAATCAACCTTACTAACATTTTCCTTTAGTTGATTGATTTCTTCTTTTTCCTTTAACTTAAGTTGTTTCAATTGAACATAAGAATTGTATTCAGAATCGGAGCAATTTAGAATTGCTCCACTAGATTGATCACGATAAAACCCTGGATTACCTTCTACTGGAATTCTCATAGTTATACTGAAGCAATTACTCGTAAATCTCTAATCAGAGGAACATATGCAAGATTTGTTCCTGTCATAATAATTTTAATTTGGAATCCATTAAACAATGGTAGATTCTTTGCAGTAAATTCATGTGATCTAAAATCAGCCAATGTGGATGATGGTACTACTTCAATATCTGGTTTTCCATTATTATCATATGGATTTATAACATTTTTATTTTCATCTAAGTTATCATATCCTGGGAATAATTCATATAACTGAGTAGTAGGATCTGAATCTGATCTGAAGAGTCTATACATTACTCGTATATCATTAGTACTATGTCTATATGCATCAAAGAAGACTTTCAAATTATCAGATCCCCTTTCCAATCTAACAACTTTAGTAACGTAACTAGCTGCAGAAGGGTCATTTAAGAGAGAATTTACTAATGGATTTGTAGCATAATTTGAAACTGTAGAATTCATTCTATTTCCAGTAGTAATTATATTAACTCTATCCAAATCAATAAGAGGAGAAACTCTAGAATCGCTGGTAATTAAACTAACTTCCATTGTGAAAGATTTTTTACCTGGATAATCTTGCAAATAATTATTTTCATTTACCTCTGAACATATTATCCTTGGACTGGAAAGATAATTTGTTGTGTCTAGTGCTATGTCCTCAAATCCCTGGTCAACGAATGGGGTAATACTATTATTATTTGGTGAACCTCCAGAAAATGTTCTTATTCTTGCAGATACAGTTGTACCTTGTGGAGTAGCTATAGCAATGTTTGGAGTAATTACGCTAAATGGTATATTTTGCGTAGCTTTTGGAGTCTTATAAGAATTTATTAGTTGTAAAGCATCATAAGAACCGCAAGATTTTGTTTCATTAAATGCTAAAGCTGGGAATCCATTACCATTACCTTCAGATCTATCTGGACCATTGGTACTTACACCTACTTTTAAGTAATAATGATCTAAATCTATTGGATACTTGGAAAAATTAGTATCAGCAAAACCATGTGTTTTGTTTATTCTTCTTAAAGAAACTCCATTAAGTTCATATTTAAATACTTGTTCTAATGCAGCATAATTTGAAGGTACTGTTGAATCTATACCTCTAGTAATGCCACTAAGTACATTTGTAGATGTAGTCACTCCAGTATATCTTATAATCTCATCTCCAATAAGAATATATCCAGGATTGGTGTTAGAAACTGGAACGTTTTCAAAACTAGTGAATATTCCTACAGAACTCAGAACAATGTCCGATGTAGAAGTTGAAGTATAACTAGAATTTATGGTTTGTGGTCTTTGGTCAGATTGTATAGAAGAAAGAGTTACAAAATTATTTGTGGCATACATTCCATGATTGGAATGTTTTACTTTAAAATGTAATCCATCAGTGACAACTTCAGAATAACTGACATTAGCACCGGCCAGTAAACTTGTTCCACCAGAACCAACAAAAATTAAATTCGATGAGCTATCTACGACTACATTACCTTGAACATTATCCAATAATAAGGTGTTGAATGATGATATGATTCCAACATTATTTGGTATTGATAGTAGAAGATTTTTTCCAAATCCACCCGTCTGAGAGTAATCTACTGTCAGAGTATCTCCATAAGAATATCCAGTTCCACCAACAGAAACAGTTGCGGCTATAGCTACTCCACCAGAAACAGCAATATTAACTTTTCCTCCACTACCTCTACCAGTAATAGGTAGTAAATTAACATTTGAATATACTGTATAATTTGATGTAAAACCAGTTCCAGGAGAAGTTAAAGTTAACGTACTAGAAATTCCTATTGCTCCAATAACATTCCGTAGTTTTCCACTAAATCCGGAGTTACCATACTGTAAAATTGTTAATCCAGGAGTCAGTGTAGTAACTTCAGAATTGGTTAGACTTCTACCAATACCAACTAAAACAGTCTTAGATATTGTTTCAATTGGATTGACTTGTAATGATGCAATTTGATTATTACCAATATTCAAATCTGGATTATAGAATCGTACTGTAGAAGTTCCATTGAAAAATTCCGCTCTATATACAACCAGTTTTAAATCTTCCAATTGACTTGGATCCCACGTTGCTCCGTTTTGGGACTTAAATAGGGATCCTAATAATGGTTGTTGAGAAACAATAATCTGTTCAGACTCAGATCTATTAATGGTTGAAATGTCTTTTTCACCCATTCTAGAAATCCAAACATTGTAGGAATTAGATGCTGATAGTAAGACAACGGAATATTGACTATCTGGAGCTAAATAAACTGGGGATGGGAAAGTAAAAGCTGTTGGTACACTTGCATCATCGGAAACATTAACCTGTTCCGGATCTAAAACAATTTCACCAAAAGGTACTATGGTTTGTGTTGGTAAACCAGTTTGCATTGTACGAATTTGCATCGTAACAGGGAGTCCAGTAGTATCTTTAGATCTAAAGAAAACTTCAACTTTTGTGATATAAACACCGTTAGTTTCTACTACTTCAAAAGATTGTGCTAAAGGATCAACAAATCTCTTTTGATTTTTTCCTCTATTTTTTAACTCTTTACACTTAGCTTGTTGTTGTTTTTGTTTCTTTTCTGGTTTTTGATTTGCTTTTGGTTGTTTCTTTTGTGGTTTTTGATTTGCAGGAGTTTGTATTGATCTGGTTCTAACTACTTCTTCTGAAGTCACTACTTCTGTAGAAGTTGCGGCTTGCAATTCAGTAGTAGTTTCAGATTCTTCTCTTTCATCAGATTGAGTAAGTCTTTCTACATCTGCATTTCTTGTTCTTATTGTAAGATTTTCTACATTAGCTAATGTTCCAGAAGAAGAGAAGTTTGTTTCTGCAGTGCTATCTGTTGTTCCAATTATTGTGGCGTTAGTCTTACTTGATGTAAGTGTAAAGGTTTTAGTTCCAGTTTCGAACTTAGGAGTTGATGGTAATGTTGGATCTGGAATAAAGAGAGATCCTATTATTGCGCCAGTATTATCAGCAATAAGTCTAATATTTGTAATATTAGCTACAGCTCCACTAGAAGCTCCAGTAAGAGTCATTCCAACAATAATATTGCCATAGAAAGCAGAATTTGACTGTAACTCTAAACTAGCGGTATCTACATTCAAAATAGTAGATGTAGTAGAATATGAAGTTGGTACTACTTCAGTTGTATTATAAGGGTTTTGCGAATAAGTTTGTGTTGGACTGTTATATGGACCATATTTGTGATTAGGACTTGCTAATCTAAATCTAACACTTACAGATCCAGAAACTCCAGTTACAGTTTCTCCTACAGAGAATGTTCCAGAAGCCATGGTAACTTCAAGAAGTTTTGGAATTATATACGATGACATGTCAACGTTATCAAAAAATGGATATACTAATCCATTTGGTTTCATTCTTCTTGCAACAAATTCAATGTTTCTACTTCTCATCGTATGAATTATGTCAGTAGAAACTACTCTGTCTCCTACATTAACACTGTCCCATCTTTCATTAACTTTATACTGTATACCACTTCTAGATTGATTAGTAGTTGTTATTGTAGAGACATTCTCAAACGTTGTAAATTCTTCTTCAATAGTAGTGGTAACTAGTGACTTACCTTTACCTTTTTTCTTAGCTTTATTGTTTTTATTTTTATTGTTATTTTTTTTCTTTTTTGGAATTTTAGAAACATCTGTAGACAGAACTGTACTACCAGTTTTTATGGTTTCTACTGTTTGTCTACCGGCTTCACGAGAACCCGTCCAGTTTGTTTCCCATGCACCCCAATTGACTGGAGAAAGTCCAGTATTACTGTCTATACCTAACTGATCAATAGTTGATTGATAGTTGCCGTCACGATCTTCAACTTTTTCGGTGACTCTTGTTTCTACCCAAGTATCGGAAGCTGGACTCAAATCAATTGATCCAATCCAGTTAACAACAGCAAAAGGATTTACATTTTCAGATCTAGTTGCAAAATTATTTCTAAAATAAACAACATCTGTATAGTTCAGACAAACTACATCACCTACTTTTTTTGTATTTGGGGATCCAAGATCAGTTACAAATCTAAGATCTGCGTCAGGATTAGATGTATTTCCTACACCAATTACTGCTTCAGAACCTAAAAGAAGATCTAATGAAGTAGTATAATGTTGTGGTCTTAAATATCCATTCGCTGTGTCTATACTACATTTATAGGCAGGGTTTCCTAACCCACCACCAAAAATAGATTTAAAGTTGTCTACAAAAAATCCACATTTAAATCTATCTAACTGAGTTTGTTCATCTCGTAGAGTTAAATTTTTGGTATCCGTTTCCAATAGAGAGAGTGAAGTATAATACTCTACATTTTTCAATCTATCTTCCAAATTGGAAATATCTTTCATTCTATATCTCTTATGAGATGATAAAATATTTTTAACATCTGAAACATCATAGACATATGGAGGTATGACTATAGTTGATATTTCAAGACAATTATCTACAGGATTTGGTTCTTTTGGTTCTAATGAAGGTACTCCAGCATTTACAAAGAACTTTCCATCTTTACTCAAATACAATTTGTCAATTCTTCCCAAATAATATGAATAACCTAGATTTATCGATCTACCTTTTGCAAAATTATAGGGACTGGAATTTGAACCGGTGGTGAAGACTCTTGATCCAAATTCAAATGGAGATTTAGTTGCAGTAGAAACGTTAAATGGAACTACTCTTGGTCTTACATCAATAATATCACTAGCGGCAATATTTGAAATAATTGGTAAATCTGAAGTATATCTATCCTTAGCGTATGAATCTACAGTAACGAAGTGACCATTATCATTAGAATCAATGGTATAATTATTGAAAATTATTTTTAACTTTTTAGTTGGAGGAGAATCATCAGATCTTCTTGTTACATACGAATAATCAGAATACTCCGGCTTTTGATTTGGATTTAAAACAAAACTAGAAGTTATATCTCTATCACCTTGAACAAAGGAAGAGACAATAGCTGTTATTTGAGATTCTTTAAATGTAACTCTTTCTCCGGTTACAAAAGTTTTTTCATTTAAAAAGACAACCTCAACCTCATTTGTACTATTATTGGATACTAATCTAGCTGCTGCTCTACTTGCTTGTCCAAAAACTAATTCACCTTTTATTGAATTAAGTATATTTGCATTTAAATTTGTTAGAACAAGTCTTGGCAGATCTGGATCATTAGAATCCGAAGATTCATAAACAGCCAGTAGCTCTTCTACATCAGGTACATTTAAACATATATTTTTATCTTGAACTCTAGTTCCATATAAGGAATTATATGTCAAACCATCAGCTAGTGATGTTCCGGCTACACCAGAAGAAGTGTTTGATGATCCACTTACTATAAGTTCACTACATCTATTATAAACTTTATTTTTTGGTTTTAAATCTTCTTTTAAAAATGTGACGGTCAATCTTGCAGGTCCGTCTTGACTTATATTTTGCAGACTTACAGTTCTTCCCGATACAGTTAGTTTTTGATTGTTAAGTTGTTCAACATCCCCATTCGCAAAAGAAAGGTTGTAATATTCTTCATCGTATGGTTCTAAAGTTAAAGAAGTATCAGTTTCTAATACTTGATTTAGTCCACCAGAAGAAACTGTGACTGAATATGACTTTCTAATTACAATAGAAGATCCAGTAAGATCAGTTTCAGCAACGTTGTCATACTCCAATTCTGTATATAAGTATGCCTGATTTGTATTTAAAATCTGAGGAGTAACTTTTATCAGATTAGTGGTGTTTATTGTACTTCCTGGTAAAGATCCAGAAGAAACTCCCACAACATCGGTGGTAGGCTCAATAATAATAGAATTTGAAGTTGCTACAACTTCTTTTACTCTATTATAAGTAGGTACAGTGTTTCCTGAAGAACTGTATGAGATTATATCACCAGTACTAACACCAACATAAAATGTTGAACTTGATGTAGTTACTGTACTAACTCCTCCAGAACTGCCGGTAATTGTAAAAGTAGAACCTTGTGGAGAAAGATCTATTCCCCTGGAAAGAACAGTATCTGCACTAAAAGTAACACCGTTACCAACTACTTGTTTGATATCGGAAATACTATAATCTCTTACGGATTTAATAGTTCTAGATGCATCTATACCATTAATTTTTATTTCTTCATTTTGAGCAAATGTACCAGAAACTTGATAAAGTATTAACTGATTCGTTTCTGTGGCATTTTGTACTAAGTATCCAGATGCATTGCTGTTTTTGCCTTCAATAAATGCAGGTGCTTGAAGTGTGATAGTTGCATTTAAATTTAAATAAACATATGTCTGAATATCATATAGTGAAGTTTCATATACAGTTGAATTATTGACATATTCTGAACTTTTTAATTTAAAATCATATACTCTACCAACACCAATTTCTAGTCCAGATGCACTTCCACCCGAAACTGTTCTATTTGAATAAAATTTGACAGTAGAAGTAGAATCAAATCCTATTGGCACAGACCCATGAACATTGTTAAGTTCTAATTGTCTACCTAAAGTAAAGGGTACTGAAGAGTTTTGTACTTTTTCAGTTGTTCTAGTTTTTTCTAAATCAACCGAAATTGTATTGATGGTTTCTATTTCATATCCCCTTACATAAGCTTTACCTGGGGATATTTGAATAGACATCAAATCTTCAGATGGAAGATTCCCCGATTTCGTAATTTGACCTTCACCGAATACTCCACCATTCCCCATATTGTCGTTTAGGGATTCTTTTATGTTTACTGTAAACGGATTTATATAATAATCCCCAGATTCATCATAAGTTCTTCTAGCTAATTCATCCCTAATCAATGTTGAGTTAGTTTCTTTAACGAACTTTTGAATGATTCCATCTTCAAGTCGCATTAACTCAATAAAATCTTCATCATTTAAATCATTCAAAGATTTTTTAATTAGAGTTGCTGTTATCTTAAATCTATCAGCTCCAGGAGCCGCAAAATTAGAGAATCCCCTAGCATTATCAAATAGATCAGGATTTTGTTGAGAAGCTACAACAATAGACTCATTTATTAATAATCCAACTCTATATGATGGAAAACTAGAATATTGATCTAAAATTATTGATTGAGCACTAACATCTACAAAAAATCCTCTTATAAAATAAACACCATTTTCAATTTTAGCAGCAGAAGCAGATCCAACAGCATCTGTTACGATAGTTGTAGCAAAAGTGGAATCCGATCTAATTGTAGAAAGAGAGTATTCTAGATCTTGCAATAAGATTAAATTTTCACCATTAACAAAGGAGTTGGTCGAAAAATCTATTTCACTACTACTTTGATATTTTACATAAAGAGTATAGTTACCGTTAGTAGACTCTTGATCAGTAATATATCCTTGTACTAAAGCTCTAACTCCACTAGTCTCGCCTTTTATATATTTTCCTACTAATTCGGAAATATAAAGAGATACTGGTATACCTAAGTGGCTGGGGTCAATTTGAACGTAAAAATAATCGGGGTCGTAAGCAATTTGTCCAGGAATAACTACAGATCCTTCTTTAAAAAAGTGCTTACCAAACTTTTCTATTTGGCTCTGTAGAATAGATTGTAGAGTTGTTAGTTCTCTAGCCTGTATTGGAGTTCCTGGTTTAAACAGTACCCTTTGATAATTTTTAGTAGCATCAAAATCATCAAAATATGGAGATGCATTTAGGTTGGTATTTTGTGCCATGTTAACTTAGAACTCCAGTACAACTTTGATATCTTCTTTTTGGCTAGCAGATCTAGGAATTGGTTGCCTATTATCTATGTAGATAACTTCACCAGACTTTTTATTGAATTCGGCAGAACCTATACCAGAAACAAAATCTATCCCTAATTGGTATATTTTATTATTTATTGTAGTAGTAATACCGTTGAAATTTGTATCTATAGATAAAGCAGGACCTACAATAGAAGAACAATTAATTGTTGTACCATATCCAGCGTCAGGATTTGAAGTAAATTTCAAAATCTTAAATCCAGTTTCACTGGATGCCAATCCAGTTGGTTGATAATATTTTAAAACACCAGTTACATTGTCCCAAGAAGCAACAAAACCAATAGCAGTAGATCCAAGACCTACTGTTTGTTTAATTATAGAATCGACAGCATAGGTCGTATTTGTAGTAACTCCAGATAATTTTAATGATTGTAAACCACTAACCATTGAAGTATTAAGAACTTCCACATTACTATTTGGAATAGTTGGATTTTTTAATATTCCAACTCTAGCAAAATCATTACCAAGAATTACGTCTGGATTTGTTTCTAAAGTTTCAAATCTAGAATACAATAAAACTCGATAAGCACCAAGTTCACGATAAACATCATATCCATGACCACCTTTTGGTGGAATAATAACATTAAATGAAGCTACAGATGTCGTACCTATACCGGTATTACTTAAATTATTAATTGGTCCTCCAACTTGAGAACCAGGAGCTCCTGGATAAAATTGAATAGTACCATAAGTATAATCTTTTCCACCATCAGTAACAAAAACTTCAGAAACTTTACCAAAAGAGTCTATAGTTATCGTAGCTTTTCCTCCACTACCATCTCCTAAAATAGGGACATTAGAGAAAGATGTGGAAATTGGTTGATAATTAGAACCTCTATTATTGATTAATATTACTTCAATTTTTCCGTCAATAGCATTATTTTTTGTCGCTATGCTTTCTCCAGACTGACCCCATTCTTCTGGAACTGGAATATATTCAACAGAATCAAATTTAACTATTTCGGATGGTTTAATTGTATAAAGATATTTCCAAATATATCCATCTCCAGAAGTTCCTGCAGCTCTTGGTTCTAAGTCAATAAAGGATGGTTGATCGTAAGAAGGTCTTCCTTTAGGGTTCTCAGGATCAGTTCCATTCTGTAAACAGATATAAACTCTCAGATCTTCATTTACGACATAATAATTTGATTGGTAAAGAGAAGATGAATTAGTTACAGGAGTTAAATTATAAACATTATAATCATGTCTATACATTTCATAACTATTTCCTGCAACCCATTCTATTTTTCTAACCAATCTTCTTACATCCTGAGATGTAATTTGTTTCATTGCTATAATAGATTCTTTTATTTGAGCCTCTTCTTTAAATCCATCCAAAGGAGATGGAACATTGGTATTCCAAGTTGGACTACCTCCTGCAAGAGGATTGAGTGCATTAGGCATACCGATAAATGTATAATACTTATCAGTAGTACTAGCTGCACCAGTAAGATTCTTTACAAAATTTTCAGCATTCAATATTCTAAATTGATCTGATATAATAGCAGGCATTTTAAATAACTGGTTTTTATTTATTTATTTGTAAATTAGACTGATATCGTTCTAGTAACTTGTGGTGCTGTGGAAAGTCCGGTCAAACCATTATTTGTATTAATATCAAAAGCTTCTGGAGTTCCTAATGCCCTATTTTGATAATCATATATTTTACTCCAACTATATCTTCCGTAGAATCCATTTGTATTAACACCACTTACATCTTCACCTCTCTTATAAACTTCTATGTAATTTCCTGCAGGAGATTCTAATGGAGCAAAATTGCAACTTACAGTTACAATTCCAACACTAGCGGTAGTTACGGACTCTACCCTGTAAACTCCATCCAAGTAGGTATATGCAGTACCAACTCTGGAGTTTGGATAGTTAGACATACCACCCAAACTTGTAGTAATGCCCGTTAATGCATGTCCAACAGTTACATTACTATCAGTAATAATGAAATAATCTCCCTTAGAAAGTTGACTGGAATCGACTCCAAAATTATTAAGAGATGAATACCCAATACCTAATGTACTATTATCATAAGTCTCAGACTTCAGTATAAATTCTATTTTTGGAGAAGTTGTTCCTATTCCTGGAGTACCTGCAACAAAAGTATTAATTCCGATAATAGTTCCGAAATCACCGATAACTTTAAATGATTTAATAGTTTCTATCTTAACAATGTCTGGTTCAACTAAAACTGGAGGCTCATTATCTTGTTGATAACCAAATCCACCATTTGTAACTTCGACGGAAGTTAATATTCCTGAAGAAACATAACCAATAGCAGTGGCTCTATTGAAAATAGGATCACTATAAATTGCGGTTCCTGCAGATCCTACAGAAATATATCTTCCCTCTAAACCTAATGTTGGAACCTGTAAAATGTCCTTTAAATTATTAGGTTGATTGGTATCTCTATAAATCCATGTAGATAGATCAAAAGAGTAATACAAGTCGCCATTAGAAGTGATAGCAACGTAAAAATCATTATAATAAACATCTACTAGATTTTCAGAAATATTAACAGGCATTAATTGCAGAGAACTAGGATTCATACCCTTTAATACTACTCCAAAGTCTCCTACGACTACATAATTACCATTTACATAAATGACTTTATTTAAATTAAAGGATGTTGGACTACTATTTGAATCCCAAATTACATTATTAGCGGAAGATAATATTACGCCATTGTCACCTACTGCAACAAGTCCACTTGGAGAATAAGTTATACTATTAATATTTTGAAGTGTTCCTGAGAATCTACTAATTAACATTGTAGATCCTATACCAACTCCACCAAATATTGATCCTGCAGCTCCAACAGCAGTCCATGAATCTAAATTTGGAGAATAAACTATGTCATTTAGAGTTCCCGTGTAAGTTGTTGGGAATCTAGTTATAAGTCCTAAACCAGGAACTACACTTTCCTCCAGAAGGTTTATTAAAGTCCATGGACCAACTGTACTTCCATATCCAAGTGATTTAGAAACTATACCATATTCACCAACAGCCATATAAACATTTGTTCCACCACAAGATACGGAAGTAAAGTTTATTGTTCCACCAAATCCGATAGATCCTGTAGACCAACTTTCAGCATCAATACTTGTGGCATATAGAGAAGAGGATCCAACAGCAACCAAAGTATTTCCATAAATTAATGAGTTTAATTCATATCCTGTGGTAATTCCTGTAGAAGGTTTCCAGTCTTTAATTGGATCTTTTCTAGAAATCAATGACTTAGAAATACTGATGACAGGGTTTTGAGTATAGGCATAACCAACTCCACCATCAACAACACTAATAGAAGAAATTGTTGAAGAACTTGAAACTATAGATGTACAGATTGCTGCTGATATATTTTTAACTTCACTTATAACAACATTTCTCTTATCTTCACTTAATAAGTCAACATCACTAAAAATTGGGAACGCATTATCAACGTAAATTACAGAATCGGTTTCAGTTACAGACTTAATTAGTTTAGCAACAGGTCTAATACTACTCTTTAAACTTAATCTTGACTTAGAATAAAGTTGTCCGCTAATGATTCTATCATATTCCTGTTTAATCCAAGTTAGAGGTCTATTTTTATTTGGATCAGTAATTATTCCAACACTATTATAAGTAAAAGTGTCTATTTGATCTGAAGCAGATATTTTTTTGACAATTCTTTCCAATTGATCAGTATCAAAAAGATCAAACTCATTTTCTTTAATAATAATAGTGTCACCTTCTTTAAGGGTAGGTGGTGGAGTTACCTCCTCTACATCTATAGAAGATCCTCTGTAATATAAAACTGTGCAGGTGGAATTTTGTTTTGGAGCTTCAGTAAATAAAACTCTAGATCCAGAGAACGTATAAGAAACTCCAGGAATTTGTAAAATATCATTAATATAGATGAAAAGATTATTTTCTAAGTTTAAATCAGTTCCAGCGAGAGTTTTTAAACTCAGAATTTCTCTAACATTGTTATTAGTAACGGATAGTGTAAACTTTTTACGGAATCCATTGAATCTATCAGAAAAATCATCGAATAATATAAACTGTCCAGGATAAAAACCAGAAAACTTATCGGTTTGAACTTCTCTAACAGTTAGTCTAAATTCTTGGAAAACAGTAGATAATCCAGAATTTATCAGTAAATTTGGTACTTTTAATATATCACCTACTTTATATCCAATTCCAGGGTTATCTATTTTATAATCAATAATACTAGATCCTTGACCAACAGTAACTGAAATTTTTGCACCCTGGCCTACTCCAGAAGAACCGCCAGTATATGCTACTCCCAAATTACTATAGGCAGTAGGTATTCCTATTACAACTTCTGGGATGGAGGTTGTAGTGTAACCAGATCCAGCGTTAACAATTGTGAACCCGGTTATTGTACCGGCTGCACTAACTGATGCAGTTATACTTGCTCCAGAACCAACAGTAGAATAAATGCCTACAGTTGGAGGTAATCTATATCCAGATCCACTTCCAGTAAGAGTTAAAGAAGAAATAGTTCCAGCTGCAGAAACATTAGCCACTGCACTCGCGCCCAATAAAGGATAATATCCATATCCAGTAGTCACACCGACTTTAACTATTTTACCCGCACTAGGAGTTCCAGTTAAAAACTTAATTACATTTTCGGAAGTACCGTCTATATCATAATCCGTTCTAGGACGTTGGAAAACATTATTAATTAAAATTATAGGATTATTATTGATATTTGTTGATGAATTAGTATTATTGAATAGAGCAGTTGTTGTAGATCCTTTAGTTTTTGCAGTAAACTCTGTAGCGGCTATTCCAGTAAATGATAAAGATATATCATCCAAAATAATATTCTTATCTTCAGGTTCACCAGGATCAAATTGTCTAGAGAAAACTCTTCCACCAAATATAGATCCAGTTTTTAATCCTACTGGACCAATTTTTCCATATGGTGCTGTAGTGAAGTAAATTACATCTCCTACAATATTATAATCACCAGTTAATACGGTACAAGCTACTCCAACAGTATGGACTCCTGCAGAAGTTCCCAAATATCCCCTTTCTACTTTAATAATATCAGTTCCTGCGACACCGATATTCTTAACAACAACATATTCGGAATTCATATTAATGATGTCACCAGTATAAAGAGAAGATATTCCAGTTAAAACTTGTATTAAAGTTGTAGAAGCTGAAGAAACAGGGGAACCTAAAGTTATGGATAATGATTTACTTCTAATTGGAGTCTGAATAACTCCATCTATGGTGATAATAGAACTTGTATTGGGTTCTTTGTACTCAAATGAATGGATTCCAGTACCAAAACCAACTATATTGAGTATAGTTGCAGTAGATAATCCTGATAATTTAAACTTACTATCATCCAATTTAGTGACAAATACAGATTTTGGAAGTTTATTCGATCCAAGAACAATAGGTGTAAATGAAACATTATCGTTAGAATTAGAACCACCTATGTAAGTGCCTGCAATAGAAATTACGGAGGTAGATGCATATCCAGATCCGCCATTGGTAACTTGTATTGAACTTATTTCTCCATCATTGTTTCTAGAAACACTAAATGTAGCTCCATTTACATCCAAAGAGGGAACATTTGAATAGGTTTGATTTGCTGCCGCTTGAATTACTGTTGGTCCAGTTGAACTTACTACAAATGAGAGATTATTTGTTGGATTAGATCCTTTAAAATAAGTACCAGCTATAGATACTGTTTGTCCAACGGCAAATCCTTTTCCACCTGAAACCAGAGAAATTGATGTTGATAATGGTTGTCCTGTTGTTGCAGAATACGAAACTACTACATCGAACACAGCATTAATTCCACCAGAAGTACTGGTTCCTACTACATCATTAAATAATTGCGTTGTTGGACCTGCTGGAACTAATACCGTAGAAATTCCAGTTATTGATGTTGTAATAGCAGCACCATACCCATTTTCATAAATTGATGTTCCATTATAATTACCAACCTGCATTAAAATATCTTTAATTTCAGTGGTATATGAAGTAGTTGCTATTCCAATTGGAGTTCCAGAATAGGTATAAATCAGTTCTTGACCACTTTGGAAATTGTGATTATTGAAAATAAAAGTATCAGTGTCAATCTTAATTACATTTGAATCAGATCCACTAAACTCTCTCTTAAATAGTGGATTTCCATTTGATGTTAATTTAAATGTGGTTAAACCTACTATAACTCCACCTCTTGTTATGGATGGATAGGTTATTTCTGGACTAGAGGCTGTTCCTAATCCTATTATTGTAGTAATAATTCCAACATAATTCACAATTGAAGATTGAACATTAGCACAACAACTAGAACTATAAGATACACTACAATCCGAATCTGCTAAAATTGAAAAATTATAGTACTGACTGGTAGATATAAATGCTTTTTCTACCGTGCCGCCACCAACATATGTGTGATCAATAGTAGATATTCCTGGATTTATTTCTATCGTACTCAAACCTATTCCAATAATTTCATATACAAATCCTTTTGGTGATAATGGGCCGTTTCCATCCAAACCTGCACCAAGATTTGGGAATATTGCAGTACTTATTCCTCCACCAGAGTTGCAAGAAAAAACTAGATTTTTAACTACAACGTAATCACCAACAGAGGCATTTAAATTAACTATATTTGCGGGAGTTAATCTAATAGTCTGAATTCCAGTAACATTATTATAAGATGAAGTTGTTATTGCAAATGGAGTTCCAAGTTGATATGAAGTTTTAACTCCAACATTATTAATAATGTATTTTGATATATCTGTTATGTAATTATAAGCAGATAATCTTTCAGTGGTGATGCCAGAAATATAACTTGTTCCAATACCAGACCAATAATCCAGTCCCTGGCCTACTGATTTATTGTTAGAATTGTACTTAATGTCATGAGATATAGCATCTACAACATTTCCTATTTCTTCAGTAAAACTGGTTTTACTCCATCCAACACTGGTAACTATTCCAGGATAAGTTGCAGTGATAAATCCAACTACTTCTTGCTGAATAAAAGCTTTGTTTCCATCTAATAGATCAGAAGCATCAGCATAAGTTCCATCAAGAGTTTGAATTGATGATCCATCAAATTGACTACTAATGTCATCTATTGTTACAACTTTATTTGTTTTATTTAAAATATAATTTCTTAAAGCAATACCTTCATTAAAGAATACCTTCTCTACAGAACCATCATCAAGAAAATCTTCCTCATAAACTAAATTAAAATTACTTCTTTCACCAATAGAAATTTTATTATCAACATTAACTAGGAATGATGATGCTGATTCTAAAACTGTTGGTCTTAGATCTGTAGATTTTGATATACCAATTTGAACTTCGGGTTGAGTAGCCTCGGTAACGATTTCTAAGTCTGAAAATTCTTTAAATCCGGATGGATGCACCAAGGATCTTACAGATTCTCTCCAAGAATCATAAGGTATTTCGCTCTTAATAGCATAAGAAAACTTTTGATAATAGAAATTATCTGAAATTCTTTGTTGGAAATCATTTAATATTCCAACAGCATTGTCTATCACTCCAACTTTATCTCTGGAAACTCCTAAAGTAGAGTTTAGATTAAAAGTATCAAAATATTCAACTACTCCATTTATTTTGGAATTTTCTCCAAATATTCTGTCTCCAACTATCAAACTTCCAGCAGAATCATTTATTCTCAACTGGTTTAGTTCATTATCCCATCCACCCTCCATTACATTTCCAGAGAAGACTCTAGAAGTTACTCTTTCTCCAGACAGATAGTTAACATTATCATTTAAGATCATCTCAAATGATGGCATAGATTTTTTATTAACTACATATCCCAAAGTAATGGTATCATCATAAGTACCAAAATCTCCCGTAGAAATACCAGACATACTATAAGTAATGGTTTTATTTTCTACGCTAGTGGAAGTAATTTTAAAGAATCTATATCCATATGATTTAGAATTAAAGTTTGCCTTGGATGAAGTGGAATTAGTCAGTCGGCAACCTTCAATAAAAATTTCATCTCCAACTGCGAAAGGAAAATCAATTTGTGTATTCCCAAAACCAACATTAATAAAATTAGTATCTAATAATTCTAAAGTTACATCATTTCCAGAAACAGAAACATTATCAATATCATATCCATTAGAATTATAAATTGAGGAAATTTGTAGTGGTGAACTCAAAGAAGTTGAGTTGTTAACTATAGTGACTTTTGTTACTGAACCTCCAGTTATATCAGCTTTTAATTTTATTGATGGGTTATCCTTTACAAATAAAGTCGGAGCAGTATTATATCCTCTACCTCCAGTTAAAATACCAACAGAATCTATAGTTAAAATATCTCTTATTCCAATAACTGTTGGTACACTTAAAGAAGGAGTTAAAGTTGGATCTGTTGGATAATCAAATCCATCTTTGATTCTCTCATAATCTTCGACTCTACCTATTTTGGAAGATTTGAGTTTAATAATAGCATTTTCACCAAATTGCGTGTCAATTCCTTCAACAAAAGGTAATTTTTTATAACCTCTTCCTGGGAAATTAATTTTAAGAGAATTTATTGGACCTAAAGCCGTTTTAGATTTTGTAGTATAAGTAACATTTTCATTAGAAGAAATATATGCCTGTTCTTCAAGCTTAGTTAATTTTTGACTTAGATTGAAAGTAAATGTAGTATCATTTGGCACTGAAACTATATAACTCTTATCTAAAGAGTGTTTAGTTACCGTTAATTTATTATTTCCTTTTACTTCTCTATCGGATGTTATTTCTTTTTTTCTAAGATCTAGTGGATTTTTAGCGATTAAATTATAATACAGTAATTTAGGGTATTGTTTATTAGATGAATCTAAAGTAACGTAAGATCCAAAAGTTCCTGGTGATTCCAAAGTTCTAGAAATAACAAAGTTATCAATATCATTTCCAATAACCTCTACAGTATTTTGGAAATCGGGATCTTCATAGAATTGTAGATCCATTTCAAGAAGACTTGGATCAGACAAATCAAATTTTATAATACTACCTTCGACAAAATTCAATGGAGGGTTTATTAGATAAAAACCATGCGATACATGTCCAGTTGATGTAAGATCTATTACATTGGAGTTCTTAATATCAGATTCATATTCACAAAGTTGAATTCTATTCAGATTTAGTCTTAAAATATAATAAGTACTATTATTTTGCAATCCACCAACAGTACTTCCCTCAGTATGATAAACTACTTTATCTCCAGTTTTTAAAATAGCTGACCCAATACCTATTGTATTATCAGCAATAGAAACATCAGTATTAGCGAAAGGTATTTTTGCAGTTGTTAATTTTCTTATTTCAGGATTATAAAGAATCTTTACTTCATCTAGTTCTCTATTATTAATACTGAGATTAACTATATCATTATTACTTAATCCATGACTACTAGTAGTAGTTACTATACCATTATGTTTGGAAATAGATCCTTTTATTTCTGGATATAATGTTGTCAGTGAGTGTGCTGAACCAATTATACTAAATGAGTAATCAAAATTAACAAATTCTACTGAATTTAAATTAGTTCCTATACCACTAGTTGTGGTAAATCCAAGTGTCGATAATCCAATATGATCTTTACCCAAATTAACGGCATAAACTATTTGACCATCTAAAAGTGGAATACTTACTCCACTACCCACATTATTAAAATATAAACTAGTTCCACCTAAACCTGGACCATATAAAAGAGGTTCACCAGTGTAAAATCTATGATTTGGTATATAAATGGATCTGGATGGGATAACCCTGGCTTCAACAGTGCTGGTTCCAATACCGACAATATATCTTATAGTTTTATCTGTTCCTGTACCTACAGTTTCTTTTGGATTGAAAAATGTTACACTATTTTCAAAGGTAGCTTGAGTTACAGGACTCTTTGGTACAAACTCAAAACTTGTTGGCAATAACCTAACATTATCTATTCCTGCTGTATGAATTCCTGGATTTGCTAACCTATTAACATAAAATCCAGATCTAGGAGCAGATATGTCAACTATCCTTAAAATTTCTGTTCCTATGCCAATAACATCATTAACATTAAATCCGTTTATGTCCTTAACACCAATAAAAGTGGTAACACCAGAAGCAGCAACTGTAATATTTTCAGATAATTGAACTGTTTTATTTTCTACTGATACTTTCCAGTTACCTTCCAATTCAGAAGCAGTTATGGTAGAAACACCAGTTATCGTTATCACTTCACCATTAGAAAGTTCATGTGGTTCTGTTGTTTGGACGACTACTACATCATTTTTAAATAAGAATGTAACATTTTCTATTTTTACATCCTCGATCATAAAAGATTCTATTTCTTTTCCTTTTAAAGAATCTACTACAATATTTGCTCCAGTTCCAGATGTATTCTTATTATTAATTAAAAGTCTATCATTTATTCTATAATTGTCCCCAGGAGAAAATATAACTGCACTCTCAATACCGGAATCCTGAACTTCCTTAACTCTAAATTCTTGTTTATAAGTATCAGAAATTTTATCAATCAAATCATATCCAGAATTATTACTATTAATATAATATGGGCCAATATTTCTTGTTATTCTATATGAAGATAGATCCGTATCTTGATTTATTTTTTGTAAGAAATTGTCCTCTATTGGAGTACCTCTAAAATATTTTCCAATAATATATGGATATGTTGGAGAGGATTTGCCAGTAGGATCAACAGTTATTGAACTAAAGTAAGCATAAGTTCCATTAGGATACTGTGGAGTTTTACACCATCTTCCATTATATTGATCTAAATCTCCGGATCCGGTAAAAATATAGTCATCAATGAAATACCCTGCAATAAACCCTGGAGGTCTAATTCCTGGCGTTAAATCAGGTTGAAGTTCATAACTTGTTTTTAATAGTCTTATAGTACCACCAACTAATGGATCATAGCCATATGGTCCGTAAATAGGATATCCATCATAAGAAAATCCTAGTATTGGAGAGTGTACTTTATTATTTGGACTTTCTTTATTTGTTTCGGTAAAGTTATCATCTAATTGATATCTTAACTTTTTAGGTGCATAGAAATTTATAAATTGTAATCCAAGATCTTCATTTTTACTGGGGAACAATACTCCATCATCTTCATTGGAAATTTGTCCAGAAAGTTTAATTACCTGATTAATTTTCCATTCATTAACATTTGCTAGGAACTTAGCATCTTTACCTCTATTAACAACAGTTAATACGGTATTAGAAGATGCATATCCAACACCTCCACGTAATACATTGACACCAGTTACTCTACCATTCGTAACTATTGGGTCAATTTCAGCAAAAGATCCATCTCCACTTATTACAATATCTGAGTCAGCTCTATATCCATTTCCACTGTTTATTATCTTTACATCTATAATAGAACCACCAAGAATAATAGGTTTTAATACACACTCAGAAGTTACGGTCTGAACTGTAACCAAAGGTCTTCTATGGAAATTTAAAATATCTGTGCAACCATATCCAATGCCACCATCTTCAAGATAAACATCAGATATTGATCCCAAAACCACAGGTTGTAGAATGGGAGTCACTATACTACTTTCACCAATTTCGGAAATAGTTTCTACATTAATTGTAATTGGCGGATATGCAATTATATGTGTACCAAGGCCTACACTAGAAAACTTAACATATTTTTTATTTGAAAAATCTTCTTTGGAAAGAGTAGTTCCAATACCAGCTACAGATAACTTAAATCTATTTGCATCTAAAACTTTTACATAATAATTAATTGATGTCGATAATCCTGAAATTGGAGTTCCAGTATGATTATATGTTACTAATTCACCATCATTAAATCCATGTTTAGTCGCAAAAATGTAAGAATCAAAAGTGTTGATACCTACAGTTTCTCCTGTTGTAAATTGCGATGGAATTCTTACTGCTCTGTTAGAATAACCTTTACCGGGATCCTTTACATAAACCCTAGTAATAGTATTTTTATTTTTTAGTGTTTCTAAAGAATGAGAACCAGAACTAATACCAGTTATGTTTATTTCATTTGTTTTATCAACTGCATCTGTGAAGGTATTATATAGCTTAATAATTTTTTCAGAAGAAACCCCAACAAAATAATGAGATTTATCTACTAATCCAATTATGTTAGCGTTTCCATTTGAATTGTAAATTATTTCTTCGCCGTCTACGAGATTATGATTATTAATAAAGGTAATAGAGTTTGATCCAACATCTACAGATATACTTGGTCTAAAACCAACAGTAATCCTTGACTTTACTAAATTTGATTCTAATACGCATCCACTACCATTTCCGCCAGTTATAGTAATTTTTGGTTTTGTTTGATATCCAATTCCTGGATTAATAACTTTAATAGATTTTACTTCACCACTTAAATTTAAGTGAGCTTTTGCATTAGATCCTTGTTCATCTTGAATTATTATTTGTGGAACATTTACAACATCATAATCTTTTCCAGAATTAGTTACCTCAATTGAACTCAACTTTCCATAGTAAATATTTTCGTCAAATAATGTTGGAGATAGTATCTCAACTCCATTTGATAAAAGTCCTATTTGTTTATTATTGGTAGATCTTTTATTCTTATCATCAAAAATTTTCTTTCTACCAGTAAGATCAAACTTTTTAAATATCTTTTGATTTTTTATGATTTTATTTTGATATCCAGATTTATAGATAAAATCTAAATTACCAGTTAATGGATTCAGTGTAATATACTTCTTGGAGAAAATATCATTTTTACTGAAAGATAATTTTATGTTATCTAAATCTACTCTAGTTACAAAATAAAATCCAGTAGATAACCCTGAAGTGGAATTAGTACCTGGATCATAATAAACAGATTCTCCAGTTTGTATATTATGTCTTGGACAATAAATTAAACTTGTGGAAGAAGCTCCTACTACCGAGATTGTTTTTTTAGTATCAGAAGCCTCAATAGTATAATTTGGTAAACCAGTAGAAGTTACATAAAAATTTTGTTCTTTAAAATCAATATAGGTATTTTGTACTCCGGATGGGATAATATTAATATATGAATAATCATTGGAAAAATGACTAGATTTTATGATTAAAGTTTTTAATATTTTAGAATCCAAAACATTAAAAGTAGACCCAGTAACTTGAACTAGAATTCTATTAGTATACTTTTTAATTGTATCTCCAGCTGGATACTCTACATCTAGAATGGTAGCATCAGAAATATTTCCTAAGATATCTTCCAGTTTTATAGTCTGTTCTTTATAAAAAGAAACCTCATCATATAATATTATCCTATACTTATCGGAATCTACCTGAGATACATTTTTTATATTGTGATTTGTTGGAACATTGTATATCCAGCTACTAAATTGATAGCTAGAAGACATATCCTTACCAAAACCTGATAGTCTTATCTTATCACCTACTTTTAAATTGGAAGTTTCTGAGAAATCTATAGAATCAATTACATTGATAACTCTAAAATCTACTTTAGATGTATTACCAACACCAATGTAACTGTAAGCAAATTTCTCTTCTACAATATCCAAAGAAAAGTCAAGAGGCTTAGTAACTCCACTAACTCCTAAAAATTGATTGCTACTCTTATCAGAGTAAGTAATTTCTATATAATTAGAATCTTTTGGTTTTACTAAAAGTTTTCCAGATTTAGAAAATCCAATAGTAGAGTCTACAAGAATACTATTTGAACCTGCAGGAGTATATTCTAATACTTTAGTTTTACCAGAAACTTGAAATACTCCACTAAAAGAAGTAGAGTCTAAAGATATTTCATAAAATAGTTTATTTCCTATAGGTCTATATTCTACGTTATAAATCGAAGCACTAACTGTACCTATACCAGGAAGATTTTGGTATAAAAAATTTCCTTTTGTTTCTGTTGGATCTCCTCCAGAAATTTTTTCTACTAAAATATTTTTTGTTACAAAATAGCTATTAGATGAAGGTACTAGTGTATAATCTTGTGGTTTAATTATTTGAATATCTTTACCATATAAAATTTTGAATAAAATTTCATATGATGAATTTGTTCCTTTGGATCTATAAAAATCTTTAATTCTTGTTAAAATATTTTCTGAGGAAATTCCTTCAGAAAAAGATCTTGATTCAAATCCAGGTACAAATTCATATTTAAACTTTTCAAAGAATTCTACTAAAAATAAATTACTTAAATTATATACAATAGAGTTATCTTCGTGTTCTTCTGCTTCTGTTTTCTGAAATTGTAAAAACTCTGAATTTTGTGTGGATTTTATTTGATCTATTCCACTAAATCCTCTTATACATCCGATAAAAGATGTGGCAGTTTTTTCAGTATAAGTTATAATTTCATCATCTATCTTTAATAGTCCATATTTTTCTGGCCAAGAATCAGTACTATCGACATTAATGGTACTATCTGACGCATAAATGTACCCATTTAAAGTCGTTGACTGAACTAAATCATTATTATTAAAAGCCTCTACACTTTTATAAAACTTTATGTTATCAACTAAATCTATAGCACCAGACTTATGATCTAAAGAATTATAGTAAGACTTCAAAAAAACTTTAAATAAAGGAGATTCCTCATTTAAAAACTCTGGAATCTGAGATTCCACGATGTCGTTGATTCTAACTCTCTTGATATCTGTCATTTTATCTAGTGTACTTTCCGTTTAAATAACTTGAAGTCGGTGTAAACAATGTAGCTGCTGTATTTTCACCTGATGTAATAATATCTTCTATAGTATTTACCACAGAATTTTGAACATCAATTTGTAAGTAAAGATCTTTTAATCCAATAATATCATTTGATTCTGGAACTGCCTGAACCTCAATAAATCCATTTTGAAGAGAAGATCCAGTTATATTTACAACGTCCAATAATATTTCTCCACTCTTATAATTTATTGTTCCAGCATTGGCTTTAATTATTACAGGAACATTATTTTCCACTTTAAAGAAGAAAATTCTTCCACTAATATCATCAATCTGGGTATCCCCCATATATAGAGTTTCATCAACTCCACTTATAGTAAATCCAGTAGATTTTACTGAATAACCGCCTCGTTTGATGTGAACTCTATTACCAAAACAAACTTCATACGTTGCAAAAGTATTATAAGCAGGAGTAAAATCTCTCCTCATTCTAACTTTAGTAATGTTGGAAGTGATTGCTTGATCAGTTCCATCAATCAAAGTATTGATTTTACTGAATTTAAATCTTCCACCAAAACTATTTACATCACTAGATCTAGCATATGATGTAAGAGTATTTAATACTTTAGTGCGTAATCCATCTGCACTTGATACTTGGTTTACATTGTAATAAACTGTAGTATCAAGTTCAATATACAGATATGAAAGGTCTATTATTTCTGGTCTGATTCCTGCAATAGAATATTGTTTTAAATTTCTTAAAATATCTTCTTTTGTAATTTGCGATAGAAAAGTACCATTTCTAGGTTTAATAGAAATAAAAACTTTTCCATATTCTGGAGGATCTAATTCTTCACCACCATATGCAGTAACAGATTCCACATTACTGTATACATAAGGAACTAATCCTTTGAAATCATTTGCAGTAACTGCACGGAACTGGGATGCATAAACTCTTGGCGCTAGGTACTTGATAGAGTCTACACTTTCTATTTCATCGCCGTTTTGGGACGCAGAAAGTGTTCTGAGTAGGGAGATGCCAGTTGATACTGCAGCCTGGTTATTATCCCTTAGAACCCCTGCAAAAGTAAAATTAGAAGCACTGTTACCTAAACTACCATTAGTCACAATGTAGGTCACTATAATGTCACTACCGGATGCAGGTTTTTTTCCTAAGATACCGTCACCAAAACGAATTTCATATTTTTGGTCAGCTACTTCTTCAATAAGAAACATTCTTGTATCTGGACCAACATTCAGAATATCAGTATAAAGAGTATATTGTTCTGTTACTGAGTTTCTTACTGATACCCTAATTGTTGTAGTATCAATATTTACATTAGGTAAAATAAATCTTTGATTTTTCTGGGATGAATCTACTGTAAAAGTACTTGTTAAATAAACCCCTTCATAGATTTCTAGGTTCTCAAATGTAGCAATACCGTTATTATCAACTGGAGTTGTTACATCCTCTGGAATAGAAAAAATATAATTACCATCTCTTACAGCTCCAAGTGCTACTTGACCTGCTTGAATCTTTAAAGTTCTAGCCGCACTTGATGTAGTTAAGTCAACATTAAAACTTATTCTAGCTTTTGCAGATCTTCTCGATCTTGGTGTATATCCAATGTTACGTGCAAGAGAAACAATATTTTCTCTTAGTGTTGCACTGTCCAAAAATACTTCATTAACCGCCATGTTTGTATTAAAGGCGGTAACGTAGCTATTATATGCGAGTAAATCAATCAGCGTAGAAAAATTAGACCCTTCAAAATCAAAATCAGTAAAATCACTGTTGGATCTAAGGTAATCTTTAATTTGTGTTCTTAGATCATTAAAATCTAAGTTGGTAAACTGATTGAATGACATTAGACTCTAGTGGGTTGTAAAATAAATTCTATACTTTGTGTTGGTATTGGTAACCCAACTATATCATATGAAATTCTAATATTCAAATCATTCGACTCTTCTGTATATGTAACTAAAACTGTAGATTGATTTATTCTTGGCTCATAATTTTTTAATAGAGTCGAAATTTCAAGTTCAAGTTGGTATGCAACTTCAGGACTTTGGAGTTCAAAAATAGAACTATCAACATTAGTACCCAACAAATCATTAAAAAATCTCTCACCAACTCTAGTTCTAACTAAATTAATGATAGATTTTTTAATCGCATCAGAATCAGTAATTGCAAGAATATCATTTGTCACAGGATTTCTCACAAATGACAGACTAATATCTTTGAATTTGCGAGAAATCCTTACCATTACTTAAACTAAGGGTATTTATTATATCTATAAGACTTTTTTACCACTTTTTACCGTAAGTTGGTTCTGTTCCATACTCCCAATCATCGTAATCTTGGTCATTACGGATCTTCTCATGCAGTTCAGTTTGTTTCTTTAGATCGTGATTGGGTGCAGTATCATGAACGATCTCTTGTAGAACCTTTTTTTCTGTAAGAGGACTATAATCTGTGACGAGTTTAGTAGTTCCCCACGTTTGAAACATGTAATTTTTGTCTCTATCTACTGGAAAATTGGACATTTTTAGCTCCTGATTGTAAAAATCAGAACTTTTTACGGGGTTGCTATCCCGAAATGTCGTCTTCTTTTACTAGTTCGTAGTCATCACCAAGGATTTCCTTCAAATATTCCTCATTCCAGTAATTATAGTACTCTGATTTTGATAATTGTTTACGAATCTTACTTAATTTAATCTTCGATTGACACAAAATTAAATTATATTTTGAATTATTAGTCTTTACGCCATTGATATAAGTATCTTTTGTTGACAAATCTTCAAAGAATTTGTAATAGGTAAACTTTTCGTTGTAAAATTCTACCCATTTTTGAATTTGATCAGGTCTCCAAAAACTTTCTACAATAAAAACGATGACATCATGACCTGGCTCAGGTACGATGTCATCGATAGGAGTCTCTACAATGCTAGTTTTTGAATTAGAAGCGTATGGACAAACGGCGAAACCACCTAATTCTAAACGTTGTTTAGATACTTCAGCGATCCACTCATGAATATACGCTTCTTTTTCGGTCATATCAACCTGCAGCTAGGGGAGAGTTTGGATTTGGCTTTACTTCTGGAGCGGCTTTAACTTGTGAAGCAACATCATAAGAAAAAACATTGGCTTCAGAAGGTGCTTCTGGTTCCGCATTAGGTGATGTTTTTGGATCTGAATCAGCCATCTGTATAATTAGATTAATTTGAATTATTTAGACTTTTCCTTTGGTTGATATCAACCTTTCCCTTGACCACGGTAACGTTTACGTGCCCCATTTCGACTGGTGGCAGCATATTTAGTATGCTTTCCAGTTCCTTGACGACTTTTCTTAGGTGTCGATTCAATGACTACCTTGTTAGACGATGATTTTTTTGTTGCCATTTTGAATACCTCACAATTGTTTTACATACGCGCCAAAAATTGATTTTTTAACGCGCCGAAGATCAGATAATACGAGTCTTCTCGTGTCCAACGCGAATCTTAGGATCGCACCAGATCTCAAAGCCCGCTGCCTTTGCATCAAGACAGAAGGATACGTCTTCTCCACACATATCCTGAACTTCTCCAGAGTCAAACACTTGCATCTTCGGAGCGAACCAAGGATACTCTAGAGACTCAAATACACCCTTCTTAATCAATACCCAACCAAAACCAGTGTAGTCTACTGTGAATGGCTTACGACGCTTACTCATCGTATCACCAGTCTCATGATTCATGACTCCACCATTCTTCTTGAAGTCATCTTCCTCAAGCCAATGAGCAACTGAAGTAGTCTGACCATCTTCAGTCATGTACCAACCAGCCGCAATGTCACGATCCATTGCTACAAGACGATAGAATGCCTCAGTGTTGAATACAATGTCATTATCAATCCACAGTTGATAATCATACTGCAGTCTTCCATCCCAAGGAATCTGCTTTGGTCCACGAAGAACATTTGCACCTAGTACTTTGCAACGTGCAAAGTTAACCATGGAAGAATAGTCCTGTGAAATTTGAATACTTGCACCAGACTGCACAAGATCAAAACACAACTGTACGAAATTCTTCAGAAAAATATATGAACATCCACGTCCAGGAAGACAGAAGATAATCGATTTACCACGAATCATTTCCTTCGCGGCTTCAATATCAAAATCATCCTCGTTTTTCTTTGGAGTCGGAGCGTTTGCTTTAATTGTAAATCCTTTTGACATAAAACTAGAATTGCGACGTAATTATTCTACCACTACAAATCAATTCATGCAATGGTTTCTGGATTATTTAGAACGTATGTAACCTTAGCAAATCTGAGATCTTCTTCAAGATTACAGTATGCTCTGATGATCTCCACCTTATGTTTCAAATCACACTTCGAAACATTCTGTGCAATTACATAACCATCTACAAGTATATTATACACACTCCTCTTCTACTTTTGCAAGCAGGTCCTCAATCTCAGACTTTAGAGAATCATTGATAATTAAAATCTTATCAGTATCCAAACGATGTTGAATACAATCAATAAGTAAATCCTTTTCGTAGTGATCTATTTGTAATTCCATGTATTCTGAATGTTCATCTCAAACATTATATATTCATTTCGTCTTTTTAGACCATAAGATTCTAACACACTCTTGAATACAGATCAAGATATATGTACATTCATCAACAATTGTAATATCTGTACCATACACATTCTCATAAAGATATCGAAGGGGACTTTTCATGATTACTCAAAGTATCTCTAAGAATTTATGAAAGGGGGTTTTGAGTGTTTTTGGCTGGCGAAAAAAATTTTGAGTCGTGTGAAGCTTTATGAGCGCTTTTTGGGGTCGTTATAGATTAGGGTAGTGAGCGTTTTTTGAAATAGGGGGCCACCGCGCCCCGCGCTATAACAAACGGGCGCATAAACAACTGCTCAAAGTGCTCATAAGATCACGAACACCGCTGCTCGTCTACCCTGTATTCGTGTCCCCTCCAAGTGCTCATAAGCCTCAGAGGGGACGCACACTCTACCCCATCAGCCGCTGGTCTTGAAATACGCAGCAGCATTGCCCTCCATCACAGCATTCTGTGCATGTGTGGCATGTCCGCTGTATGCCTGACCCTTACGGTTAGTGTTGGTGCGGACGCCATTCGTGCGGCTCATGAGCAGTTCAGATTTCCGAGCCTTACGGGTGGGGAGCACGGTGTACTTAATCTGCCCTTGAGTATCAGCAATCAGCAGGTCGAGTTTGGTAGCGGTTGCGACGTTAATGGTGCTCATGGTGTTAGTGTGTGGTGAACGGTTAGAATAGACGAAGCTCAGAGTTCTTTGATCACTTCGTCGAGCTCATCGTGGTTAAGCTCAGAGTCGTTCCAGAGTACACCATCAGGGGTGCAGCTCATACCGTAGTGATCAATCATAAGCTCTTGGAACTCGGCATAATCTTCACAACGAAGAGCAATCTTATACAGACTGTACTCATTGCCAATCCACAGAGCAGCATTCCAGGTCTCATAGTTAGCATAACCGTTGTAGGTAGCTTGAGTGGGCTCATGTGTGTTCCTCTCAACATGGCTAATATACGGGATCTGGCTCCCTCTGGCACATTCTGTGGCCAGTTAGATAAGTGTCCATTGTGTATCTCAGTTGTCAAGGTTCTATGGTAGGCTCATGAGTCTTTGTGGCTTGAGCTTTACTTAAGCCGGCTCAAAGAGCTTAAGCACTCAGCCCCTTTATGCACTCCCACAGAGTTATTATAAGGCCTCAGAGAGCTTATGTCAAGCTCCGAGATGTGGGGGACTTAGAGTGCTCATAAGACTGTGGAAAACTTATAGACTTTTTCCACAAGTGCTGTGGAAAACTATAAGAAACTGTGAGACCTTATGTTGCTCAAACTGTGTGGTCCCGGAGACTTATGTGGGGGGTCTCTTGACATTTATGCGGTCGTGTGATAGCCTGCCCGCTAAGATTACAAGGTCTCAGAGGCTTTTTTATAAGCCATCAGAGGGGCCACAGAGAGAACATAAACGAGAAAGCTTTCACACAAGCTTGATTTTTTTAGCCTTTTTTTAATGGCTTGTTTTCCACAGCTTTTTCCACAAAGGTATCATAAAGCTGTGGAAAACAGTATAAACAATCAGAGATCAATCAAGGATCATAACTCTCAGCATCTATGCCACTAGAGTAATCATCGAAGATCATATCTTCATCATACTGAGCAGCATACTGATCATTGATCTCTTGTTCAAAATCGAACAAACTTTCTTCCCCGTAAGGGTGAGCGGTAGTGAGGTCCATTACTTACTCCTACGAGTGGTATATTCTCCGAGGTTCTCTACATAAACCTCATTGACTGATTCGTTGTTACCGAGTTCGAGAAGTGAAGCCCAATTCCATTCTTTAGGACTTACACAGTTAGATGTATCAACTGTAAAGTCCAAGGTAACTCTGTAACGTGTAACTTTGTTGTTGATGGTTTGCATAAGTGTGTGTCCTTAAGTGTGAATGAAAGTACGTTACTATTTTATACGTTTAGATGTTCAATGTCAAGAGAATTGTCATACTTTGATAACACCTCTTTAATCACCTCACTTGTGAAATAATCCACGATCTCGTTGTAAACTTTTTGTTGTTGTGTGAGTGTTAGATTGTCCACCCAGTTTTCTACTTTGTTTTGCATGATTCTGTGAAGTAATTGGCATAATCGGGGTTTGCGCAGCTATCACGAATCGTTGCGAATGTGAGTAGGATAGCTGGGATGATTGAAGCAACAATCAGATGGTGTTTCTTCATGTGGTTAGAATAGCAATCATCTTCTGGTGATAGATCTCAGAGAGTTCTAGAACATTATTCTTTTGTTGTGAATCGGAGATTTCGTATTGTGTCATCTCTAGAGCAAAGATGATCTGTCTGATTAACTCTGAAAGTTCGAGAAGTTTCTCCGTATCAGTCATACAAAAAGGGGGGGATGTGAGCCCCCTTTATTATACCATCAGAGCTCTACAGCTTCAAGTGTGGGCACTCCGAGAACCTTGGCGATTTGTGGGGACTCGGCATAGGTGTAACCTACAGAGTCTTGTGCGAGCATGTCGAGAACTTGGAGCATTTCAGCGCCGTTGCGAGCAGCGCGAAGTTGAGCGATTGCAGATTGAAGAGTCATGAGAGAAAAGAAGAAAAAGTGTAAGAAATGAACAGTTAATCAGTCTTCAAGATAGCATTCACATTCGCCGTTCACAATGTCATCCAGAAGTTGCAGAAGTTCGTTACCATTAGTAGCAAACTGATCAAGCACAGCGATGAAGAAGTCTTTACGAGTTGCGATCATTTGAGTGTGTTGGTGTTGGTGAGTTTGAGTGTCTTTAGAGCGCATCTCATTCTCTATTTGCGAATGGCGAATCAGCCCTCTAGAAGTTCGGGATAGTATTCTTCACATTCAGTAATCAATTCTTCATCCGAATACTTATCATAATTCTCATCCATCACATCGTAACACATTTGAAGCAAACATTTCAGATCCATACCATCGAGGATTGTCTGAATGAGCTGATCTTGAAGTTCTTGGCGATTCATGAGTTTGTGTTAATTAGTGTGAAAAGTTCAGACGGAAGGAGTAACTTCGATTTCTTTGACATTCAGCCCACAGAGCTGATTGTAGACACGATTGAGAATCAATTTGTCTGCGGATTTGGCCTTGGATTTCTCATACCAAATCGTGACACAGCCATCATAAGTCTCAACACGAACTCGATAGTTTTTCATGATCAAGCAGCGATTGCAGATTCCATGATCACCTCACGGGCTTCCATCAGGGTATAATCATAGTTTGCATCAAGTTCTGCCTCATATGCTTCTGCGGCAGACTTGCAATCGAACAGGCGCAGAGTATCAAACACTTCGCCTTCGTAATCAATTCCAGCGATCACAGCGTAGACTTTCATTCGGTTCGGATTCCTCTCAACATGGCTAGAATACATCAGGTGGCTGGTCTCGGCGGATTTGGTGGACAGCCAGATGACTGTCCCACCTAACCCTAACCGATCAGCATTGAGCAGCGAGAATGTCGCTGTTCAGATTGTTGACACACTGAACACCGCAGTAGTATGCGTCCAACCAGTTATCAAAAGTCTCAACAGTTTGTGTCACAGAGTGACGAGGATTGATCTCCTCACGAATAGAAACTGCGAACACATCCACAGTTCCATTCTCAGCATACTTTCCGGAGTGAGTGATGCTCACATTGGCATTCTCCTTGAAACGATACACCGAACGGGTGTTCATATGATGAGCAGTCAACTCGCTACCGAAGTAGACTTCAGCTTTCCAGCCTTGGGAGAAAAGTGACATTTGAGCGGTTTCGTTCTTCATGTGGCCAATATAGGGCCAAACGGGTCGGTTCGGCGGATTGAGTGGACAGCCATCCAACTGTCCTATTTTTGCTTCAGTCCGCAGTAGCTTGGATCAATCTGGCACATCCGTTCGGCTTGTGCTTCTTGATAAGCATTCACAGTCGCATGAGCAGCAAGACCAGTCTTCAGCCCAAGAGCAAGAGTAGCAATCAGAAGAGCGATTCGCATGTCAGTGAGTGTTAAGAATGTGAACAAAATTAAGAGAGAAGACACACCAACCAGTGGCATCTGTCACCTCTTCAACTAGACAATGTGCGATGGCTTCATCATCATCGTCATCATCAACTTCAACCTCAAAGGTGTTACCAACGACAGAGCTGATAACTTCTAGTTGCTCTTCAATCGTAAAATCTTCATCATCAAAATCAAACTCAACGTCTGTAACTTGAAGAGTTAAAGTTTTCATGATCAGACAAGTTTAGCAGGTGAACCACAGGAGCGGTAGAAAGCTATCATCGACTCTGCTTCAGCGAGAGTCTTGAAGCTTTGAGTCCGCCACTCACAGTTGTTGTAGGGAACTTGATAGGTGATTGTGAACATTTGGGGTTCGGTTGAATCTCTCAACATGGCTAAGATACCAGTTCTGGCTGGGTGCGGCGTATTTAGTGGACAGCCATCAGACTGTCCTATTGTTGCTCATTCCTGCACAAAGTTTGGCACAATGAGTTCACCATCATCGTAAAACTCCTCCAGAAGGTAATCAACTGTGACCTCTAATTGAGCAGCAATGAACTCACACTTCAGATAAAAATCAAGCGGAAGCTCGTAGTATTCAGTTTCAACCATTGTAGAATCTTTAGCCATAATTTGTTACCAGTTAATCAGTGTGGCTGTGTTGCCAAGTTTGTTTTGCTCATCGACAATCTCCATTGCATGAGCATAAGTTTTGACCGAGATGTAGCGGGCTTTTCCTCTAGTTTCAGGGAACAAGCCGAGGCGGTCAATGATGCGAACTGTGTTGGTGTGCTTCATCGTAATCAATCAGCTGTGGATTGAATGAAGTCACCAGTGGAGTGCAGAATGCTCCCAGTGGTGTAGCGAACTGATGGAAAGATCAGAAACGCTATCACAAAGATCAGGCCAATTGTTTTCATTTTGTTTGGTGACTTGAATGTTAGCGTTTTGGTTCTAGCCATCAGTTCAGACGCATACCCGAGAAGAAAGGAACCTTAGCTCCGTTGATGGTGATGAACCACTGGCCTTTCTGTTGGAAGACACGCTCACCAGGGCAGCCGTGTGCAGAGAGAATAGCATTCAGACGGGACTTGGTGGTAGCAGTCTGCCAGCCACCGTCAAACAGTTCCATCCAAGTTTCACCGATACGAGCAATCAGGTTGCCATGCAGGTAGACATCAGAAACGTTGGAGCAGCTGATTACTTCAGTGTTGTCCAGCTTCCAGTCGATTTCTTTCTGGATGGCCTGGTTCATCAGAGTTTCGATCTTACGCATGGTTTGAGCGGAGAATGGTTTGGTGGGGGGAGGTCGTTCCCTCTCCCTCATGTGGCCAATATAGGGCCTAACGGGCCCTCTCGGCGGGATCAGTGGACAGCCACCCGATTGTCACACACCGGCCAGGTTTGGTAGGATCTGACCCAGCCCCCAGCCAGTCTCAAGTCGCAAGCGGTGAGACTCATGGCCACCACTACGGCAGAAACCGGAAAAAGCGTTAAAACTGGCTGCATGGTAGGTTGGATCACTCCATGCAGCCAGAATTAAATCAATTTAATTGTTCGCTCAAATCAAAGGCAGCCGTTCTCGTCGAGCACACCCCAGTTCAGAGAGTCGCCATAGAAACCGATGTAACGATTGCCTACACTCAGACCCACAATCTCATCACCAGGAGCAGCAATCATGTTGATGTTGAAGTAGAAGTAGTCAGCAATCGTGTCGGGAGTTTTGAATCGCATCGTCTGCAGCTTCTCGAAGATGATAGTAGCGATTGCGGCAATCCACACCACAATAGTTTCAACAATGTCCATGTATTTGTGGAAGTGTTTGCTGTAATCAATCTCTTGCAGTTTCATGATCAGATCGTCAGCGGGAGGGAAAGCTTTGGTCAGTTCCATTGTTTTGTGTGTGTTGTGTTTGTGTTAATCAGACTTCCTGATAGTCGCAGAGTTCAGCAGCGATGTTCTCTAGCCGCTGAAGCGTCATCTCAGTAATCATATGACGTTTGATGTCACCTTGCTTGGTGAAGAGTTGGTTGCTCCAATACGCACCAGCTTTGGGATCGTTGTCATTGATGTACTCAAAGCAGTCAGCAATGAGCAATTCAAGAGTGTTCAGATTCATGATCAGTTAAACCAGTGAGCTAGGTTTGCAAGTTCAGCTGCGACATCTTGGATGTTATCCTCAGTCAGAGCTTTGAGGCAGTTCTCTATGTCTTCGTCGGGAACATAGAACAGGTTGCCATTGATCTCGGCCGACATTTCATCGGCGAGATCCATACAACGTTGACGGAGATCGTTCATCATTTCAGGCAGCTTCCATGTAATAGTAATACTCTTCTTCAGACATTTCACAGACTCTCTGAAACTCAGCTCGTTCTTCTGCTGTCATCGGACGGTCGAAGATCTCACCAGGAGCATCAGCAATCTCGGACCAGAGTTCGTCAAACATTGGGGAGCGATTCCTCTCAACATGGCCAAGATACAGGTTCTGGCTGCACTCGGCAGCTTTAGTGTGCAGCCAGTGAATTGGCCTACCAGTCTCGATTTGATTGCTCAAACCGCTTACGATCTAGAGCATCTTCATACTCATCGGCAGTCAGATAATCCTCCCAGCATCCGCTATCATCATAGCTGCGGTTGGAATACTCCCAAGAGTAAGACTGACCTTCATAGAAGTGAACGACCATGATAATTTCAGAGAGTTTGGATAGGTTGAGCTTCTTTGATCTGGCTGTTGTAATACTTTGTGATCAGATCATTACACAAAGGCAGCCATTCTTCATCAACATTACAGTTCCCACAATCTCGTGCTTGGAACAGCAAACGTAAGAGACAAGTTTCCTCATCTTTGGTGAACTTAACTCGGTTGAAAGTGTAACCAGTGTGCTCAGTCATTTTCGATAAGATTGCGAGCCTTGAGTTCTTCTTCGATCAGATCAAATACCTCAGTGTAAATGTGATCATAGTCCTCAATCTCATTGAGAATGTCGGAAGCAATTTGACGTTCTACAGGCATTTGATCTCCGTCACCTTCATCCCAAATGAATACATCTGCATTGGTAAAGATAAATGCAGCAGCAGGAGCATCTTCTCCCTGTTGTTCAATCAAACGCTGCACACGATCACGGAGATGTGCGAGAGTGTTGTTAGCAGCCATGATCAAAGATCTCCGAAGTTGTTGACAATAAAATCTTCAAGATTTGCTTCTTCAAAAGCATTTAGCCCCATCACATATTCCTCAATGATCATATCGAGGAGTTCAGAATCTTTGCGGCATTCTTCTTGCAGAATGTCGATCATTTCCATTTGTTTGTTCATCAGATCAGAATGAGTTTAGGTGCAGGTTGAACAGAATAGGTGCCAAGTCTGTCGCAGGAAATACTCACAGCATGATCAGGTGCTCCGCACTCATCAACAATCTCCCACGAATCTTCACAATCTTCGATCACAACATAACCGAAAGTTCCTGCAATCGAGAGAGACTTGAGACCCCACTTTTCTGCTTGTGATTGACGATCCCAGAAAGTACGCTCATTCCAGAATTGTGCAGGATCATCATTGCGAGGACCGAAAGTGATACAAATGAATTGACTCATTGCGTTTGTTTGTCTCAACATGGCTAAGATACAGGGCCCTGAGCCCCTTTGGCGGATTTGGTGGACAGCCCGCCAACTGGCACATACTTAGTCAGGAAACTCTAAGCCGTATTCTGAAATGAGGATGTCCCGCACAAGCTCACGATCAATGCTATCACCCACAAAGTCTTTATCTGTTGCGGTGAGCTCACGAATGAGAATCTTAGTTGCTGATTCAATCTCATCTAAAGTTGCGCCCATGGGATACACACCACCACGACCATAGAAGGCATAAACATAACGGTAAAACTCAGCTAGGGTTGCGTACATCATCAGAAACGAATTACAGGATGGTCAGGATCAAGAACATCACATTCTCCGGTAGTAAATACCAACTCAACTTTGAGTTGATAATACTCATCGGTGCCTTCATCATAGATAGCAACATCAGAGTTGAGCTGATCTTCGGTGAGTTGTTGAAGCTGTTGCAGGAGTTCTTTGTAAGTCATTCCGAATCAGTTAGTGTAGACAACATCAGCATAACCTTCCCCCAGCATAACCTCAGCGTATTGTTGGGGATGTAGCTGATAGTAACCACTATTCAGTTCAACCCAGAAGGCGGGCATTTCATTCTCATTCCACCAGTAAAGAGCATCCTTGAAACTATCAACACCAATGTTAAGCTTGGTGAAAAAAGGAATGTGCATGATCAGTAGTGTGCCTCAGACCAGTCAAGTTTGTCGCTGTACTTTGCGATGCCATCGTAACAACGAGCTGACATCAGATCATCACCATCAGCAACATAACCTTTCAGAAACTCGAAGCAGTATTTGATACGCAGCTCAGGAGCAACTGCAGCGAGTTGTTGTTGACGACGCTCGTAAGCTGCATTGTAAGCAAACATCTCACGATCTTCGACGCTCATGTTGTGAAACTTGCGGTCAGTCATCAGTGATTCCTCTCAACATGGCTAAGATACAGGGCCACAGCCCCCTTCGGCACGATCAGTGGACAGCCCGCAGACTGTCACATTGCTACATCAGAAAGGCAGATCGCTGCGTTTGACTCTATCTCGCAGGGCTCTGTGCCTTTGATCGTGTCTCTCTGCAGCCTCATCATCACCTTCTTGTGATGCTTTCTTCGATGACTTTTTAGCCGCAGTCATTTGTTTTTTGATCCTACTTTCTTTCTCTTTACTCATTCCCTTATAGGCCATTTCAGCAACGAACTCTTGAAAGGTTTTCATCTTGAATCTAATTTTTAATTATTTAGATTCGGGTCGGTTCAAGTTAGTTAATTGTCGTTCCATTTCTACTTTGAGAGGAATTAAATGCGACACCATAAAGTGCTCATACTCATTCTCTTTCATCAGGTTGGTGATGTTATCAATTTGCATCAATGCGAGAATGAGTTTAGTTTTGTCGTTCATGATTCACTCAACAATGGTGTCAACATTAGGATCAAAAGTTACTTCATGAATCACATCAAAATCATCAGTCATCTTGACATAATTCCAGAGAGTGTCAGTATCATCATCCACATTTTCCTGGTAAAGATGAATGAAACCTTCGGAATCTTGTTTTACATAACAACCATCATAATTCTCATCATCGAATACATAACCCGATGCAATCAGTGCGTCAACGAAAGTCATGAGGTTTGTGTGTTTGTCTCAACATAGCTAAGATACATCCTCATGGCCACCTTTGGTTGAATTGGTGTGCGGTTTGGGGATTGTCACACTCTGGCTCGGTTTGCCTCTGATCTGTCCAACCCTCAAAGCGTCGCACCGATCTCTCTTTGAGATCCCTGTCGTGGCAAGGGATCTGAGTTTGAGCAAACAATGATTTTTCTGCAATTTTACCCCAGTAGGGGATTAGGTCATCCCCTGCAATCAGATTCATCAAAAATGAATTGTTGTAACTAACCGATCACCCTAAAACATACAACTGCGTTACCTTGTGAAGGTGAAGCAATTCTCCTAAAAGCCCCATACGAAAGATCAATATCCGCATGGCTGTACGGTCCACGATCATTCACAGTCACGATAACTTGTTTCATGTTATCCTGATTTGTGATGCGTAATTTGCTGCCCATTCTCAAGTATGGATGAGCAGCAGTCAGACCATAGGCATTGAATGATTTTCCGCTTGCAGTTGTTTGGCCGTGGAATCCATCACCAACACCATAAAATGTTGCGATTCCACACATCAATCCAGCGAGGATCATTGTTTATCGCCTTCTTTTACAATCTCTTTGACGAGCTCATCAATTTGTTTTTGACTACGCCAATTCGTGATAATGTCAGCAATACAGTAACCAAAGGCAAACCATGCAACAAATATAGTCAAGGATGTGAACATAATTATTCTCCTAAAGATTTAAGTGGATTTGCTTCTACAGATCGGATTTTACCTATGCGATCTTGACATAAAATCTTGTCGCATAAAGTTCCCGCTGAGGCATTAGATGCTATAATTTTTTCTTCAAAGTTGTTGTCTGTGAACTCAATCAATACTTTATAGATCATACGGATTGAATGGTGATAACATCTAGAGTTTCCTGAGTGAGAGCAACTTCATCAGGATGATTTGTCTCTCCCAAATATGCACTCAAGAGATCATAAATTAAGCCCATCTGTTCATGTGTGAACAGGAATTGTTGTTCAGGACGCAGAATAGATACTGACATTGTTCAGGCAGAAACAGTGGTGTAAAGTGTGCCAGTGGTGTTGTAGTAGAGGTCAACATCACACTGGTATTCTTCACTCAAATTGTATGCGATGTCGTATGCTCTGTCTAGATCAGTGGTGTGATTCTCCCAGGGAGCAGCAGGACAACGGATGTCGATTCGCATTTGATTCATCTCTCAACATGGCCAAGATACAGGATCTGGCTGCGGTTGGCGGGTTTGGTGTCCAGTCCGCCAACCGTCACACTAGGTCAGTTATTGCTCTTTGCAGAGCCCAAAATGGCCTGAATGAGAAAGACAATAGCGAAACATTGCCAGAAGGTGAGTTGAACTGCAAACCAAGATAGAATCAGTCCAAGCAACCAAGCTTCAAAACTGAGAAAGAGAAACACGATTGCAAGGATACCTACAAAGATTCCCAGAAGCTCTGCAAGAGACATGTTATTGAAGTTGTACTTTTTTCTCATCACCATGTACCTCGTTGAATGTGGATTTTGCGGATTTCTTGATGTAGGAAAAGACGAAGTTTATCATCGTCAGTGTTATCAAATGCGTACCAAAGTCGTGCAAGATATTCATCTTGTGTCGCACACTTGACGACTTCAACTTTAGTAATACCTAGATCATTTATGGGAGATCCACTAACAACTTTGTTTCGTCCAAAGTTACCAGAAACACGCCCAGTTGTCCTCAGTTTGGGACGGATCTTAGAGAGATTTGAGTTAGTCATTCTTCATCCTCATCAAAAATAGAATCTTCCCAACCATCAAAACCATTGTCAGGTTCTCTATCACCTAGAATCTGTTGGGCATACGTTAGAGTTCCACGATCAAAGTAACCATCACGGAAGTCATCAGTTTGACCTCTCCACTTATACCAAGAGAGGATAGCATGTCCTACATCATATGTTTGAATGACAGAAACATTTTGTTGATTGTTACTCCACACTGTGTTCTCTTCTGCTCTCTCACGCAGAGCATTGAGAGTAGCACAATTCCAGTTATTTTCTAGAAAGTTGCCATTCTCATCAAAACCACATTTGGGATCATCACCTTCCCAATCTTTTACACGTTCTTGACAACGAGGACATTGATAGTTCATTTCAGTTCTTCCAAAGCATCAATGAAGTGTTGAATACAATCCCTAGGAATGTGAATGGTTTGAAATGTAGGACCATTACTATCTTGCACATTTACAGTTCCATAATCATCGGTTGTAAATACATACTCCCAACCATCTTGATCATTGTGGATTCTAATTTCTTTTGAAATTGTGTAGGTCATTCCGATTCAAGTTCCTCCAAAAACTTTGTGTAGACATCAATCGCAGCTTGATTGCAGTTGTCTTCCTTCATCCGATAGATGTAGTATTCAACAGCTTCAATCGTCATCTGCTTTTTCAACTTATCCCAAGTCATAAAGTTAGTCATCTTTAATACCCGAAATCGTACTCAAAGTTAGCAGCAGACTCAATAGCCCTTAGGATACCAGTGTAGTCATTCTTTTCGTCCCAACTAAACTCATAAGTTTGTTGTTCAAGACAATAAAGAATCAAATTGATCTGATAGTCGGTGAGTTCAACCTTCATACTTCAGCTCCGAACATTTCTTGATACAACCAACCTTCAGGTTTGTCCAGGTTTGCTTCACATTCCTTGAGGAACATGATCTCCTTACGATAGAACTCTACCGAAGCTTTTGCTTTGAGATAGTTGTTGCGAGTCTCATACAGTGCCTGTTGGATTTCAAGACGAGTCATGGGTGAACCTCTCAACATAGCTAAGATACGATGCCAGGAACGATCCTGGCGCCTCTGGTGGACAGCCAGGCAACTGTCCCTACCAACCTTTTGGTTTGGTGAAGTTAAAGTAAGAGAACATACGACGGTTGACTAACTTGAAAGTCCCATAATCATTAGAGTGAACATAACCTTCATGGCCAGACGCAACATAATCCACACCGAGATCAATCACTGCATCAACTTGATCACCAGTGACGGTGATTCCTTCTACAATCAAATCCTTGGCTTTGGTCAACAGGTTGAACAACAGGAGAAGATTGCCGTCAATACAATCAACAGGAACATTCTCTCGGATGCACTTATTGATCGCAACTTTGAGATTTGCTACTTCTTTTTCTTCAGGGTATCTAACAAAATTGCTAACCAAACTTGCAAGGCCAAGAAGGTAATCAATCCTACGACGACGGGAGGTAAATTGTGCATCACCATTCACAAAGTAAGTTGACATAAAGTTGTGTTTGAGATACTCAGGAACATCAAAAGATGCACTCAGTTTGTTGAGCGGGTTCTCCGAACCTTCAACGCATGACGTATCTCCAGAATACCGTGTATGAGCAGCAAAGACCACAGAACAATTACGAAAAGAATCGCTATCGGTATTGAAGGTATAAGTGATAGTATTAGGGGTGAATCGGTTAGTACCACCAAACCCAATAAAATCACCTTGGTAAACACCCTCCAACTTAGGCAATACTTCAAGGCAAGTGTGAAGTATTCCTGCAACTTTGGAATTATTACCGTGATTCTTTTCGATGTCAGCGTGAGTATAATTAACCTTAACTTTCTTCTTATTGAATACACTTTTCGTCCCTACAAAGAATTGATTAGTGACAGGATGCGTCCCAAACACAATGGCAGGAGCACCATCATACTTCACACTACAATCACCTTTGCAGTTACGCAGATAGTTGATAGTATCCTGCACAGCCTTCTTACCGAGAAGTACAGAATCTTCGGGATGTTCGAGGTGAGTGTTCTTCATGTAGCCACAATACATGCAAAAAGGGGCTCTGTAAAGAGCCCCTGTGACAGTTCTCAAAGCGTCACATACTATTCTACTTTATCCAGAAACTCTATTACATCTTTTAATTGTTGATTTTCCTTTGAGGATGGATTATCCAACATCTCACTCATAATGACCTTAAGAGCATCACTTTTTTGTTGTCTTAATCTTTTTTGTCTTTCCGGATCTTGGAATCTAGGATCTAACATAGAAACTCAAAAACTAACAACAATTATGTATCTGATCTGTATCCTGGTTCTATACCATCAAGTTTTTTGTATGGAAAAACTTTTCTTAGAATAGAATCACAATCCCAGTACAATTTACTTCCTGTTGTACTTTTGTTCATTTGATAAAATCTTACTGCATCATTGATGATGCCACATTCGTGCTCAGTAAAGTTTATCATGTCGTAAAACTTTCTACAACGCAAGAATCTAGACCATCTTCTGCAAGAGCAAAAGTACGGGAATTAAGAATGTTTTCTCGAAGTTTATTGTAATATGGCTGATTGAAATTGCCATCATCTTCAGCAACAATCATCTCAAAACATTCATCATCGTCGGTAGCAACTACATTCCAAAGCCCACCATACTCACTAGAGGGAAAGGGAACATAATGATCAACGATGTAAAGAAATTTTTGTGTCATTGTAAGTTGTGAATTACTTTTATAGTGTAAGGGTTTTGTCCGTATTTGTCAATGGTCAAAGACAATACTTTTTGAGAATACGAAGAACTTCTCTCGGTTGTTCTTGAACCGCAAAAGCTTCTTTTTCTACATCATTCCTAAATCCAAGAGGATAAAATAAACCATCTTTAGATTTACATAGTTGTGCTACATGAAGAGCTTCATGAGCTAATGTGCGATTCACTTCTCCAATCCAATCAGTATAGTTCTGTTGCATGGCCTCAACACACAACAAGAATTGTGTGCGATCAGAACTATTACGAGAATCTTTGGTACTCATAACAAAGCCATCATACTGTTTACTATCACAGATAGGATGGTTGTCAACAATGATTTGAATGTTGACTCTATTTAATACGTCAAGAATTTCTTGATGCGTTGGAGTAATGTAATCCATCACCAACCTCTGTCACTAATCCAGAAGCCGAGTTGCATACCACCCCAGCCAATGAGTCCACCAATAACTAGAGCGATGATACCAGAAGGAAGACTAAACAACCCAATAAGTGCGATAAATGCACCAATACAAATGCCCGCAGTTCCTACAATCGTACTCAAATTAAAATCATCAGGATCAGAACTACGATTATCTGATTGACTGGATGTAGAGTAAGTCTCAGGTTCTTCGTATTCCTTTTTCTCGAAAACAGGAGAAATGCAAACTACTTTGAATCCTTTAAGATCCCTATACATTGACTCAACTTGTTCTCGAGCCGTGTTCAAAGTCAGTGCGTCAACTGTAGTAGAGCGAACACCCTGAGTTGGAGAGGTCCAATCAACTTTGTACTTCATAATACTTTGTGGAGGGAAATAAACAAATAGGAATCTGGATCTTCTTCATCTACAATAATTTCACTGTAGATGGACATTGCATCTTTTTCTCTACCTTCAGATGCAAGATCACTACATCTCGATTCATGGTAGTTTTCAAGATACCTGATAAGTTCTTTCTTACTTTTAATCATGCAAATGCAGCTTCAAGTGGAGTTATTTTGATAGGCATAGCCGTATATGGGGTAGTATTTTCAATCTCAACTACACTTCCCACTGTCTGACTATTAACTGGTGCGTGGAATTGTCTGGTTTTTGTATTGTAGAATCCCCAGATGGTTTTAACTGGTTTTCCAAGATTAAAGTCATACTTCCTATGATGATGTAACCAGATAGCAGTAACATTTCTCTTGAAATCTTTTTCTTGTTCATAATGATAACCATTAGGAGCTTTATGAAAAAGTTCGACTGTCACTTTTCAACTTTCCAGTGTTCGTTACCTTTATTCGGAACCCAGAAACAGTATTGACCATTCATCGAAACTAGAAACAAATGTGGAACTCCATCAATAGTCTTCTCTTGTTCAACAGTACAGGTATGAAACTGATCCATAATGTTATGGAATCGGTTTTTAGCCTTACTAGAGAGAGGAGTAACACAAACTCGTTTCATTTTAGTTTTTGTGGTCATAATTCAAGAATTGATTGTGCAGTAACAGTTTCGTCAAGTAGAACTTCTTCAAAATCTCTTGTCATAATAAGATGATCCCACTTAGTATCATCTTCTGGATTTTGAGAGTAAAACTCAACACCAGTTTCTAAGGATTTGAAGAAACAACCTATGGGGATTTGACTTTTTCGTAAGACACGTTTTGATAGAACATTCCCCTTTGCATTGTATGCAAATCCCAAAGATAAGAGTTTTTCTTCGATAGACATTTTTCTGAACTATAGCTAGAGTAGTGCATCCATCAATGGATTTGGATGAAGAGTGTACGGTTTCTTGACTGTCACACTCTTAGATTTAGGAGACTTGGTAGAACCCTTGGTGGCCTTTGGCTTTGGTCCCTGAGACCCCTTGCGGCCACTAGACGTTTTCGCCTTTTTTTGTGATTTTGGTGGTGCAGGGGTCTTAGTACCCTTCTTCAGAGTCCGATGCGAGTTTTTTAATTGTTCAAGCCGAATCTCTGCAAGTTGTCTTGTTTTGACTACTTCAAGTTGTTGGCCATCTGCAATGATCATGTATTCTTTTCCAAATGGAATAGCAGCAAATTGGAAGTCTGGAGTGGTAAATCCAGTAGGGCCATTGTCGGGATCAAGAATACTTGTGTTGGGGTACATCATCTCAAACTGATTGTAGATTAAAAGATACGATTAGTCTATTCTCATCAGACAAATTAGGTTCAGTAAAGTGACTGATATATGATGGAAAAAATATAATTGAGCCTTCATCAACTTCTGGAGTATAAGTTAGTTGAAGACCAGTTAAAAAGTTTGGAAAAGGAGACATAAAATGTGTGGGTTTATGTTCATCACTATTGTATTTGATGTAACACACCGAACTGTATCCCGTACATCCATGATTGTGCATTGAGTGATAAGCATGTTTATCAGTCAATTCAAACCATGCACAGGCTAATTTGAATCGAGATTGAACTTTACCACAAAACAAATTGATCTCATCAGTAAAAATTTCGGAAATACTTTCTATCATAGAAAGTGAATCCTTATGATAATTTGTAATCACACTGTCATCATCTTTTCTTTCTAAGTTTCTATCAATCCTGTTATACAATTCCATCAAAGAAGTTTTTTTATTCTTCCAATCTCTCACTGCGTAGTGATAAATTGGTGCATAAAACATGTAATCATTATAGTCTGCGGTCATGTCCAAGAAAAGCTCAGGGTAACTCTAGGTTCAAAAACAATGGGGTTATGATAGATTCCTTTCGGAATGTGGAGTGCATCTCCTGGATTAAGTTCTACCCTAGATCCACAATCAAAATCGTAATAGATTCTCCCTATGGATTGAACAATTACTACATCCATTGTATCACAATGTCTACCAAAAGTCTTGGCATTTCTACCAAGAGAAGTATAAATGTGAAGAACTTCAATATTTAGATCTTGCTGGACTTCGTTAAATGCAGATGAAATAGATCCTGGATAATAGTCTTCATGTAAGATAATTGTTGGAGCGATTCCATAGTCTACAATCAATTTGTGTGATTGATTGTAGATCTCCACATCCATTTTATTGATTACATCTTCCCAAGTTACATTTTTACATAGTTGGTACTTATCTGGTATAAACTTGTAGTTCATTACGTTACTAGATACTTTTTCTCATATTCTAACAGATCTTCAGGAATCTCCAGAATGTTGGAATCAATTGGATCGGAGTTTTTCCACCTAGTTTTACCCTCTTGTCTCTGATACAATCTGATACCAAGATGGTTGTACTTGAGATTGGTAGGTACAAGAACCTTATAATCTTCTTTGTCAGGTGCAGTCAAGAATGACAGAGATTCATTCTCCTTTTTGGTCACAACAATTTGTTGTGTGCAGACCAGAAAGATCTTCTTGAACTCTTCATAATCCTCTAGATATTTGTCTCGATTCTCCATAATCATTCGACCAACAAATTGTGGAGAGTGGTAGTGATCCAGAGTATTTAGCCTGTATTGTTTGGAGAGTTGATTCTCCAAAGCTTGTTCACTGATCAGGTTCGTAGGGTTGGGATTTCCTGCATCAAAAACCCCGTAGTAAAAATCACGGGAGATCTTTCGTTTGTCATCGAAAGATCGTTCCCAGTTGTGTGCATTGGCCCTCATATTGTTGAAGGTGCCTTCAGCGTAGACTTCCCACTTTTCCATCATCGTTTTACGACAGAAATAGCGGGCATTCCTTTTTGGAAGATCGTATCCACCACAGCTTGGATCTTCTGGTGAGTAGAGATCCCAACTTTGTTGAAGACAGGAACAACAACTAGACCGAAAGATTTGGTATAGTTGTCAACATCACCAGGGACAAGTTCACCACTATGGATGCGAGCTGCATCATCATGGTGCATCCGAATCACACGGCCGATGGTTTGGGAGATACCAATGTAGTCCATCGAACGCATAAAGATGACACCTTCCAGACCTGACACATTGATACCCTCAGAAAGGATGGAGTGGTGGAGAACAACGAACTTCTTAGAGTCATCCTTACCCCATGCAGAGAGAGTATCAAAGAACACCTCACGATTCACCTTCTTACCATCAATAATTGCACCAGTCTTTGCGGTGATGTAGAGGTAAGAGAATCCGCGATCTTGCAGTTGTTGAATGAAGTCAGTCTCAGACATCAGTGCAGAGATCTGTTTGGTAGCTTTCGCACAGATCAACACTTTACCCTTACCACATTCATCCAGAGTCTCAATCAGATTCTCACAGTCACGATCTGCAGGAATCTTACCAGACTTTACCATCGGAAGTTGTTTTGCGATAACTTTCGGAGGCAGGATGTAACCACCTTCGACAAGTTCAGGTGCAGGAACATTACAAATGACTTGGCCATAAACTTCTACATCATTCATCCCAGGCTTACCAACTGCGAGTGAATGTTTGGGAGTCGCAGTGAAGAAGTAACAACGGTCAGCTTCCTGACTGAAGTATTCAGTTGCAGGGAAGAAGTTGCGTTTGACGGAGTTGTGAGCTTCGTCAAAGTAAATGGTGTCAACCTTGATGCGAGATTGTTGCAACCTCTCCAGAGAGTTGTAAGTGGTGAAGATTAGTTTGTGACCACGAGTATTCACCCACCAGTTAGAAATCTCTTGGGGTTTGGTAGTCGAAAAGTGATGAGTTTCACCACTGTGAACGTGCATCACACTTGCGTTGGTGATAAACTCCAGAAACTCGGAACAAAGTTGTTCTGCGAGAAGAATACGAGGAGCAACAACAACAATCGTTTTTTCAGTTTGTGATTGCATTTCGATCATTTCTGTTCCTGGAATTGAATCATTGCGTCTTTGATCATCTTCATTGTTTTACCACCACCAGTGGGAACAATGATTTGACCCTTTTTATGCAGTTGCATTACCTCAACTGCACGTTCTTGGTGTGGTCGGAGATTCATTGAATTGCGTTTCAACATAGCTAGAATACCCTCTTACCCGTTGCGGGGCAAGAGGGCCATTGATCAGAGATCCTTATGGATTAGATAAGTTCTCAAAGAGAGGGAACTTCTACGAGTTGAGCACCTTTACGGAGATTTGCATTTGCAAATACCAGTTGTGCATTTTCAACTGTAGTTTGTCCACCTTTCGACCAAGGATCTTTATGGTCGATATGAGTCACAGATCCATCGTAGATGTGACGTGCATCAATAGGTTCACCAGTCAATGCACATCGCCCACCCTGAGATTTCCAAAGAGAGAATCGAATCTTAGGATCATACTTGCGATCTTTGTCACGGAAGGTCAGAACGTTGTCTGGTGTAGAAGAGATGGAATCAACCAACTTACTGAGTCGGATTTGAAGGAAATTGGAAGAAGATCCACGGAGAAGACCAGCATAACTACGAGGATTATTACCCTTTTTACCATAGTAGAGAATGGTAGGATCTTCAATTCGTTCTCCCTGACTTTCAGTGAACCAGTTGTAGAAAGCTTCGTAATCTTCGATGACAATCGAGTTATTGTTGAGATAGTTCAACAACATTGCAAAGTCAATCAGGTTAGAGTTTTTCTTACCACCAACATCAAATCCAGCAGCACCATAGTTGACAACAATCTTAGAAAGTTGTTCAACAATAGTTGCGGTTTTGTTGAAAGAAATAACCTCAACCGTAGAATCACCATAAGCAGCATCTAGAGTATTCTTATCCAGATTCTTTATCCCATGAGCAACGATTGTGGAAATTGTCACAACCAATTCATCGGGATAACGACGATTGATGTTCTTAGAACTATACAACATAGAAAATCCATTCAAGTGACTTTGAACAAGATTCCTAACAAGAGCACCGAAACGACAAGGAGTAGCGTTGCGTTTCTCTTGATTATTAAGGGGAAGACCCTCATTAATGTTACTGAACAGTTCAGCAAGACCCTTACGATCAGATTGCAAAACTACAAGAGTGTTCAGAGAAATGTTCTCAATGTAGTTGCGAACTTCTGCATCTAGATCTTTGAAATACTTGTTGTTCTTAGTCGCTTCAAAGTACACAATGTTATTGTGTTCAATATAGTATTTCCCTTCAGAGAGGGGAAACTCATTGTTCAGGAACTTGCAGATGCAGTTATCACGATTATTTCCATCAATCGTGATATAGATGAAATCTTGATCTAGAAGATCCCTAAAAAATTGATAGTCAGAATGAGTAGGACCATAATGAAGTTCAATAGAACTCAAAAGATCAGAGATTTTACCTAAAGTAATGGGGGTAATTGCTTTACCTTCAAGCACAGACTTAATGTATGCTTGATTCATTGCAGTATTCCAACGTGTATTGGACTGGAAGGCTTCATCAAGATAAATCTTGGTGTCCTTTTGTAGAGAAGCCAGTTGAGATACAGTCAGAGTGTACGTTTTGGTGTTAGTTTTCATGGTTTTTGTTTGTAAGGTTTGCATCTAGGACTTGGAGTTTTGACCGTCTCAATTAAGAGTTGGGATTGTGTCCGTGTCTTTGATGTTTTGAGTATAGATCAGACAAAGAACTATGTCAAGCCCCCCGTCTGAGGTTTGATGGTTTCGTAACAATACTCAATGTTACAAGCATCAAGAACTCTCATGATTAAAGTGAGAGATCTTTGGTGTGGTCGTTGTTTCCAACCATACCAAGCTGTTTTCTTTCCAACAGCATGTGGGGGAACTTGTCCCACAGAGTAATACTGATCTGCGGTTGTGTCATAGATAACTCCTCGGTCATCATACAACCACCAGTGTGTATCACCTCTGTAATCTATTCCACTCATTGGAATCAAATCGTGAGGTTCCATGAGATAAAATAGGGCTTGAGTTGAATGATAACAATGCCCGTACATTGGGTTTGTTTCATTCTCCTTGCGATACTTTTTAGTCAGCAAGTCAGGTGTAAGTTGATTACGAATGATCTTCATCAGAGATTCAGCAATCTCTTCCGAGTAATAAAAAGGGAGAAACCTCAGAGATCTAGTCTCAAAGATTTCTCCGTTTTCGTATCGGTGTCTTTCAACAACCTTCATTAACACTCACCTACTTACCCATTTTATTATACTAAAAGTTCCGTAGAAGGGCAAGAGTTTCAGAATCAAACTCTTCTCGGATACCAGCATCAGGAAGCCAATCTTCTGGATTAGATTCCATCAAGGATTCATAGAGATCACCTTCATCAAAGGAATCAAAATTGAAATCGTCGTTCATGTGTGAATCAGTTGAACAAAAGTACAATAAGAAAAAAACGGAAGAAAGTCAAGGGCTGATTGATCAAAGATCCTTATCAGTCCCATGAGACATTCTCAAGTAAGAATCCTGGCATTACATAAGACCAGGCACCAAGGCCATCTACACCACCAACTTTATATTCAAACTTGTACTCAAACTTATTGTGAGAATCCCAAGTTACAAATCCCTTTTCTTTATCAAAACGAGATTTGATGGTAAGACGGAAACGATTAGAGAAGATATTACGAGTGCGAAGAGCACCAGTAGACTCCCTAGTTTCCACAACTTTACATGTATCTACTTGAAACTCTTGAGGAGTTTCCAATGCACATGCAGTTTCGTATGTAAAAGGACGATATACTTTCTGTTTAGTGACTTCTTTTGTTTGTGCAAATGCAGGAGAAGTTACCAACAGAGACACAAGAATCAACAGATGTTTCATCACTTATTCATTTGAAGAGTAGGAACTGGCATACCACCTTCGGTGGGAACATAGATGGTCACGTTACCATTCTTGGCACCATCTTCAATACCAGTGATATACAGGTACTGAAGATACTCACGGTTATCTTTCAGACTATCACCGATGATTTGGTTTGCTTTAGCAACACCAGTAGCACGAATGATTTCAGCATCAGCAAGTTGTTGAGCACTATCTTTCTTTGCTTGTGCTTCAAGAACAGCAACCTGACGTGTGTATTCTGCTTTCTGCAGTTCCGCCTTACCAGCAAGAGATTGTTGCCACACATTATATTGTGGGCCACCAATGAAGATGAGACCACCAATCACAACCACACCGACAGCAATAGCAGCAACAGCAGGGTCAATAAATCCGTTTTGTTTAGTCATAATAATTTTCAGAATTTAACGTTAACACCAACAACTTTTGCTTTGGGATTACGAGCAAGAGCAGTTTCGCGGGCATCTTTAGGATTAGTAGCAATCACTTCTTCTTTGAAGACAGTGCCGCCAACATAAAGTTCAACAACGTAAATCATTTAGCCTCCACATAAACATAGTCGGGATGTTTAGCCTTGAAAGCCTCAACTTGTTCTTTAGTCTTAAGGAACACCGAGAGAGTAGTGTTGGGATGTTCCTTGAAGTAATACTTCACTTGAATGAGGTTTTCCATATCAGGCAGGGATTTTTTCTTCATTACCTTTAGGAGTATAACACTTCCACTCACCATCGGCAAAGAGGTAAGCATAATCCGCCCAAGAATCATTCACGGACTTGATAAAGTCTTGGAAAGATTCACTCAAATTGGGTTCAGTGTCTACATCACCACGACCTTCGTAGTAAAGAGTACCGAACTCTTGTTCTTTACCATCCCAATCTTTATCAGTCCACAGAGCACTGATGTCTCCACCATCAACCAATTCCGCAGCTTTCTGCCGAGTGTTGAAGTATTCTTTCAGTTTCTTACCATTCCACTCCGGATAGCCATCCCAGTGACAATACACAGAAAGGACAGAGCCATTCTTGAGTTGAACACCAATGCGAGAACGAGTCGCCATGTTGTCTTGAAGTTACTTGAAAGGGGTTTGTGTTGCGTCAAGACCACATCCGTGTCTCAACATGGCTAAGATACCAAGATCTGAGCCCCTTCGGCGTGGTTAGTGGACAGCCAACAGACTGTCACACCATCATTTGTGTTTCCATTCCAGTCACATTTATACCGAGTCGAATCATCTTCATCATAGCTTCTTGAGCACAATTAAAGTCAAAATAACAAGCCCATTTTTGTTCTTCGTCTAGAATATAACCAACTTTATAAAATTCAGTTATTTGAGAACGGTTGCGTTTCATTCTTCATAATTAATAGTTTTCCTGCAATCAAACCATAATAAAGTTCTTTGAACTTATCATCAGAATGTTTTTGCATTTCATTCTTTACAAGATGAATCACATCAGCAAACTCATCTTGAGTTAGTTGCCAGTCAGTTACATTGTATTCAGTTACATTCATTCTTAATATCTCCATTCCTTAAACATTGTAACATATTTTGGATCTGAAGCTGACTTGTCTTGTAACATTTTGAAAACTTTTGCAACATCTAACTTTTTATTTGTAAGAATAATAAAGTCTAACTTCTAGGTTCTTATCGTTTTTGTTCATCATATCTAATTACAATTTCTTTGTGTTCTTTGTACTTATCAGCCACTAGAACCGTGTAAAGTTTTCCACCGAGTTCCTCTGCAACCATTTCAAGAAGTGTTTTTTGTTCTTCAGTCACGATAAATTATCCTCCAAATAACGAAGTCTTTTCTCAATTTGTTCAATATCATCATCATGTCGTTCTACAACTTCTTCAAGTTTTGATTGAGCACGATGTAACCAAGTTTTGCGGTCTTGTTTTTCAAACCACCAAGTTGTTTCAGTTTCAAACATTAGAGTGCCTCCACCTCATCAGCAATTTCACGCAAAATCTCAATAGGGTCTTCAAGTTCTCCCCAATCGGTACATAATCTATCAGCAACCTCACGAATTACACGAGCAATCAACTTTTGTCTATCGCCACTTTTAGGACGCATAGAAAGTTCCATCGTACATTCCAGGATTTGTAACGCTCTAGTAGTCATGGTGTTTGGCCTAAAAACTTTTTTCGTTCTTGTGAGATAGTCGGATGATACCAGTCATCATAAGGGTAGATATACATGTGATACCAACCGTTGTTTAATTCTTCAAAGAAGGCAAAACGATCTATCTCGTCACCATACTTGACGAGTCGAAAGTTAATACAATTAGTCCAAGACCACCAAGCATCTTCAAACCACTCTTTCATTTCAGTAACTCATCAACATCAGGTTGATAAAAATCCATCGGCTTATTCTTACCCAACAACTGTAGAACATGTCCCTCAAAATCGGTAGAATCTGATTCGTAGATAACATGACCGAAGTTGTTGTCGCTTTCAGTATAGTTTCCAAGATAATCGGCAAACGTAAGAAATATTGCCATAGCACGAGTTTTATCGTGATGTGTAATGGCAGTGTGTGGGTGTGCAACAATACGGGTAATGCAATCAAACAATTCTTCTTTGGTATAAGAGAATGCTTTGGCGTTTTCATCAAGTTTGTAAGTCATTCACCCACTCTTCATAACGTGTGTTAATCTTACCATCATTCAGAAAGACATTCAAGTGCCCTGTGTTACCATTCTCAAAATAGAAAGCCATCCACACATGATGTCCTTCATCCATCACCTCATAGTGATACCCTTTGATGTTATCCAGTAGAAACTCATCAGGGTTGTAGAGCTCTTTATCAGTCATAATGCCTCCAGTTCATCAACAATTTCAAGAATGTTCTTTTCAGTAATACCAATATACTTGAGTTCTTTAATCAACTCACGAAGAGTAGAAGCAATAGCAACTTGTCGTAATTTTGCTTTATGATAATATTCATTATCAAAAACATCCATAATTGCCTTTGCTTTTGGAGAAAGTTTAGTCATGAGAAGTTGTAGTGAACACGAGTGTAGAAGTCTTTGAAGCAACTTCTATTGAGGAGTTTCATCATCGCTGGAGGAATGTAGTATGAATATTCGCTGAAGAAATCTTCTTTACTGAGAAATCTGAGACCATGAAGATGCCAAGTGCCAAACTGCTCATGGAATGCTCTCACAGCACGATACTGTTTAGTGGTGCAAGCAACATACTTATTGGTAGATGTTTCAAAATCTTCAGGATGACCAGGATTTGCCTGTGTCATCATAATACACACGGTTTGACCTTCACCTGTGCCAAAGTATTCAGAAACCATATAAACCCAGTGTTCATCCACAGGGAATACATCACGATGATACTTCTGCTCATATTCTTTCATACAAGCATCAGCAACCAGTTGAAAGTTTTCTTTCTTCTTTGCTTCTAACTCTGCTCGCAGTTCTACTTTTTCAGTTTCATTAAGTTCTTTGAGAGCATCAGAATACTTATCAATACCAGCAATAGCAGTTCTCACAGCATCCATTCGTTCCTCCTTTTCGATATCAGCAAGTTGTTGGAGAGCATCACCATTCTCATCATACAGTTTTTTTACTGCTTCCCATGCTTTTTTGTTTGCCACTTCTTTCTGAACTTTCTGATAGTCTTCCTCAGATACCTTAGCAACAATCACTTCATTTGCTGCTTCTCGTTGTGCGGCAACTTCAAGCATTTCTTCGTGGGTCATAAATCCATCATAAGTAGTGTTTAACCAGGGAGCATCATCTTTTTCTGGTAGATTGTATTCAGTCATTGTTCCCAAGCATAAGATTTCAGGAGCTCGTTGTCCTTTTCCAACTGCTCTATTCTATCACACAATTCAGTGATAATACCAATCAGACAATCATAATCAATTGTTTCGCTGTCGTATCCATTCTCCATATCATAGTAACAGGAGTGAACGAGCTCTTGTTTGAAGTTTCTTTCAGTCATCGTAGTTTCTCTCTAATCATTCGGATACACTCATTCCACTTATAACTGTTAGTATCGTGTTCTGTAGGCAACCACAAACTAATTTCATCTACCAAATTATCAATGGAAGTTTCCATATCCCAATCACTATGAGTTGTGAATACATCTTCCCACCAATCGTAAATCAGGTCTGTGAGTGTTTTTGATTTAGTAGATGAAACTACACCTTGTTTGACTGCTTCTCTAAATGCTTCTTTCAATCCATCAGCAACTTGTTCTGGTGTTTGTGGAGTTGGTTTGTAATCAACTACACCATAACCATCGTGGATTTTGATAGTTTCTTCCATTTCATTATGAACTCGTTCTCCTCGTTCTTGTGCGGTTTCACTTACCTTTTCTTCATAAGCAGCATTATATCCTGCTTGGAAACCTTGCCACCTTATAACATCATACTTGGAATCAGTTTCTAATTTAGGATATTGTCCCCACCAATCTTTGTATGCTTCTTCTACTGGTGATTTTGTTTTTTCCAGTTCTTCAAGGAATGAGAGCTTCTTTTCAAGCACTTTGATTTGTGCTTTCAGTTCTTCAATTTCAGTCATAGGAGTTTCATATTTCACTGGTTCATCCATTTTGCGAATGTGTAGTTGTGTTTTAGGTGCTACTGTTCCCAATCTACCAGTATCTTCAACTTTTATGGTAGTTTCTCCACTTGGTGATGTGAATTTAAGGTTAGTCATTACAAATCCCTCTTAATAGTTCTTTCAAGTAGAGCTTCCTCTTCTTCAAGTTCTTTCAGCAACTCTTGGTATTCTTTCACAGCATATTGAGGAGCAGCATCTTTGATAGTGTAAATGTAATGCTCAACAGCATCAATCAACATTTTAGTTTGTTTGAGGTTGTGTTGATGTCTCATCACAGGTTCTCCAATTCATCACATACATCAAGTATAGCACGGGCATCAAGCACCATATCTTCCACACCTTCCTCTCTACAAAACTGATAGTATTGGAGTTCTGCTACTAACTCACGGAGAACAATAATAACAGTAGGTTTATCTGTTTCCCAACCCATTTCGGCACACTTCTCATCCTGATAAAGTGTTTTTACAGCATCTTTTAGTGTTTGTGCTACTTCTTTTTTGTCAGTCATTTCAGTTCCTCAATAATAGATTTGATTTGTTTGAGATTATCATAAAGTTGTTTATTGAAATCATAACATTCAGTCAAATGGTCTATGTTGTTGTCCTCAAAGTTAGTTTCCTCACGGATTTCCCAAGACAAACCATCCATATCTGCTGCGGTTTCTGTGAGAAAGTATTCAAGTGTTTCAAGTAAAGTCATCAGTTTTCTCCCACAGATACTTCTACTTCCATTTCATTCATAATCATTTGAAGTTTTTTGATGACACCATCCCGTGCTTCTTTTGTAGCAGAACCAGTCCAATAATCACCGTGACTTATGGAGTGTAGCACAGTATCGGTGAGAATGTATAAATCTAATGATGTGAGTTTAGTCATTTTGCTCCTGTCGGTATTCTTCCTCTTTATCCAATCGTGCTTCAAGTTCAGAAATTTTAGTGTAGAGTGTATCCAAGTGTTCGGTGAGTTCATAAACATTCACAATACCTACATTAAGAGATTTGTAAATCCCATCCCAAGTTGGTTGTTTGTCAGTCATTTGTTTCTTCTTCTTTTTTACATTCCCACAAGTATAGGTGATAATGCATCATTTCTACACCTGTTTTAGTAATCAACATATCTGGATTATCATTTTTTTCAATCTCATCCCAATCAATTGGATTTTTTTCACACCATTCTTCATAAGTCATCTTGGGCATCAGTTTTCTCCACAGTTAGTTCTACTTCCATATTACTCAAAATTGTTTGAACCTTATTCGCAACATTTTCTCTTGCTTCTTTTGTATATCCACCAAGAGTTCCCTCAAATCCTGCGATAGAAAGAGTTCTATACAAAGTATCTGAAATTACCATCAAATCAAGTGCTGTGAGTTTAGTCATCATCAGAACTCCATTTGGTGCTTACATTACTTCTTTCCCAACCTTCATCATAACCCACTTTGAAGCCTTCTGTGTAGATTAGAGCAGCAAACTTCAAGAGTTGTCGTTCCCAACACTCCCAGTAATCGGAGTTTGTCCCATCATCTTTTTCACCCACGAATGTATCAAACCCACAGGATTTAGCAAGTTTTAGGATTTGTGCGTCAGTCATCAGGTTTGCTCCAATTCAGTAGCAATATCTAAAATTGCCTCACGAATACTTTCATTTCTTGTTTCAAGTGCTTCATCCCATTCTCTATGCCCCGAAAAACAGGCATAATTTTCAGGGGCAACATTATCAGCAAGAACACGAAGAGAAGCAGCAAAACCCTCTCTAATTGTTCCTCCGTGAGAAAATACTTCATCGGCAGCATCTATGATTGCTTGTGTTTGTGTAGAAAGTTTAGTCATACATTCTCATCTCCCATATCAATAGAACAATTACTGTAACCTTCATCATATCCATAGTCATAACCTTCATCATACATTGCTCGGGCAAAGTTCAAAAGTTGTAGAGTATCTGCCTTCCAACAAATATCATTCCACTTTTCAAAAGTTAGATAATTTTCAGCAAGTTGTAGGATTTGTTCTTCAGTCATCATCTCAGTCCTTCTTGAAGAGTTTGTAGATGGCATCAGCAATAGCAAGTGCTTGTTCTTCATTCATACAAATGTGTTGTACTCGTTTATCACCTTTCTCAACATCATATACCCAATAAGAAATGGTGCAACCATCACATCCCACATCAAGGTGAGTGTCTTCTACTGTATACCAAAAATCTTCGTATTGTTGAATACGAACTTGGTTGGTGATTTCAATAGTCATTGGAGTTCCTTTGTGTATGAGAGTATTATAAGGCATCACAGGGGGCTTTGGAGTGTCCCTGTGCCAGTTCTTCAAGTGTCCTCAAAACTTCTCTTCAATTTCTTGTTTTGTTGCTACTTCCACATTAGGATAACTCACATCCTCATAACCATACAATTCAAAATCCCTAATCAGGTCTGTAACAAGATTATCACACAGATAATCAGCAAAAATGTTCGGGTCAAGTTTCCCTTTATTTGTAAGCATATCGTGATCCTTATGCTTTTCAGGGTCAAACCTAATATAAAAAGTTACTTTATAACCTTGTAGATTTTCCAGAGCATCCTTTGTCTTCTGTTGTTCCTTATGTTTCTGAATTTGAAGTTCAAGTTCTTTGAGTTGTTCTACATTCAGTTGAGAGAGGTCAATCATCGGTTTGGTTGCTTATGAGAGTATTATAGACCAATAGGAGACCTTGTGGGGTCTCCCTGTGCCAGTTCTTCAAGTGTCCTTCTCATCAACCCACACAAAGCCCAAACAAGTTTTCATAAAGAAACGAACAATCATATTCGGTTTATCAGGCATATAATACTTCAAATATCTACGGTTTCCATTCGTATAATAACCTTCGTGGGTTTTCCCCTGTTTGATTACAAAAGAGGATTCCACAGAACTACCAGTCACAACAAAATTGGAGTAATCAAACTTGGAGTAACCAAGAGTAAGTTTTTGTGGAAAGCTTCCGTGTTCCTTCGCATACTCAAAGTCCTGAATAATCCTATCAAACTTTTCGTTATATCTTTTTCCAGCAAAATATTGGGAACAATCAAACTTTTCTTTTGTTGCCTTTATGAGAGCATCAATAAGTATTCCTTTGCGACTTCATATTTTGGATTATCTTTATCCATAGAAGCAACCAATTCCATAGTATCAAAGATATTCTTCACATCTTTAATTGTTTTGATTGTATCTACATTAAGATTATGATTTAGTCTTTCAGTCATTTTGCCTCCATAGCAGCAATCACAGCATCACGGGCACTTTTACCTTTTGCTCTATTCATAGGAAATCCACTATTAATAAACACCCAATCACTCTCACCATTCATTTTAAGAGAATGTGGTTTGAACTGATTGAGTAGAAACTCAAGGATTTCTGTATCTGTTGGTTCAATCATCGTATCCCATTATCAAAGAGTTCTTTTAGTTCCCGATAAAGTGGTCGCAGTTCGTCATACCCAGACCCAATATCCAATAGTTCCTTATTAGCTTTTAGCATAGAATGGAGTTGTCGTGCTTGGTCTTCTGTGAGTGTGAGTTTGTAGTTTTTGGTAATTTCAATCATTTTGAGGTCTCCAATTTGATGTGTGTGCCCAACCATCGGTTCTTACATTATACCAGTAATCATATCCCCATACACCAAAATCATTACGATAATACTGAACTAACCCAAATCCATTAGCATCTTCTTTTGTTGGTCTTCTGTTCGTAATTGGTTTAGTTTCAATCATTTCAATCCTCAACATAATGATACACAGGTTCGTTGTATTTTCTCAGTAGTCGTATTGCTTCTTGTGCTTCTTGAAGTGTTTGGAATGTAGCATCTGAGTGAAGAATATATTTTTTTTCAGCAAGATGATAATACTGAATGAAAAAATAAGGTTTCAAAGTTTTTAAATTGAGGTCTTCTACAATTCGGTAATCATAAACTTTCATTATTTCCGTGCCTCCCAATACTTACCTTCATTACCACATCTACCATAAGGCAATCTCATCATATCACAAAAACGACCACCTTTGACTTTTCCAGTCACCAGATTGCCACTCACTACTGGATTGAGGCACATATCAAATCGGTCTCCACCACCAGTAAGATGCTCAAACCAATCTTTCTTGTAGTGCTTACAATCCTTACAGAGTTTTAGGTCGGTCATTATTGTGATACTCTCCAAAGAAAAATGGAGACAGGAACCATAAAAACTGCTAGTTGAGCCACATCAATCCAAGTTTTTGGGTCAGACACACATTCAGTCATTAGTTTTCTCCACAATCACAATCAAAGGACAAATATTCTATCACAGGTTCTCTCAAATAGTTGCAAAGGTGCCACTGTGCTTCTTCAAATGTAGAATAATCACCATCCCTATATTCATCTACAAATAGATTATACCAAAACAATCCATATCTTTTGTGTTGTGGATAATATCTGGTTGAGTGTCCGTCTGTTACTTTTTTGATACGATAGTTTTTCATAAATCGTAAGGATGTTGAGGATCTCTAGTCCATAGTTTAGTATATACTAACCATTTCTCTTGTTTGTTATCCAATTCAGCAGTCCAGTGGATACCATTCTCATCAATAGCATCCAGGTAATGAATACCTTTGCGGTCATCAATCACACGAGTGACCGTTACAAACTTTACTTTCTCAACCATAATCAATTACCGTTAATAATGTTCCAAAATTGTTTAGAATTAGCACCAGGCAGATGTGGTAGTTTCTTCTCCCAGTATCCTGTGATGTGATAATACCACGATTTTAGCACATATGGAAGTTTCACACACCGTCTCCAGTTTCATTCCATCCATCTGGATGATTATCCATGCGTGTAACTATCTCTTCAATCTCCTCCCAGTGTTTCTCTACTTCTTTTACACGATGCATAAAACTATCTTCACCATGATCACCAGAATACAGATAATCAATATGCCTCATGATCTCTGCTACCTTACGCATCTGACGAAGTTGCTTCCTCAAATACTTGATAGTTTCTGGTGAAAAATTGGGAGCATACTCATATTCATCCAGTTTTTTGTTGTTGTTTTGGATTTCTACTTCCAACTCATCAGCAAACTGTGCTACCTTGTAGTAATCGTAACCACAATCATTAAAGTGTCCGCCGCTCATTGTTGTGCCTCCAGTTGTTTCCAAGCAAGTTCTTCACGTTCACGTAGATTCTCAATAGAACCTTTAGCAACCTCAGGCCACTCTTCCTTAGAGTTCTGCCACCAATCTTTGTAGTCCTCAGGCATTACAGATGAAAGTTCATCATCATAGCGTTGAAGACGAGCAAGTTCAGATTTGATTTGTTGTAGATGTTCTATGCGTTCTTTACACAGGTCATACTCTTCACAATACCAATCAAGTTGTGGTTCTTCTTGATTAGTTTCTTCACGAATATCCCATTCAAGACACTGAAGATGTCCTTCTTGGTCTTGAATGAAATGATTAATTGTGTCAATCAGAGACATGATTCTCCTCAAATTCAAACCATTCGTAGATAGAGTTCATTGCACCCTCAACCACTAGATCAACCACTGCATCTTCGTGTGGATTCTCTACATGTTTGTGGGCACGATTGTATCCATACCTGACACCTTCTTCAAGGGCCATACTAAGGACTTTACGAAAGTTAGGTTTCATTTTTGTTTACCATGTAGAGGGCAGTCGCCATTTACCCATTTACGATCTTCAGGCATCTCTTCGTTATCCATTACAGGACACTTACATCCCTTCATCACAGCAGAATTGCTACCAGGAACAAGACCTTTCCATTCCTGATGAGTAATGGCTGCCATTTCTTCATCAGTATATTGAGAATTCTCAGGTTGTTCGAGACGAGAAAGTTTAGCTTTCAGATCATAAATTTCATCTTCCAACTTACGAAACTCTTTTGCATAATCTTCTGCAAGTTTCATATCAAACTCTTCAGCAACCTTACGCATTTCTTCTTCACCACGCATATCATTAAATGCAAGTGAACAAGCTCCTTTCATAATACCTTGTTCACAGTGCCCCATTGTTCGGGCAATATTTCCAAAGAAACGGAACAGTTGAATGGTATTGATGTCATGACAAGGAATCTCAAAGGTATAATGTTCCTCTGGAAGAGTTTCATCATCATAGATTCCAGACCCACCATAACTAGGAGTCCATTCAGTATCAAAGTGAACTTTCAGTGTTGCTTTGTAAGTCATTGATCTAGATTTGTATATTCATACTATAAAGATTCTGGTTGTAAAAGTCAAGGGTCGATGGACAGTTCCTCAAGTGTCCTCTTCATTAGATTCTTCTAACATTTTTTTCAAATCATCCATAAAATCTTCAGTCAACGGAATCAATTTCTCTTCTCCACGATCAATACGATCACACATTTCCATCAAGTATTCTAAAAACTCTTTGGGATAAGTTTCATCCATATTGATACTACACCAGAACCATTGATAACATTCTTCATAAGGGTCATCAGTTGAAAGTAGGGCATAGTCTTTATAATTTCCACTAATGAGGTCTCTCCACATCTTGAAGTTGTTCCACATCTCCCTCCAACCAGTCTGGAAGCAGTGACCGAAATAATACTCAATCCAGTTCAGTTTCGTTTTCATCTAGTTCCTCTAAGTAATCCCACTTCCAAGTGCGTTCAATAATACCAATATCAAAACCAAACTTATATGCCCAGAACATAATACTCAAAGTAGAACCAGTTCCAGAACTAATCTTGATGTAAGGCCATCCAGGATAATCATTCCAACTTACAGATGCTTGAAGCAAACTCCAACCTTTTGCATTTAGAACCTGAACATACCATTCGTGTCCAAAGTCTTCACGGTGTTTAAAATTAATTAAATTCATTTTTAGTTACATCCAAAAATTGTACCACCTACGGCAGCGCCTACAGGGATCGCCCACCAACGTCCATCACCTCTAGATAGTGCAGCACCCACACCACCCCCTAGAAGTGCGCCTAGGGTCGCCTGAGTAGGATTACAGTAACCGCGGCGATAATAATTGTTCCCATAATTATCAACTCTACGTGGCTGATAATTGACGGGTCCATTTCCGCAAGGGACTTGGTATGACTGAGTAGAAACATTTCCTTGTACATAATTACCATATCTATCATAGTAACCAGGAGTGTAAACTTCACGATACTTTGTACAAGTTTGATAATCGTTTACTTGTTGTGAATACACTTGCGTTGGAGTAAGTAGTAGTAAGAAAAGTAGGTATTTCATTTGTATTTCCCTGTGACATTTTCGAAATCTTGTATGATTCCATACTTAAAGTGTAATCTCATTCTTGGCCAGTCTTCCCACTCACCTTTCCAATTTTCTGGATACACTTCAATATATTTGGTAATATAACACAGAATTACTTTACCACGACTGCCAGTGCGAACCCATTCAAAGTTCATCCATTTACGTTTTGGATCATACTTTGGATGATCTTCTTCAAAGATTTCCATCGTATAACAACCACTATAACTTGGATACCACAACTTTCCCGAGGGATCTAACCAGTAATCGGTCATTGTGCCACCATAACCATCTTCAATATCCTTGGTTTGACATACTACATTCGTAAATTCTTTACCAAGATCGTATGATGATCTGAAATAGTCAAACATCCCCATGTTACTTATCCAGCTACATTATTTAAGAAAAATTCAGTATTGATATACTTCCATGCAATATCTCTGTCAGAGGATTCAAACCTATCCGTACCAAAAGTACTATAAGACTTGCAGAGCCCGTTAGGCAAGTACCTTAACATCTCGTTAGGATGTCCACAGAAACCTCGTTTTTCAAACGGAACTGTGTTAAAGCAAGTTTCAAATAGTTTAACTAAAGATGATTTACCAAGAAGTAAAGAAACTGGAGAATTTAAAGCAAAAGTTACTATATCTTTACGAGTAAAGGGAGTCCTACACTCAATACCATGACTTGATCCAATAAGATCTGTTGACATTAATGTTGCATTAGGCATCTGATGAAAGAAATCTACATAAGAACAAGCTTTGATAGAAGAATCTCTTTCTGAAAATCCATGATTTTTAAAAAAGTCTTTCACATAATTAAAATCCTCTTCAATTTCTTTCTCAAATGAGAGAATAAAATTATTTCTGATCGGTAGTGTATATTGGGATTTATTTGAACTTTCGTAATATTTGTATCCCAAAAACAATTCATCCGCACCTTCTCCTCCATAAAGTATTGATCCAGGTTCGACCATACTAAACATGATATTTGCAGAAGCGAAATCATGGGATGGAATCGGAGAACAACATAACTTTAAACATTCCAAGTAAGATTCATAATACTCATCAATATCAATGTTTCTCTGTAGTTGTAAAGACGAAAGATTCTTGAATAGTCTATTTGATGATAAAGCTACAGGATCCTTTTGGTTAAATGTCAGAGTAATTGCACGTTCAACATTCACTCCAGCCTGTTCTAAAAAATGAGTAACAATAGAAGAATCGACACCACCAGAAACTACTGAATACACCTTTACATGTGGAAGGACAGACTTTTGCATCTTTTGCAAAGTTTTTAACAATAACTCATTTACCTGTAATGTGTAATCATGCTGACTTTTATTCTTGAGTTCAAATATTAGATCGGTGTTTAAATAATCTCTTCCAGACCAAACTCTTTCTACAGTTAAATGTTTATTGTAAGTTAATTTATGGCCTGGCGGTACTTGATAAATTCCTTCAATTGAAGTGGAATTTGAGATGTAATGTCTTGTTAAAAAGTAATCTTTTAAAGCAACTTTATTAACTCTAATTGGAACTCCATATTTTTCCAACACATCCTTAATAAAAGATGGAGTTGAGGATATGATAAACAGTCTAGGAGAATCGTAGTAAAAACACCTCTTTTCACCAATCACATCTCTATAAACATCAACGTTGAAATACGATCCATGTTTTTCCACATTCGCAACAGAAAACATTCCGTCGCAGTTGAGTAGAATTTTTTCTAACTCTTCTTTTTTAATGTAATCTGTGTCATTGGAGTATTTTGTCTCATCATAAATCTCACCGTTATACAACGTAACTTTGTAATTTATTGGTAGATTTGCAATTGACTTTTCATGTTTAGGTTCAGTTTGTATCGCAAGAACTGACTGATACATATAAACCTGTTCACTCAAATAGTGAGTCGCAGAAGATGGGCCACGAAGACCTAGATCATCTTCTGCAATACGAATCAACTCATAGTCAATTTTATCTCTTTTACATAATACCAGACCAAAACCACACATGTTACCACTTAGATGCTGGACATTTTACATTTGCAAATTTTATCTTATGTTCCATAAAACATCCACATTTGTAACATCTTTTTTGATCTTTGTTGTAATCTGGACATTCATTACAAATTTCAATTCTTTTTTCTTGTAATTCTTTAGACGCTAAAAATCCATTTCCAGACGCAGCACCTTGACCCACATCTTTAGCAAACTCTTGAAAAGATTTTATTTGTTCCCAAAAGTCTGGATATTGATTTTCATCAATTAATTCTGGTAATTTTTTTTCGTCCATAAATCCAATAATTATACAAAATAAAAGGGGCTATTGTCAATGTTGACTAGCCCCTTCAATTGCGGTTATAATAACTCTGTGCAGTTTCAAAGATTATTAGTCTTTACTACTTCAAAAGCTTCTAGAGCTCCTTGAAGTTTAATGAACTGTTCTTTTTTAAGATTGAACGTTCTTTCTGTTTCAATCAGTTCTTCTCTGAGATCTTCGATTTGTTTGGTGATCTCAGCAATCATTTCGTCAATATTTTGTGATTTTTCTTCGGTCATGTTTAAATGGTAAAATAACTCAGACACTTTATTTAGTCTTTTTTGGGAGGACACCCTAAGTAGGGTCTACCGTCATAAATGTTTTTTGCATGTGGCCCTTCTGCATCGACATAATGTAAGAAAGATTGTAAATACCATCTTTGAGTGAATGGTTCTCTCCAGTGATATAAATCACATCCTCTATAAAGACATAAATCTCCTGGTTTTAGTAATATCTCTGCAGCATTACTTTTATCTTCATTTTCACTAAAGTAAATTGGAGATATTTCTTCTCCATTGGGAATTGCTAGTGATAGTGTAGCGGATATTTCACATGATGGCCTATCTCTATGAATTATAAGTTCATCATCTTTACCATAAAATCTTGTGTAACTATAGGTTGGTAACAAAATTTTATTTGTTACTTTAGAAAGATGTTCTTTAGAATTTTCTAATATGGTATCTATCAGAGGGTCACCATAAAATGAACAACTACCTGGAGCTTGATCATCACCATAGGTGACATTGAATCCAGATTTAATTCTTGTATAAAAATATTGTTCTATAAATTTTAAAAAATCATGATTAAGAAAATTTTCTATAATATAATAACCATTTTTACTAAAACTCATTGAAAATTACCTCAATTTGGGACCATGAACCCAACCCACTAGAGTATGTCGAGTTCCTTTAGTTACTGGAGTTACTTCGTGTAAAACATTGGAAGGAAAGAATACTATTTTACCTATCTTTTTTTCAATCTTTATTGGTTCAGAAGAAATACCAGAATATAATAATAAATCACCTCCCTCATATGTTGAAGGATCGGATAGTTGAACTACGAAACTCAATTTTCGATCTTCTGGTATATTCCAAAACATTGGATCTACATGTTTGGAATAATGTCCAGTTTCTTCTCCTCTATATTCTGTAAATTGTAAAGATTCTATTTTTGTTAAATCAAAATCAAAATATGTCTTGTTGTGATTAATGACATAATCAGTCAATCTTCTATAGATCCAATCTGTATTGCAGTTCATTGGCATCCAACATATTGAAGATGTTCTTATTTTCTTAATAACAATTTCTTTTTCGTCGGATCCAACAGTTCCATATTGTTTTTTTAGTTTTTTTGAAATAAAGATAATTGCCCTTATTTCTTCAGGACCAAAGATATTATCTTCTGTTGAATAACTTACAGTCTCTTTAGGATTTAAATACCAATATCCACTAGTTGATCCGTTAGATAATACTTGGAATTGATAGATATCATCTAAAGAATTTTTATATGAAAAAAAGTCAGAGATCATAATTAATTTTAGATAGCTCGTGTACTGTCGAACAAGATTCAATTTCTTTAAAAATGTTCATTTCTGATAGTGATAATTCAATATCATGTTGATTTATAAGATCACACAATTCTTTTATTTCTTCTGCACGGAATGAATAATAATCGTTTATTATCTTATAAACAAATGTTTTTTCTGGACTTTGATCGGCTTGTAAATTTTTAATATTTAAATCAAAAATAGTAGTTTTATTAACAGGACACCTTATATTTTTATAAGTAACACCTATTTCCTTTTTTAATTCAAAATGATCGGAAATAATTTGTTTAAAATGATTTTTATTCAGAGTTAAATTTTCTGGAGATGAACTATAGTCTTCCAATAATTCTGAAGTTATTTTAATCCATCCTAAACCTGGATTCCCACTCCAACTTAAGTCCTTTAATTCTTCTTCAGAAAAATTGGTTAGGCCAGCTATATTTTTCCAGTATTCTGGGAGTGGTTCTAATTTACTTATTATTTGTTTCGTATTAGTATCTACTAAAACATAAAAATCATTCTTCGTCATTTACTTCACTTTCTTCTTTTACTTCATCATTTTCATTTACTGGTTCAATTGATTTTATATTTTTCATTTTCGTTTCCTCTATTTTAAGTCTATCTTCTTCCTTTAGTTGCCAAGCAGCAGCTCCCACCCAAAAAGCACCATTTGGAGTATCGGTGTCCCATCCTCTCCAAGTGGCAAAATCTTGTCTGGGTCTCATCGCAACTTCTAATCCAGTTGCAGCTGCCAATTGGTTAATTATCTCTACAGCTTCTACAGGTTGGAGTATATACCAAAGATGAGAATAGTCACCTCTCATACTTATTTCTAAGATTCCACCAGTGGTTGTTCCTACTGAAAATGATCTCGCTCTATTTCTATTTGACTCTAAATTTGCGAGTTCGTTTTCTTCATAAAGTTGATGGATTTTCTGTCTTGTTTTTGATGTTTTCTTAGGTGCCATAATTAATTTTCAGTAAGTACTTCTATTTATTGGGAACCCCAAGTGATTGTTATGTATCCACCAGCAGCAACAGAAACTGGATAATTAGTTAGAGGGGTAACTGCAATATCACTTGCAGTAGTTGGATTTGCTGGACTTCCATCATTACCGGGATTAGAATCTCCTGGATTTCCAAAATCACCATCAAATCCTGCATTACCTGGATTTGAAGCACCTCCTCCACCTCCTCCACCGCCAGCAGATTTGATCTGTGGAGCATTTGTTGGTGGGGTTACTGATCCACCTGAACCACCATCGCCGCCACGTTGACCGTCGGCCGCGAAGCCGCCGCCTCCACCTCCTCCGCCAGTCGCAGTACCTGTACCCGTTCTTCCGGGTCCACTGCCTCCAGGATTTCCTGTTCTGGATGAAACTACGGGAAATATGTCTCCTGCTCCCAATCCACCAGGACCACCGAAACTAGTATTTCCACTAGCCGAAGTAAATGTTCCAGCATTAATACTTCCAGCTCCGCCGCCGCCACCACCAGAACCACCGGCTCCACCAGTACCAGCCCCACCATTAGTTCCTGGAGTACCATTATTTCCGGATCCACCAGAACCTCCAGCTCCCCCTGGAAAGGATATTCCAAAAACAGTACTAGCTCTTCCTGGGTTACCACTAGGACCAAAACCACCAGAACCACCAGAACCTGCAGAAGTAGTAGTGCCTGGATTTCCATTTGTACCGCCACCACCAGAAGAACCTGCAGTGGCAGTTGCTGAGGGTCTAGGGGAAGTACCGTAACTTAGTGAAGCTCGTTTTGCTCCTCCAGCACCTCCACCTCCTCCAGGAAAAGTACCGGGATTTCCTGAGGCACCATCTTGGGTTCTAAAATCTCCTGCGGTTGAACATGCACCACCACCACCTCCGCCACCACCGCAGCGGCCTGCGTTTCCATCATTACCTACACCAGCATTTCCTCCAGATCCAGCAATTCCTTCACCACCTGGATTTCCAACACCACCTTCACCTTCAACAGAAACTTTTGAAATTTTCGCAGGTGTTGTCCAGGTAGTTTCAAAATTTGAAGTGTCAGGAGCAATGAAAGTTACACTTCCACCACCTTCCATTGTTGCTCTGAAAATGTCTCTGGTTATAGGCATCTTTTTAATCCAAATAAAACCAACCTGTTATTATATATTTGGATTTATTGCCATGAACAACATTTCCTCGATGTGTATGAGTATATGCTGCTGGCCATATAATCATACAATTTTCTTTTGGTTCAATTCTTAGTTTTTGATATAAGAATTCCGTTTCCCCAGCACCATCTATGTCATTTAGATATAACGAATAAACCAAACATCTGTCAGCGCCAAGATCGCTTCCCTGTTCACAATGCCAAACATGATAACCTGCACCTGGAACTGTTTTTTGAATTTTTATAGCAGTACATTTAAGACTTATGCCTTTTAAAATGTCAAATTGGTCAGTGTAACTTTCATAACATTTTTGCAAACCTTCAAAAAAAATATCGACAACTGGGACACCATTAAAGGGTTTTAATAAGTGATTTTTTAGGTTTAAAAAAGAATAGACATCTTCTTTTTTTGTTTTTGTCACTCCTTCATTATCTTGACGATTTCCACAATGTCCTGCAGTTATTAACTTTTCAAATTCATTAATTACATGATTGCAAAATCCATCGGGATATACTTCTGAGTACATCCCTATAAAATCTAAGTATTTAATATCCATCATTTAGATCAATTATGCATAATTATATAGTGCTAAGGCACCATACCAGTTTGCACCTCCATTAGTAGTGAAGAACGTATAAACATCCGAACGATTTGCTGATGTGGTTCTTGTTGGAACGGTTGAGTTTGGCCACTTAACACTGGCAGGCCATACAATTGATCTACCTGAAGTACCATCATTTGTTAATAATAATGTGAAACTCGTTGCAGAAGCGTTATTAACTCCTAAAGAGAAAGTGAAAGTACAGTTAGCATTTAATGTTGCAGCGAAGAAATTACCATCGGCAAGATTTAGTGTTGTAGCACTACCAGTATTTCCAACATTTACGAGTCTTTCTGCATAGTTCTTTAAAATGACCTTATCAACAAGAGCGTTTGTTGTAGCAGTTATTCCATTAGAAGATAATACTGCAGTTGAACTAAAGTTTACTGTTCCATCATTGTTTATGATGAAACTAGCAGAATCTGAACTGTTTCTAAACTCATGTCCATTTGCAGATCCATATAAAGTTTTTCCGTCTGTTGTGAAATAGAATCTATTATCACCATCTTGACTGGTATGCCATACATCATTTGTTCTTCTTAAGAATGTTGATTCATCTAAACCATCCAGTAAATCTGCGTTCAGATTAGTTACTTTTGTAGTTGAAGCAACAACTATTGGTGGAGCTCCAGTTGCAACTGTTGATTCGTACCTTTGTGCAGTAACAATACCAGTATAGTTTGCTCTATCTCCACTTAATGCTGTAATAACACCTACTGGAGATGATACCAGATCATTAGAAACTAAACTAGAAGATGCTCTTACACTTGTGAATGTTGCTGCGGTTCCAGTTAGAGATGTGATAACACCACTATTGACTGAAATAGATAGTGGATTTCCACCTAAACCACCGCCAATATAATTTGCGGTAATCGCAGTTACAAGTCCTGAATTTATATAAGCAGTTGGAGCTCCAATCCAGTCAGTAGAATTTAAGTTCGTGATGGTAGCTAAACCAATTGAAGATCTGGTATAAGTTAAACTTGTTCCGGAAAGTGTTGTGGTTACTCCAACATTAACGAAAGCATTTGGTGTTGCAAATGATGAAGTTGCACGAAGACCACTAAGGAATCCATTTGTACCATTAACATTTGTGAATGTACATGCAAGACCAGTTAGAGATGTAATAACACCCACATATCCGAAGAAACTGGTTGCAGAAGAAACATTCGTATATAAGTTAGTTACAATACCTGATGTTATGAAAGCATTGTTTCTTACAGTTATTGTATCAATACCGATCTGATTTCCTCTTAATTCAAATACAGTTAGAATTCCTGCACTACATACAAGATTTCCTATTTCAACCGTTCCAGCAAAAGTAGATACTCCAGCAAAAACGGAATTTAGAGAATTCTCTAGTCTTACTCTTGCAGTTGTAAATGTTGCAGCAGTTCCAGTAACTTCTATGTTTTGGAATTGTGCAATAGATGTAGCATCTGGATGTCTGATTGTATAAGTTGATGATCCAGTTCCTGCATAGTTAATTTGATTTGTAACAGTAATGTCTTCATAGGTAACAGCTGTGAATGCCTGATTGGATGCAAACGTAACCGCACCACCCACATAAAGATTCTTAACCTTCAAAGTACCATTAACTTCTGCAGCATCAGTAAAGTTGTATACTCCTTCACTTGATCCTACACCAATTTGATCAAATTTTAAGAAGTTTCTATCTTTTTGTTGAGAAATTAATCCCCAACGACGCCAATCTCCATCAGCATAAACATGTCCAATGTATCCAGATGGAGTTGGAGTTGCTAGGAGTGAAATATCACCAGGTTTCTTAGGATCTGTAGGAGTTGCAAGTCCAACAGTTATGAGTTTTGGTTGTGATGCGATACCCTTTACAAATAGATCTCTTGTCTCAAGTCCATCTTCTGAAGCACAAGTAACTTTTTGTCCAAAGTTTACAGGACCATAGAACTGTGATGTTTGGTTATTGTTTTCACCACCTTCAATAGTAATTCTTTCTTTTACAACTAAATCATCAAAAACTCCACTGAGTTTATTATTAACGTCAGTGTCGGTCTCATCTTCTCCAAAAAATGTAACAATAGGAGCCTCAATAACAGTTTCTTCTCCTGTTGCACCATTAATTTTAGTTGCACCAGAATAGAACTCTCCTCTATCGTTCATTCCAGTGTAAACGACAGTACCACCATCTTGTTCTCTTGCTTGTGAGATTAGAACCTCATCCTCACTCAACACACGATTCTGTTTTACAGGTAAACCTGTTGAATAGTTACCTGGACCATATCCAAGATATTCAAAAGTATGGCCAGATGCACGAAGAATAGAGTGTCTGCGAATTTCCATAGGCAAGACACGGATCTTTCTAACAGAAGATCCAGAAAGTGCAGATGAAACTGAAGTAGAGAATTGTCCTCTAGATACGGTGATTGAATTTCCTACTGGATCTGAAGTAATTCTTAAAATTTCGGAGTTGATTAAAATATAATCACCCTTTTTGAATCCATTTGCAGATGTTAGAGATAATGTCGTCGTAGTATTACTAATATTTCCACTTAGAGTTGTAGTAATTCCTGCATAAATGTATGATCCTCTTCCACCTAAATTCTCCTCACCAGCTCCTAAAGCCCTTGCATTAGCAGAAATTCCATATTTGTGTACGGTCATTCCACTTGAAGAAGTAGTATGAGAAATTGTGGAAATTCCTGCACTAAAATTAAATGTATTAATGCCAACAGATTCATTTACAAAGAATTTTTCACTGAAGAATGTACTTCCTGTTCCAACCAGTTTGAAAGTATTTCCTGGAATGAGTCCATGAGCACTTAAACATGTTACTGTCGCTATACCAGTTTCTTTAGTGTATGATATAGTGGTTATACCGACCCCATTGGAAACTAATGTGGCTATTGGATATCTGGAGTCTGTTCTTTGTCTGTATGCTGCAGCACTTGAATCTGTTCCTAATCCAGTATTTAAAATTTGAACAGATCTGGAATTTGGTACAGATAAAATTCTAAAAATTCCATTATATGCAGGATTAACAAATCCAGACAGTTCTAAGGTATCACCGACGTTATCAAATATTTCTGTTACTTGTACTACGGCAGATGTTGTTGGGGAACCAGCAGGAGAAGCTGATATGGTCATGGTATTTCCAACACCATAAGCACAACCACCATTTACTAATGAAATACTAGTAATAGTATTACCTACTGAGATGTTTGCTTTTACGGATGCACCTTCGCCATTTATACTACCATTAACTAAGTCAGCAGAGTATATTGTACTAGTAACACCAGCACTATTATTATATCCTGCCCCAGGATTAATCAATGATAAAGATTTAATCTGGTTTAAACCATGTTCAACATTTGTATATAATGTAATTGTAGTATTACCAACTCCACTTACAGTTGCACCGGTAATTGCATATCCTATTCTATTATTTTCAAGGAAAATGTTTAGAGCTTCTTTGGTAATTGAGAGTCTCTTATCATTAGTACTAATTTTTCCTAGTGGATCGAGATCTGCAAAACTTGTAGATGGTAGTGGATCTGAATTGAAATTATCTCTATCTTGTTGTGGATATAAATTTCTTACGTCTTGATTGAACCTTTTCTCACTTAAACCAAATCCAACAGAGGTTTCTGGTCTAATACTTCCACAAATCGCTGTTAAGTTATAAATTCCATCCTGGCCATCAGAACCTGGAATATGTTTTTTAATTTCTGTACTTCTATAGATGAAAATACTTTCTTTGTATTTTTCTCTTTGTACTGTAGGTAGAGCTTCAATTTGTTGTTGTGTGGTTCTTTGGTTTGTCTGATTTAAGAACGTTCCTGGACTACTTGTTAATCCAATATAATTAAATTCTCTTGGACCTAGAACTTCATTGACTATAAAACTACCATTGTATGGTATTTCATTAGAACCAGTTGTATTATTACTACTTACAACATTGGTTATTTTTACTAGGTCCCCAGCAACTAAGTTATGTGGTAACTCTGTTTTGATTGTTGCGGTTCCTGATAGGTATGATGCATCTAGTATTATCTTTGGATTTTTTAGTTGTGTGGGATCTTCTACGTTTGAACTTACAAACGAAGCACTTCCAATACCAGCTGATTTTGTTTCCTGAAGAATAAATCCATCTGTTGGTGGTCTAGCATTAAGATATTCTTTTGGAATTACGTAACGTAATCTATAAATTCTTTCATCAATACCTCTATTGTCTACTCTTCTTAAGATGTAACATGCACCTGTAACTTCTCCAAGAACACTAGTTCCGATTCCTACAATTGCATCGTAAATTTTATTAGTTGAAGTTGTTGGGGAACTTTGTACATACCACTGTCTTTCAGTTGTATCATATTGAATTGGGTGTCCTGCATCTCCTGGATTTTTATCAGAAACAGTACTTAGAATAGTTATTACTCCCCCTCCATTTGAAATTCCAGTAATATTATTTCCAGAGTTGGCATCATTTAATGTAGATGAGAGTTTAATTTGATTAGATGCTACACCATTAGTTAATGCATAATAAATTTTATTATTTTGTACGTTTGATGGGAGTTCTCCTGTATCACTATAAATTCTTACTTTTTCTCCATTAAATAACTGGTGATTTGAGGTAAGAGTAATAATATTTGATGAAATACTATTAATACCTGCTGATCTACCAACGGTATAGATCTTTTCAGCCGATGTACTAATTCCAGAAGGAACTTGCATCAATACTGGAGAAGAGAATGTACTCTGAGCTATACCAATAATTGTAGAGAAGTATAACTCTTCTCCTCTTTTTCCACCTACCTTATAACTGTCAATTTGGCTTGGTGGTGGAATATCTGCAGATTTGTAATTTGCAATGTATAATCTACTTGTTGTTGCAGCAGAGACAATTTTTAGTGCGTCAAGAGGTAACCAAGTAACTGCTGAAGTTCTTGGAGCAGGTTCTCTTGGTGGAATAACGTGTGTGATGTATCCTACATCATCTCTGTCAAAAGATTCTCCTCTAAATCCAGAAGACTCTAGGGAAATTGCACCAAAGTTTGAGTTTGAGTTTGTAATGGACTGGTCTCCACCAGACTCGGAAACGAAATGTTTTGCATAACCAATAGCAAAAATAGATACGCACTGAATAATGGCATTGTTAGATGCCTTCATGTGTACGTTTTCGTAACTAGGCTTATAAATTGCTCTGGAATTTATGTGTAGTGGTTTTTCATTATCAGCTACAGTGGAATTGTCATTATAAATTCCAGTTTCTGGATCATAAAGTATAAATGCATTATCATCTTTTTGTAGAGAAATTCCAGTAAATTGTGCAGTCAACATGGATTTAAATCCAGTTGCTTTTGATCCATCTGCATGAAGACCGTTCATACCATAAACGGATCTCAACGTACATGAGAAGATATATGGAGAAGCCGAAGATGTACTATCAGACTCTACAATTACTGATGAGTTTACAAATGTAGCAACATCTGGTAGTGGATCTGTTGGTTGTGATGGAGAAACATAGGTAAATTCAGTATCACTTAATACATCAGCTACGAAGAAAGATCCATTATATGACTCTAAGTTCGTAGTAATACCCGCAATTAGCACTGGGGTATCTTTAAACAATCCATGAGACTCTGAAGTTTTAACCGAAATAGTCTTGGTAGCGACTACACCATCTCCTGCTTTTATGCTTGTAATACCAATAGCATCGGATCTAAGATCTCCAACGATTCTATATTCATCAATAGAAGGTTCAAAATCAGTTCCAGTAGCTACTGGGAAGTTGGGTAAACCTCTACCAGATGTATCACCAAAGGCATAAGTAATTTTATAATAATACATTTCAAGGTCAGTTAGACCCGTAGTATTTGAGTCAAGGATTACTTTATTAACACCATCAGCATATTCAAAACAAGTTAACTTATGGTGAGAGAAATTTGGATTTACTTTTGCTGTTGTGGAATCCCTATAAGCGACTCTTGAAGGATCAGCATCGAATATGGTAAAAGCAGTGAAGTAACAAGTACCAGTTACTCGGAAAATAGCGGAGTTTGCAATATTATCGTTATATGGATCTGGTACATATAATGGACGAATTTTAGTTTTACGGAGGTCTAATCCAACGATTGATGTTCCTCTTGGTAAAATAGTACCGCCTTCTACCGAGTTATATTTGTATAAATCATTATCTTCATCAAAGATATCAAAGTTTGAATTTTCATCAAATTCCGTTAAGGTAGCACCAGAAGTAGTCCACGCACCGTTTACTAATTTTTTAAATACAGCTGATCCACTTACATTTTGAATAGAATGTCCAGGTCTATTATCAATATAGTGAGTTCCTGGATAAACTAAGATAGTCGTAGTGTCAATTTTATCGTTATTTCTTCCTTCTCTGTATGAAAATCTTGCCGCTTCAATTAATGCTCTTTGAATTGTTCTGAAGGGTCTGGTTAACGAGTTACCTCTATTTTCAAAACTATCTGTAGCATCGAAGTCTGCTGGGTTTACATAAAGAATATTACCTTCAGCATTTTTGAGGAAATTCTCTAATCTACTTAGGGGCATTGCGTTATCCTACAGTGACAAATCTATTCTTTTTATATTTAGACACTAAAAAACCTCCCCAAAAAGAGGAGGTTTTGAAGTCACACGGAAGGGATTTGTCACGGTGTTAGTATCACCAAGTATATATTACCACTTTACTTCTTTCCAGGCAAGTTTATCGTTCAACTCTTTATTAAAGATCATTACATATCTGTGTTTTTGGCTTCGATTTTTCCATTCACCCTCTTGTCCTTTTACTTTTCCACGAGAGTGTTTAGTTCCGTCTGAATAATAGAAATCTTTTTTTCTATCCGTGAGACCGTAATACTTAAAGTTGCAAGCGCGATAGATTGTACCAACATGGTGACTGTTATCAGCGTAAGAGATGATCGCTTTAACTTCAGTATCTTTCCGAAGTTGTCTAATCGCTCGTGACACAAACCAAGAAGTGATGTTATATTCGCATGACTGCGTACTAGGTTCGATGCAAAGTCTGGAGAGTTCAAAGATTCCTTGTTGTTCATTACGATCTAATCCAAATGCTCCTACTGCTATTTCTGGAACTGGGAGACCAGTAAAAACGCAAGCACCAAGGCACCCGCCAAGTCTAAGAGGGCATTCCCAGTCTGGATGCTTGAAAAGTCCATAGTTATACCCAGATTTGAAATCTTTGGATTCATCTTTTAAGTAATGATGAGTATAAAGAAGATCTTTAATTTCATCTTTACTAACTCTATCTATATAAAAATCCGATTTCATCTAAGTATTTTTACTTATTTTGTTTTAGTTTCCTGATAAATTATTCTTTTGGTAGTCTAATTTAATCCAATTTAAAAGAGAGTTTGTTTCTGTAATTTTAGAATCATCAAACTGAGATTCTAACCTCAGTTTCATTAGGTAGTTTTCCAATGCGGCGATAGTGATTTCCCTATCTTTTTGTGATAGTAAAGACATTTAAGTTTTTATTAACTCAAAGCCCCCGACAAGACTTGAACTTGCGACCTGAGCTTTACAAAAGCCCTGCTCTATCCAACTGAGCTACGAAGGCGTAAAAATCGGATTTCTCCGATTATTTCCTATCAAATAGGAAATGTCCGTGATATGAACCCCAAACTTGAGAATCTGTTTCGGGATCATATCCTTTATCAATTACTGTATAGTAATCTTTTCCGAGATAAGCTTCAGTAACTAGATATGTGTTTTTACCATTTTTTTCAATGAAACACTCTTTACAAGTGTTTTGTCCATGAAACTCATCCTTTTCTTCATTATATTCAAATTCTACATCACATCCACTCAAATAAGGTTGATCTTCTGTATCTCTATATGATTTTAAGATGATTTTTCCGTCTTTTTGAGTTACTTCAATAATTGATTGTCTATATGGATGTTGATCAATGATATACTTTTGAGTTACTCTAAATTTATTTGCAGAAATTTTAGTATGATTTACTTCAATAAGTGCAAACTCTCTGGGCATGTGGAAAGCTTGTTTTTGATTGTTAAAGTAACCTTCAAAATATGAAATGAACTTAGCTTTAATAGTCATGATCAGAAATATTTTGATTTATTTATTAAAGTAGGAACGGAGAGACTTGAACTCTCACGGGATTGCTCCCAACGGATTTTAAGTCCGGTGCGTCTACCACTTCCGCCACGCTCCCAAGAAAAGTTCTACTCTTGTTTGTAGATAGGAGGATTATACTTCAGAAACTCGTGAAATGTCAACTTCATTTCTTTGGTGGTCATTCCACAGTGTTTAGCAGCGGCAGGAATAGTCATTCGTGCATGAAATAAAGCTTCATTGGCTTCTTGTACATTTTTTGGAGTTGTTTTTACTGGAACTTCCTTCAAGGATTCATAATTGATTTTGTACATATGCATCATAGTTCAGATTTGGTCAGTTGTCAAGAGCCTCATTTCACTTTCCCCATAGAGAGTTCCATGTGCATTACAAGACTTGCAGTAATCATTCAACTTTCTATCTTTGGAACAGTTTAGTCTGAATGGTCCGAATTTTTCCAACCATGCATACTCTAATGTGTCCTCCTGGATATTGGCAAGGTATAAAATTTCTTGCCAGTTATTGTCACAAGGTAAAATTCCACCATTGGTATCTACTACCATTTTATATGATGGAAGATAACATGATTTAGTTATCCCTTCACCATAACTTCTATTATTGAAGTATTCATTTTCTCCTTGATTTGTGTAATCCAAAATATCACAATCAATATTCGGCAAATCCATAGTTTCATATAGACTTACCCTTGCACGAATTTTACCCAAATGATTTACAACATCTTTTAGTTTATATCCATTAGTTACAAGAATAATTTTGTTGTTTAGTTTTTGGAATTTATCAAGGATATCATTAATCTGTGGGTGCATAGTGGGCTCACCAAGACCACATAACGTAATTTGATTATCATAGTCTGATAACCATTCAATAAATCTATCTACGATATCCAATGAAACAAATTTCTCCCTTGTATCTTCTTTTTTGAATCCCCATGAATGTGGACAAAAAGAACAAGATCGATTACATGTAGTGGTTATATTTAGTTCTATGCTTTTAAGTGTAGAATTAATTAAATCTTTTCCACTTGTTCCATCAAAGGTTTGAAATCTCTTCATAATATCTAAAAGAACTGTAATCTAAAAGGGACATTCTATGTAGACCATTGATAGTTTTATATTTTACAAAATCTAAAAACTTTTCTTTGTTCTTCAACAAAACAAAATTAGAGTGCGATGGAACACAATCATATTTACGTTGGATATACGTTCTACAGTCTAACATCCTTTTTACATGTTGAGGAATTAGTTCAAAAAGTTCTATTCCAATACTAGGAATGATAGTATTACATACACCAGAAGGTCTTACTTTTTGGATCTCATAAATCGTTTTTTCATTAGAAAAACAATATCCAAATCTAAGTCCAGGTAAAGCAAGACTTTTACTCAAGGTTTTACATACGATCACATTATCAAGAGTTATTGCGGAAGAAATTAGAGAACAATCAATTTCCACACAAAACTCTGCGTAGGCTTCATCAATGATTACTAATTCAAATTGAGAAAATAGCTCTCGTATCTTGTCTGGATGTGTATATTCCCCTGTCATTCCATTAGGATTCGCAATATACAATACGTCAGCAGAGGTATCAATTCCCTCCACATAATTGATATTGTAAATCTCACAGAATCCTGTAGCCATCATCCATGTGGGAGTAATAATAGAGAACTTTCTGTCTCTATAGAGTTGAAAGATTCTTGGTATCAACTCTCCCAATCCAAGTCCTATTGCAATTTGTCTGGAAGAAATTTCATAATATTCTGAAAGAATGTCATAAACCACCCCTTCATCTGCATATTGATTGCAGACTGGACCCTTATTGCGAAAAAGACCTGCAATTTGATTTTGCAAAATTGAGTCAAAACAAACATTATTCGACAAATCTAATTTGTTATTTGACTCTTTTTTCAGTGTCCAGTCTACTCTCTCAAACATCATTTAAAATCGGAATTACTTCTACATTTATACAACAGTTTTCTTTTACATGATTTTCCCACCTGATAGCATCTTCAATATTAAAGAAAATCACACTCTGATTACTGTAACCTTTTTTCTTTGGTTTTTTATAATCGACCTTATACTTCATCTGCAATCAATTCGCCACGAAGTTCTGCAAGTTTTGCAGTTGCAAGACACTCTACAGCAGTCCAGTAAACTTCACCACTAATTGGAAAGTTTTCATCTGTAAAGGCTGCGGCAACATCTTCTTGTAGTTCTTGAAGGGACTTCAAGACATCACGATCAATTTGCATTTAGAGTAATTTTGTTGTACTCCAATATCATACCACAGAAATTTGCGGTTGGGTGGAGGTGTGTGCCAGTTTAAATTGCGGACGCAATACCAACTGCAGTGGACCTTCTCGTTGGTTTGTAATTGTCAGGATCATATTTACTAAAATCTTCAACCCTAAGATTGTTTAGATCAGAAGTGGCTTGTTGTATTTCCGAAACCACAAAGTCATATGCCTGAGAAAGAGAAAATGCAGCACTTTCTTTTTTATCTCTAAGTCTTCTTAAGATGGAGGATTTAGAAATAAGTTCCGTAATTTTCGGAACATTTCTATTAATAATGGTTGTCAGAGAACTTTCATAGGATGTAATACTACTTGAATATGAAGCACATACTCCAGCAGATGGAACAGTACCATTAAAACGAGCAGGTTTACTTGTTATAGTTCCTATACCATTAGAACTTAATGTTCCCACTCCAATAGTTACTCTAGCTCCTATTGACGCATATGTAGTTGCTACTGAAATTAATGCACCAGTGCTAGGATTATATGTAAATGTTGAGATACTTGGCCATGATTCGTTTCCTGGATAGTAAAGAGCGAAACTTGCTCCACAATCTGGTTCACGATCTTCTCTGACTTCATGCCATTGGAATGGTCCAATCGGACTTCCATTGTTTACTAAAACTACCTTATGTCCAAGTCCAGCTTTGTTCAAATCCATTAAATCAATTGATACTGGATCTATGGGATTTGTCTCTTCATTGAAAACAGAACTGCCTATTTCAGTATTTCTTATTGCTGTAAAAAGTTGTCCAGTTACAGATGCTGTTGGACTTGTACTTAATAATATTGAAGAAAATTCCGATACAACGCCAACTTTAAATATTCCACTAGTTGTATTTCCAACAGCAGAGTCACTTAAAACTAAACTAGGAACAACTACAGAAGTTGTTATAAATCCAGATCCACCAACCCAAATTTCTGAAGTAATTGATCCAGTACTAAATCCAACAACGGTTGTGTTTTCTGGTAAAATATACTCAAGTCCTATTGCATCTCCAGTATTAATACCAATCGTGCTTCCTGTTCCAGTAAAAGCCAGAATAGTAGATCCAACAGATATTGAACCACTGATAGTTGTATTGATTCCGATTTCTGAAGTAGTATCAAATCCAACAACTGTTGGTAGATTTCCACTTGAAAATATTACTGGATCATCAATGTTATCTACGATTGTGTCTCCGACTAATATACCCGATGTTCCGCCTATGCTTATTACTGCTAAACTTGTTGAACCCAAACTAATTGTTCCAGTGAATTCTCCTATTACATTAGATCCATAGTCTTTATTTTGTGGTTTTCTGTAGAACTTTACTCCATAATAATTGGTAGTTTCGGATACGTCTGAATTCTTTTTAACTTCATATGTTACAGAATTATATTCAGTTATTCCAAATCTAACTTTAGTTTGTTTGACGACTTCCCAACTTAGATCATTTTTGCATCCTATAGAGACCCTATTATCATATGCGTTTTTTACAGAATTGATACCAACATTAATTTCATTAATTAATGGCACTAAATCTCTATCAATATTTTCTATTATAACATCATATCTATCCAGCTGGGTATCTAGTAAAGTTACTTCACTTCGGATAGCATCCTTTTGATTCTCTAGAATTTCAATTTCCTCTTCTAGTTCTGCTCTAAAATGGGTTGATAAACTCATAATTAATTATTTTTTTCTGGACAAAAATCTGATTTTTTTTCTTCGTATTCAACTACTAATTTTTCTACATCAATTCTTTCTGCATAAACAATATAACTGCAGTCAATGTTTCCACCAGAATTATTTATTATATTGATTCTAGAACCCCATTGAATATCTTTTACATAGAGTTCTTGATGAAAAGTATGTGGTGTTAAATGTACAGTGATAGTTTCTGGATCTATTAAATTCTTCCAATAATCTGGTAATTCTATAACATTAGAATCTTTTAATTTTCCTCTATAATATACCCCTATCTCTGGACCTTCGATACAGGTGTGAGTAAGTCTATATCCAGGTTTTGATGGATGGGGTATATCAAATTTTTTAAATGGTGCTGCAACTGCTTTGAATACACCTAGATCTGCTTTACAAGTTACAAATTTTCCTAATCCGGCCTTAATGCTTGGAGTTACGATTCCTGCACTACAAATTTTCTTTCCGTGCGTTAGTTGTTTTGCTGCTTTTGTACTTAATCCTAAACTAGCACCTAAAGCTTTTTTTATACTTACTCCTAACTTTATTGTAGCACCTTTTGCAGTAGTAAATGCAAATCTATTCACGACGCCAGTGACGTTTGTAATTCCAATAATGTCGGAAACACCAACAACTTCTAATGTTTTTGGTGAAGTTATACCAGGGCCCATCATGCAGTTTGCTCTTGGAATAACTGCACTAGCAACTAAACCAATATAAACTGGACCATTCAATACGGATGTTCCTGGTAACAACCTTGATCCCACATCAAGGAATGAAACATCTAACTCACCTACTACTAGTTTATCACCTATGTGTTTGATAGAGTTTGTCATTTTTTCTTATGGAGCGCACTCTAACCATTTTTTGAATTTTTCAATCACTTTCATTAATGATCCAAGAAAACTTCCTTGAGTTGCATCTGTAGCTACACTACTAGATTTAACTACTCCAGCTGTATCTTCAACAACATTACCAGCCACTGTATGGTTATTTGTTGATACTGAATTTGAATTTGTGGATTTAAAACTTTGAATGGGACTATTTAAAGCAATTTGACTAGTAGAAGTTACAGTAACTTCACCTTTTCCATCTATTGCTTCTATTCTTATATTTTTTCCACGCAAGACAATTTCCCCAGACATTGCCTCAATAATTATATCTCCATTCTTTGCACGAATTATTTTAGCAGGTTCTTTAGGTTGACAATCTTCACCGCACAATTCATATGATGTTTTATTTGTCAGATCAAATTTAGTACCATCAGTAGAATATTGAAATCCTTGTGCTTTATCAGTTATTACAGAATAATCTATCGTTCTACCTGCACCATCAGGAACTCCAGATTTTATTTCAAATCCGGGTCTTTTTTCATAATACTCTTTTGGTTGATCCGTCATACGCACTCTACTACTTCTGTGATTGAACCTATACCAGTTGTAGGTTGATTATTGACAATATATTGTGGAATATATTGTAATACTGGATATACTTCAGCACCAACCCCAGTAGTTGTATTTATGGTCACTGGTGGAACAATTTTGAATTGTTGAGAACAATATGAAACTGAGTTTATACCTATTATTGAACCATTAGTAGTTAAAATAGGACTATAAACGCAACTACCGACTAAGATAGTATCACCAGAAGTATATCCAAATCCTGGAGATTCTACTACTAAAGAGGTTATAATTCCAACAGGTACGGTAGAAATTCCAGCAGAACTGGTTGTACCAACACCAACAGTTAAACAATATCCAGATCCAGATTTTACAATGTAAATTGATTCTATTTGTCCATTTTTGATGGTTGATTTTGCTTCAGCACCAGATCCATAATTACTGTTATCAAGAATCGAAATAGAAGGTGGTCTACTATATCCTTTACCAGCTTCTAGAACTTTTACTGTTAAAATAGAACCAGATGTAGGTTCTATAACAGGTATTGCTTTTGCACCTGTTCCATCACCATTTATAATTACTTCTGGTGGAATACACTTATAGAATAATGTACCTGGTGGTATGGGTGGAAGATCTTTTTGATTCTTTGGATTTAATGCTTTGTTTCTACAATCTTTGAATGGAGTGTCTGCAGATCCAAACGATGACAGTAAACCTATCCAATCATTGACTTCACCACCATAACCACCTAGTAAATCTATATTACCAACTACTTTTGCCCACTCATCAGTCTCTGGGAACTTTACTCCTTTAAATGGATCCCATGTTCCAGGAGTTTGGCATAGAAGTCCATCACAGTTTAAGAAACTAAGTAGTTGAGAAATTTCTTGAGCTGCAGTTTTTAAATATCCTGTGATTTCACCTACTCCACCAACTAACCAATCCAAACCAGAAAGAACTGTAGCTAAACTGTCATCGACCATTTCCATAAGTTTGGAAATAAGAGAAGCAGTAAGTTCTTCTGCAGCACATCTTGGAATATTTGGAGTTTTTCCGATTAGTCCTGACAGTAATCCAGCAATAAAATTTTCTATTGGTCCAAATAATTTTTCAAAGATACAAAAAATTATATCTAAAATTCTTTTAGCTGCTTCGGATAGTCTTAACCACTGAGGAAGTGGTATTGTTATCGAAAAAGCTCTAAATAAACACCCTGTTAACTTTATTATATTGTCACGCATCCCATTTATGATGAATTTCATAAGAGATGCTATCAATCTTGCGACTGATTTTATTTGTGAACCTATATCTACAATTTTATTTCTTATTGGGTCTATGAATCCAAAAATAGTCTTTTCTAAACCATTCACAAATCCAATGAATCCCTGTAAAGCACTAGTAATATTAGCTAATACATTTGTCAAACATCCGTTAGATCCAGACACTTCTCCTGCATCATTAAAAGCCTTTAAAAATGCAAGATTTCCTACATCCTTGTAAAAAAGTTCGTCAGAAGATGCACCAGGTATTTTTCTAAAACTTCCTGATGAATTTCCTGTATCTGGCGTAAGTGGATTAAAATTAGGGGATAAATCTAATCCAGAATCTCCTATTCCAAATTCTGGATTTTGTGAAAATTTTATTGCTGATCCACTTTCAACTGTATTTTTTTCGGCTTCTTTTATGACTCCAGTTGCAGGAGCTTTTATTCTTGTTGCACTGGCCTTTAAATTACCTTGCATCCCAGTGAAAGGTTTAAAAGGTCCAGGTTCTTTTGCGTTTTCTACTGCTTTTGATCTATAAAAACAAGATACAACAACTGGTTGTTGACCTTCTTCGCCATCTAAGAAGAATCCTAAAACAGATTCTCCTCCCACTATCATATGAGTTTTACCAAAACTACCTTGTCCTGGAGATCCTTCTGAAGCACTGGTTAAAATATGAGCCCAAGGTAGATCTTCATCGGGTAAAATATTTGCATCAAAACTGTGATACCCTATTATTCGTACTTTACATCTATATGCCCAACTTGTATCTTTACTTTCATCTACTCTGGACTTTTCGGTACGCCAAACTTTCGGATCGGCAACTTGGCCGATCCACCAAACGAAACCATCTTTTCCGATAAAGTTAGATTTAAGTAAAGATTCTTCAATCATCGTAAATTCTACATTCTAGAGCATTTGGATTAGAATCACAGAACAACTCTAATGGAGTTGGGTCATGACTATCTTCTGGATGATTCATTTTATAAGCTTCAAGAGCTTCTAATTCTTCTTCTGTATGTCTGCGTGATTGTGCAGAAATTAGTGGGTCGTCAAGGAGAGCTTTATCCTTGGCAATATGTGCATCTATGTTTTCCATGGTAATTTAATACAATCCGTAAGAATCTCTAACTAATTTTAGAGAGGTGACCATGTTGTTGCCTTCAAAATGATGTCTCAATTCTTTAATTAAGTATTTACCACTTTGTTCTTCATCGAGACTTGTTTGTTGTGATGATTCAACTTTTGGAAATTGAGCTTTCACAACCCCACCTGCACGAAGATTAACGTTACATGGCACTACCATATTTAGCGATTGAGTAAAGAGCAAGTTATATCTGGAAAAAGATTTAGCCATGTCAGCATTGTCTCTTCCAGAACTACCTGCAATATCATTTGGGTCTAAAGTACCTTTATCACTTGTTCTAACTAGAATTCGGGAAAAAGATTCTTCAAATCCACTCGGTATCACAAGATCATCTTGAGTACCTAGTTTACTACGAATTTCATTTTTTAGATAGTATGCATAGATATCTAACTTATTTGTGTACAAATCATAAAAATAAGTTTTATTTGCGTACATTCCAACTCGAAGAGATTTCATTAAATCAATATTTTTTTCCAAAGCATAATCTAAGATTGTAAAATTATTTTGAATAGAATTTTCTTGAATAACATTATTATAAGTATAAGTTATTACAGAGGAATCTTCAGCTCCACTTGTGGTTGCAGAAACTAATTTATCGATACTTTTAAAATTAAATCCGTCTTTTGTTTCATAAAAAAGAAATCCAGCAACTCCTTTGGCTAGTTCTCCACTAGTTCCTGAAGATCCGGTTGAAGGAATTCCCTTTGGACCTAACCAAGTTAAAATATGAAAAGGTTTTTTCTGATTACCAATAAAACTATACGAATTTGAAGTTCTTTCAATATTAGATGATTCATATTTTTTTGTAGTTAATACTTCATCTAATATAGAAGTTACATGTTCATTTATAGGTAACTTTTCATATTTCTTTTGACATCTTGAAGTTTCGTTTGTCAGTCCTTCTCTAGAAACTAGATGTAATGTAAACATTTCTTTTTGTCCGTCAGAAGCATAACCACTGACTTTGTAGACATACATTCCATAATCACCATCTAACGTAAAATTACCAGTCGCAGTAGATATATCAAAAACTACCTTTTCTCCACCACGTATTGGTAAGGTGTTGAAAATAGAGTTTCCTGTGGCTATTTGCATATTCATCGTCACGCATGGCGAAAGAATATCCTCAAAGTAATCGATAAAAACAACACTATTAGTTAAATCAATTCTTTTAGTATCATTTAAAGCTATTAACTCAACCGCATTAAATCTTAAACTACCTACTGCTACTGACATAATTTATGTGGCTGATAGAGATGTTAGAAGTATGTTCTTATATAAACTATTTAACACTTGACCTTCACTTGGCCCAGACACTACTACTGTTTGAGAACCTCCATTTGGCGTAGAAATAACGACAGGTTTTTGATTACCATTTCCAGAAAGTATAGGAATCAAAGTTACTGATGATTGTGGCATATTATAAGATGGATATTGTTGGATTTGTTGAGGTATTACAACCAATTGTGTAGATGTTGGTTGTATCATCGAGTCCTGTACTTTAGAAATATTATTTTCATCATATTTCATTTGAGTTAGTTTTTCTTGCGGAAAAACATTTGTTTGCGCTTGGATTAAATTATTAGATGAAGATTGAGTGGATGGTTTGATAAACCTCTGACTCATTACTTGTGATTGCCTTTGGATAGTAGTTTGGTCTGTCGAGGTTTTATTCATCATATTTGGATTGGGGACAAGATCTTGCATCTCTCCAGATTCTTTTCCTTTTGGTTTTATTTCCCCTTTTGTTTGTGCAAGACCGGGTTTGGAATTTGGAGCTAAATGGCCAATCCAAGTTCTTGTTCCCTGAATATATCCACCAAGTCCTCCCCTTCCATAACCACCAAAATCTTTTCCAGTTGGACCTATATTACTCAAAGGAACAGGTACTTTGGTTCCTTTTCTTACAAATACATCAATTGATTTTCCACTACCGCTATGAGTATGCGATCTTCTTGCGGCATCAACATAATTTCTCAATTCCGAATCACTATATTGTTTTGATGGTAACAAATCAATTCCTGGATTTAAATATACTGGAGATCCTTGTTTTAATAATGCTTTTACCACTGTTGTAGTATCATTCACGACTTCAGAAACAGTTTCTCCCTGGAAATGTCCATGAACCCAACCAGTAGAATTTCTTACGTTTCCCGTTTCTCCAAATTCCGCATTACCAGATCCGTACTGAACTGGTCCACCAGTAGATTCATCCGTTGGAGGCGGCAATTCTTCCGGATCTAACTCTTCATCATATCCTGTTGGAGTATCAGTGACCTCTGATAATTGTAAATTATAAGAAACTCTTTCAAATTGAAATACTACCCTTTCAAACTTATCTAAAACTTCTGGTAAAGATAATTTAGCAGCGGCTGCAGCTGCTTCTTTTTGTTTTGCCTCTTGTATTTTAAGTTTTGATTCTATTTTTTGTTTTGCATTTTTTTCTGTAGCTTCATAAGCTCTATCTGCAAAATATCCACCAGCAAAAGCCCCTAATCCACCTACAGCAGCACCTAAAACAAATCCCAATCCAGGAATAGGAACTAAACCTTGTCCAATCATTCCAGATGTTATAGCACCCGCTAAAGCTCCACCAGCGGCTGCACCAGCAATTCCTCCAGCTGCAGATCCAGCAGCACCTGCAGCAGCTTTTCCAGTCGATTCTCCTTGAGAAATCCCCTGAGCAAAATCAAGTCCAGCCAAAAGTGGTGTCAAAACACCTAATGCTCTAACGCCTGGTATTTTTATTTTTGTACCAGATTGTAATGGTCTTCCTGCTTTACTATTTGGTTTTGGTAATTTTGATTTACCATCTTTTTTTCCGAAGAAATCTCCAACAAAAGATGCAGCATCTAAAGCCCCACTTGCAAGACCACTCAATAAGTTACCGGCACTTCCAAAACTTACAGCTACATTTGCTCCTAAAGCTTTCTTAAGTTTTCTTTGATTAAATTTTATTGCCTTTAAATTATTCGTTTCCAGTTGCATGAAACGAACAAAATCTTGATAGGTAGTTTGAGACCTCTTCATTTGTGAAGTGGATCTATTTGTACTTACAATATTGTTTGCTGCATTCAGCAGCATTGAAGAGATTCCTTTAGCCATTATCCGTCAACGATGTTGTAAACCATTTTAGAATATAATGTAAGGAAATTATCAGGATTTGTGGTGGGTAACATTGGAACAGTTTCTCCTCTAATGCCTGTTATAGGTGCTTGAGGTGGTTTTGCGGTTCCTTGTTGATTTCCACCTCCACCTTGCAAAGGAAGAATATTTACTTGTGGTTGCGATTGTGTTACAGGAACTTGTGCAACCTGTTGTGCAGATTGTTGTTGCATTTGTTGTTGTGCTGGAGCGGCAACAACTGCCGGTTTATTTCGTTGTTGAGTTGATGCGACTGGTTTATTACCACCTGATCTAATATTTCTCAATTCGGAAATAGTAGTTGCATATGTTTTGCCAGCAAGATTTCTTCCAGAATATTGATCTTGATATGTTAAATCTGCTGTTCCGCCTAGTTTTGCAGCATTAATTTTTCCCTGAGGCAATCCTCTCCATGTTGGAGCAAGTTTTTGTAAAAATTGTTCTTCTGATATTTTACCGGATAAAAACTCATTTATTCCATGACTTGATCTTAATTCGTTTAGTGTTATTGCATCTTGAACTTCTGGTGTAAATTTTGTATTTGCATTGAATCCAGCTCTTTGCGCTCTTTCCAATAGATATTGGGGCATTTGTTGATATCTACCAATTGCTCCTCGTGCGTTTTTAGCCAACCACCCAATCGTTTGCTCTGTAGCCTTACCGGGAGTTTTTCCTGCACTTGTATTAAAACTATCATATCCCTCTGGACCTTGTTCGACTGAAGCAATAAGATCTAATACCCCCTTTTCTCCAGTCGTAGTAACACCAGGTGATCCAGAAACACCAGGTGCTCCAGGTGCTCCTGTAGCTCCTCGAGCTCCATCTTTCGCTTGTGTAGATGTGGATTTTCCTCCTCCAGGTTGTTGTTTTGATGGTCTCGTTGATAATGACTTTAGAACAGCAGAAAATCTATCTAATATTGCATTAAACTTGTCTAGTAATGGTCCAGATAATCCTTCACCAGTTTCTCCCATTAACTGAGGTTGAACTCCACCGCCAACGTCTTGAAGAGCATTGGTCACCATTGCTCCAGTGCCTGCACCAGCAAGAGCAGCACCACCCAACATTAATCCAGGGCGTCTTCTCATAGACCTTAATATTCCAGTGTTTCCCGCTCTTTTTAATGGTGGGCCTGGAACTTTAACATCCAAATCTATTCCACCACCTCCTGCATTAGCTGTAGGTAGATTGGAAAGTTGATCGACTATTCTTATAATTGTTTGACGAATGCTTTTAGCGACTTTGAAAGTTTCATCGAATACTTTCCTGAGTTCTACTAAACTTTCATTTAGACTTTTTATATTATTTGGATTTGCAAAAAATCTTATATATCCAATTGCTTTATCATATAAACTCAAGAAATTGGATAAAATTTTATTCGGAGCGTTTGCATCAATAGAATCTGTTTTAGAAATAAATCTATTTTGTAAATCTCCTACAGTTTTTTGAACAATCTGATTTACATTTTGAGTTATTGCTTGTACTCTATTCTCAACATTGTTTAAAATATTTGATGATAAAGTATTAATGATCGAACCAAGATCTGGAACTTGTGGAGCAACTCCAGCAGTTCCTCTTTGAAATCCTACAATTTTGTTAGCAGCACTAGCAACCACAGAAGATCCAAGAGGAGAACCACCAGAAATAAAGTTCTGAACTGCTTCTGGTGTAACTCTACGTTCTCTAGCAATAACTCCTGGATTTAGTGGTGATTTAATTGCCACGATTTGCCGCCTGTTGTGCCTTTAAGTTTTCTTCTTCAATATGTTGTTTCAATAGGGCAAGATAGATATCTCTTTCCCAAGGCATTAAATTTTCAACCTCAGTCAAAGAGTATTTATGGAACTGCATGAGAGCAAAATTAATACGATAATAGGCTTCCAAATCAATGTGAGCCATTGTCAACCGAAAAAACTGGTTAAACCCTCCAACGTAACCGTATTTTCTACTCCAGTCTTCGGATTTTTTACAGTAAAAGTATGAGATAATTTAGGCATTGTCTCAAAAAACTGTTCAATTTTCTTAAACTGAGATGAATTCATACTCTCTATAAACTCAACAAGTTCTTTCTTCGTACAATCTGAAGCAGCCCAAGATTCTTCTGCAGTAAAAATAGCTTCAATACAAGATGAAATAATATCAAAAGACTTATCAATTGTACTTGCAGATTCTTGTACACTGAAATCAAAGTTATTTTTAATGAATTGATCTAGTGATGGATATTTCATTTTTACAACAATATCATCATCTAGTTTAATTTCCGAAGTATGTTCAGAGTCTTTTTGTACATTGATTTCATCAACGTACACTTTAACTGGGACTTCTGTAGTACCATCATCGGAACAAGTTACAACCAGATCTATGGCCTCTCCAACAGATTTTCCACGAACATTTAAGAAAATGTATTCAATATCGAAAGAAGGTAGATCTTCTATTTTAATTCCTTTTGTTATAATACAATCTTTTAGTACTTGTTTAATAGCAAGTGTGATTTGTTTAATATCTTGACTTTCAAGAGCTAAGATAAGAATTTTTTCTTCTTTAACGAGGAATGGTCTATATTTTATAGATTTTCCAGTAGAAGGCAACTCAAGTTCATAAGTTGGTGTAGAAATCTTTGGTAATGGCATTGAATATTATAAATTCAGATAAAATTATTTAGTGCGGGTTATGTAGTAGATCTTGTATTACCTGTTGGAGTTGGTAAATTATTGGTAGAATTTTGAATAGATTGTCCGGATTGACTTCCACTACCGTTATTTGTAGCAGACAATATTTGTTGACCACTAGAAGTTACTTTTTGTTCATAGTCAGGTGATCCAGTTCCATTGTGTTTTAAGACAACATATCGATCATAGTTAAAAGTAACACTTGTCTTTGTTACTGTACTTCCTTCATAAGAAACTGGTAATGCAGTTAAATTCACTGGAAAAGCATTTAAAAACTGATACGTTAACATTGATGGGGACTCTAAAAGATTCCCATAGCTATCAAACTGTACATTTCTCTCAAATTTAGTTATTGATATTTTTCTTTTATAGGTGTTCGGATACCTCATTCTATAGAAATTTTCATCATCAAAACTTACTTCATCACTTGTACTTCCTCTGGAAGATCCTCTGATAGATTTACCGTTTACAGTATGAAGAGGATTTATAAAATTAATCCACTCTTCAAATAAACGAATAACTCCATAATCCGCATCAACATAAAAATCTAAAGTAAGTTCTGGAAATTGTCTCATTATTGGAAATCTTTCCATAACTCCTTGTCTACTTCCAGATTCTTCTAAAGTGGATAAGGTTGAACCTGGAAGAATAGCATTATGACACATGAATTCATATTGAAGTGAACTTAAACTCTTGTCAAAAATCCCACAAGAAACTAACCAAGAATTTAAATTTGAGTCCGACTCAACGGTAGATACGTTTTCTCCAAACCAAAGAGTGATCTTAAATTGACTAGTAACTGATAATTCACCAAAAAGATCTTGAACACTAGGAAGAGAACTTCTACTATCTCTAGTGTTTCTTGGTAGAGTCATCCTAAGATAGATGGGATCAACTCTATATGGATTACCTGGGAAATCAGGCCTAAATGGCTCAGCCATCTATAAATATTTCTTAAGGATCTATAGTATGTATATGAGTTATAAAGGAAAATATCGTCCAGAAAATCCAAAAAAGTATAAAGGTGATCCCACAAATATTGTTTATCGTTCTTTGTGGGAAAGAAAATTCATGCGTTATTGTGACTTAAATGAAAATGTAAATCAATGGCAATCTGAAGAATTCTGGATTCCATATCTTTGCCCTCTTGATGGTAAAGTTCATAGATATTTTCCAGATTTTTTTGTAAAGTATAAAGATAAGAGTGGAAATACACGAACAGTAGTTATAGAAATAAAACCCAAAAAAGAAGTAGACATGCCAGAACAAAATCCAAAAAGAAGGACAAAATCTTGGGCATATAAAGTTCAAACTTGGGTAAAAAACCAAGCAAAATGGAAAGCAGCTAAAGAGTTCTGTGCAGATCGTAATTATGAGTTCCGAATCATGACTGAGGAGGATTTAGGAATATGAGTTTCGATGGCACGTTCGAACCTGGAAAAGGTTTTGGATACGATCTCATTAAAAAAACCAAAGGAAAAAATGTAAAAAATGATTGGTATACTGGACAACTAAGACAGTATCTTGGTGAACTGGATCAATTTAATATTAATGAAATGGATACAGGAGGTATAGAAGTTGGTAAGATGTATTTTTTTATCTACGGAGCATCTACTCCTGGACTTAAATTTTTTGATACTCAACCATTGACGTATGTTACTGAAGTAAGTTACAGTAAAAATTATTTCATTGGAATAAATTTGCATTATATTAATAGGCAATATAGGGAAGGAATAGCAAAAAGCCTAATAAATAATTCAGATACCGTAAGTGTACCTCGTAATAGCATTCATCGTTACTTTTTTTCTGGAGTTGGAGGGGGATTTTTGAGAGTTCCCGAAAAGGATTGGCCCTCCGTTTCAATATTACCAACTGAAAAATTTGTTGATACAAGGGGTCAACCATTTCCAAATCACAAAGCTTGGAGTAAACCTTAAGTGACATATCAAAATATTTCACCAGTACCATACTTTACAAAAAATTCTGTAAATTATAATTTACAGTACAATAAACGTACTGGTGAAGTACAACTCATTCAACAAAATGCTGCCACTGGGACACCAGCGATTTATACGGATGGTAAATGGAATTCTTCTAGTGTCAATTCTTTATCAATATCTTCACAAGAACAACAAACAATACACGAAAATATTCAAACTTCTGTAAGAACTTCGTTTAGGGCTTTAGGTGGAACTTCTGCTGGTTTAGTTCTACCTGCTTGGGCCCAACAACAGAATCAAGGACAACCTCCGGGTCAAAGTACATCAACTCCAAGTCAAAGTGTTTCGAGTAATTCTACAAGTCCGGGAAACATAGGAGCAGCATTTGGAGCACTAATAAACCCAAGTGAAGCTATAAGAGAAATAGCAAATCAAGACTATGGAGCTGGAAATGAAGCTAAATTACTTTTCAAAGGATTGAAGTATCCAATTGATATGAATTCCAGGAAACAGGATACTCTCTTTATAAGTCAATTTGAGTATGCTGCTCCAGCTGGAGATCAACTTCTAAATGGAGACTTTTCAAGTATTATTCAAAATGGTTTACAGAGAGGTAGTGATTTTAGACCAGAAAAAGTTATAGGAACTGTAACTTTTCCTATGCCTTCTAGTATCTCCGAAACCAAGGATGTTGGATGGGGTCCAGATCAAATGAATAATATTAGTGCTGGAATGATGGCAGATGTCATAAAAAATCCAGGACAATATGCAGCAGCAGGTTTAGTTGGCGCTGGGTTGGGTGCTTTTATTAGTAGTAAGATGGGCGGCAGTGTTGCTGGTGGAGCAGGATCTGGAGCATCCGCAGGAGGTCAAACACTTGCTTATGGTAAACTCCTTAACGAAGCAAGTGCCACAGCAGAAGGGAGAGGTTTAATGGGAACCATTGGTGTTCAAAAACTTCTTCAAATGGCTCAATTTGGAACTGAAATAGAAACAATATTGGCTAGAGGTGCAGGAATTGTTCCAAATAATAATTTAGAGTTGTTATTCAACGGACCCCAATTAAGATCTTTTGGTGTTAGTTATAGACTAACAGCAAGAAGTAGAGATGAAGCGATGATGATTAGGAGAATACTCAGATTCTTTAAACAAGGAATGTCACCAAAAAAGAGATCTGGTAGAGGTGCAGGAGGAGCATCTTATTTTCTTAAAACTCCAAATGTATTCAAATTGGAATTTAAAACAACAACTGGAGAAAATAAAGCAATCAGTAGATTTAAGACTTGTGCGTTGGTTTCTATGCAAACAGATTATACCCCAGATGGTTTCTGGGTTGCATATGATGAAGGTCAACCAGTTTCTACAAGAATAACCCTACAATTCGCAGAACTTGAACCAATTTATGATGTCGATTATCAAGATACAGTCAACTCACAAAGAACAGATCTTTCTCCAGTTGCTAACGACGCAGTAGGTTACTAATATGGCATACTTTACAGAACTACCAAACGTTGAATATGTAAATAGATTTCCAAATACGAAATCTAATGATGAAACAACTTTAGCAAAAAATATATTCAGAAGAGTAAAAGTAAGAGAAGATTTAATATCAGTTTTTGCTGGATTTGAATATTATACTATTGTTGAAGGAGAGAGACCAGATCAAATAGCAGAAAAACTATATGGAGATGCAGGTCTTGATTGGGTTATCTTAGTTTCAAATAATATTATCAATTACTACGATCAGTGGCCATTAACTGTAAATGAGTTTAATAACTATTTAATCAGTAAATATGGAACTGAAGATGCATTACAGGAGATACATCACTATGAAACTATAGAATTAAGAGATTCATTTAATAGAGTTGTACTTCCAAAAGATTTAATTGTAGATGAAACATTTTATAATGCTCCAGAATATGAAACAATCACAGAAACTCCTCCTGGAATCACATTTCCTCCGATTTATTTAAATCCTGTTGTTGCAATTACTTCATGCATTATAGAAAGTGGTGGAGTTACAGAAATTGATATTATAGAAGAAGGTTTTGGTTATAAACAAGTACCAAAACTAACCTTCTCAGAGCCCACCATCACAAGTTCAGCGTCAGCATCTGTTGGAATTCAAAGTTTTAGGGTATCTTCTGTTACATCATTAACTTCTGGATTTGGATATAAATCTGTACCTGTAGTATCCATTTCAACGGCTCCAACTTCAATCCAAGCAGTAGGAGTTAGTTCTCTAGGTCAAACAGAATTCACTGGAGGTACAGTAGTAAGTGTAGAAATTACTAATTCTGGATGTGGATATGGATTAACTCCCCCATCAGTATCCTTCAGTTTACCACAAAACTTTATCTCAAATACCATCTACAGAGAACAATCTCCAGTTTCTGTTGGAAATCAAATAGAAGGGATGTATGTAAAATCTGATGGATATAAAGTCTATACTGCAAGCACTATAGGATCAAATCTAATTAAAGAATTTACGTTGTCTACAGCTTGGAATATTACAACTCTTTCTTTATCTTATGAATTAGATGTTAGTGCAGTATTCGGTTATTGTACTGGAATAGAATTTAGTCCAGATGGAACTAAAATGTTTGTTACTGGTGGACTTAGTGGTAATTTCTTTGTTGCTGCTTATAATTTATCCACACCATGGTCAATATCCACAGCAACATATGTAAATCAAACTTCATTGACAGCTCCTGGTGGTGTTAGATTCAAGTCTGATGGTTCTAGGATGTATTCATTAAACATGGACTCCCCAGATTCCATTGAAGAATATACATTATCATCGGCATGGAACGTTACAACGAAATCTTTCGTAGCCTCATATAATATAGAAACACCAACAGGAGACAATGAGATTATTGGATTTTCTTTCTTGAATGGTGGAAATAAAATGTATGCAACTGGACTATCAAACTCCACAGTATATGAATTTAATTTAAATTCCTGGGACTTAACAACCTTAACATTCAGTAGTTTCCTATATGTTGGAGATAGAATTCCAAATCCATCCGATGCATTTATAAGTTCAGATGTAGAACACTTATTGGTATCTGGTGGGTCTGGAGATTCTATATTTGAATATTCCATAAAAGTCAGAGCTAAAGGAACCGCAAACTTAGTTAATGGATCTCTTAATTCCATTACTATTTCCGAAGTTGGATTTGGATACACGACAGCCCCATCGGTAACGATTGGTGCTCCATATCCAGCAGTAAATGCAACGGCAACGGCTACAGTAGTTGATGGATCTGTATTGTCTGTCAATATTACTAATGCTGGATTCGGTTATACTATCGCACCTACGGTCACGATTGCTCAAGCACCAACTTATTCAAGAGCAACAGGAATTGCTTCAGTAGTTGATGGAAAAATATCAGCAATTACAATTACTTCTCCAGGAGAAAATTATGATAACCCTCCGTCAATAACTTTTGATATATCACCAGAACAGGTTCTCAATGTAGAAGTTGACGAAACTTACACTCAAAATAACAAAATTTGGAAATGGAATGGAACCGCATGGCAAGAACAAATCACAAGACCATTCCAATTCTTAGATGGATTGAATATAATTAGTGTAAATGGTAGTGGTATTTCCAAACCGATAACGAATTTGGAATATGAATTAAGATTAAACGAAGAAAAAACTTTAATTATTGTACCAAAACCATCATATATTTCTACTATTATTGATGATCTAAAGAAAATTATGAAGTATAATAAAGATTCTGAAAACGTAGTTTCATCTAAATTAAAGAGAACTTATAATCCTAAATTTACTGGAGTATAAAAAAACCCTGGCTTCCAAAAAAGCCAGGGAATTTTTTTCGGACTATTTTTCAGCTCTCAGCTAGTTTTTGAAAGTAACTCAGAGCATCATCTGCATCTTCATCATCTTCCTCATCACGAGACACTGGTTTAGAGATTTCAAAGGAAGGAGTAGACCGCTTAGGAGAAGGTTCTCCACGACGTTCGGCTTCCCACTCTTCTTCTTCTGCAACTACTTCAGGGTCTTGATTCTTAGGGACACCACGAACCCCCAGAGTGTAGTCTAGGCGCTTCTTCAGTTCTTCATAGGACTTGAAGTTCTTTGCGTCACTGAACTCATTGAGATCGTTCAGGTTCTTGTAGATGCGTTCCAGTTTGTCATCATCATCCGAAAGTGCAGAAGGACGATCAAACTCAGACTTATCATAGTTCCAGTAACCTTCGACCTTACGGATCTTCAGTTTGAAGTTAGCACCAGCCCAGAAGTCGAAAGGATTAATAGCTTCCTCATCTGCAAACTGTGGTTGCATCGCTTCGGTAATCTTGTCAAAGATTTTCTTACCGAATTTATAAAGGAATACACGACCTTCGTTCTCAGGGTGTGCAGGATCACTCACCACATAGATGTTGGCGTAATAAGAGAGTTTGCGTTTTTGTTTCCGAGCAATCTCCTTATCACGATCAGATCCAGAGTTCCACAGAACACGATTGTGTTCAGACACAGGATCTTTTTGTCCCAGAGTTGTCAGAGAGTTTTCGATGTACCAACCACCAGGACCTTGGAAAGCATGACTCCATACTTGGGCCCAAGGAAGTTCACATCCTTCGGGTGCGGGGAGGAATCGGATAACTGCATAACCATTTCCGGCTTTGTCTACTTCAGGTTTCCAGAAACGTTCATCAGATCCACCTTCTCCACTATTCAGTTTTTCAACTTGTTTGATCAGTTTTTCAGTCAGCGAACCAGCGCGGGACTGTTTCTTGAGATCAGCAAAAGACATTTGTATTCTCCGTATTGAGTGTATTTGGCCTTTGGGACGACTTTAGTTTACCGCAGTGAACTGGGGATGTCAAGCCCCATCTAGAATTATTTTTTCTTGGTTGGTTTCGTTTGAGGTTCATTACGAACGTAAACTTTTTGTTTACCAAACTGTTGTGCAGTAATATTTGGTTTTCCAACCACATCTCTTGCAGTCGAAAGAGAAAGATCATAACTAGTTTTCTTATTGTAATCTCCTGCAGGCCCAAAATTTCCAGTGTCTTGGACAGAAGTTTTTGCAACGGGTGTAACTCCAGGAGCTCTAGTCATGTGAAGTTTAGTTCCAAATGGTGTAGATGGTTTGGAACTAGTTTTAGATGCATAAGGAACTGCAACTAATTTTTGTTTGTCATCAAACTTATGTCCACTAGCGGTTAGTGATCCAGGAGTATCTGCCTTACTATATGAACTTACATTCACTGGTTTCCATCCATATCTCTTTTGTTCATCACCAGTATGAGCTCTTTGAGTAAATTTTCCTGTTGATTTATCAAGTACTCCTGGTTGATAGTTTTTATAAGCAAGAACTTGTTTATTTGGTTTGGGTTTTGGTTTTTGACCAAATCCAAATAGTTCTTGTACTTGATAAGCTTCTGTGCAGAATTGTTTGAAAGTCTTCATTAGTCTTTAGGCATTTCTTCTGGATTTTCTAGAGCCACCTCGAAAAGAAGTGGATGACATAGTTCATCAATCAGATAATTAGACCACCTATACATATCTTCAGATGTGTATGAATAATTATCTTCAGCTTCCATTTGAATATAAGGATCTTGTTGCATAATTAAAGGAATATCATCAAATGTAAAAGGAATTCCATTGATGAAATACATGTCTACAATCTCACCATTGTGATAACAATATGCGGAGGTGATTTTGTAGTGGTAGGACATGTTATTCTATTTCTGCAATTTTATCTAGTCTTTCTAGAGTATTTTCCATTTCAGAAAATAACTCATTGACATTATTACCATTAAACCCAAGAAACTCTGCAGCTTCTTCAATTCTTTGTTTCATTTCTAGTGCTTCTGGGTCATCAGAAAGTGAGAGACGAAAGTATAAATTCTTCTGTTTCTCTAGAAAAGTTCTCATCAGTTCTACATGTTCCTTCTTTTCTTCCCTATTCATCATGGGAGCTTTAAAGGTTTCTCTAATAATACGTTGTTGAAGTTCTTCCATCTCTTTGATGGATTCTCTTACAATTTCGGATTGAAAAAATCCACTCACAATACAATCTCCTTTAGTGTCTGTGTGTACTTTTCCTTATCAATATTTAGGAAAGACTTGTATTTTTTTATACGCAAACTGACGGATTCCCACACAGGATCTAGTAGTTTTTTATCAAATTTTTTAGAAAAATTTAGGATTATATCCATTATAACGAAAGTTTCTATGGATATTGCGTTTTGTAGATATTTTTTAAGAATATCTGGGTGAGATGAACCTTTAATCTCAAATAATGAATCAAAAGAATCTTTATGTAGAAACACTTCAGCCTCAGTTTTGAAGAGATAAGAAAGACTTTGTGATCTTTTTAACCAGTTGGTGTAATTTTTTTCACCTGACTCAATAATTTCACCGATCCAGAGTTTAGAAGGATCATCACATTCTACAAAATTAGCCAAGAAGTATTGACGGATCTCGTCATCAGATTTCTGACGAGACATACGTTCAAAGAAGTAACGATCTTTCCTTTTGTTAAAGGACTCTGTTGAAGCCCTGGACTTTCCGCAATATTGAAAATAATCGTAGTTTGGTTTAGTGAAATGATTCTTGAATGCCAGGTATGTTTTATATACCTCTATTGGCGTCATCAGAATACTAATTTAGCACGACTTGTTTTTTTAAGAAAATTAAGTTGGGTTGCTTCGTTTCTTAATTTTTCTTTTAGTGGTTTAGAAATTAACTTTGATATCGATTCAAATTCAATTCCATTTTCTTCACAATAGGTTACAATAGCCTCTATGTAATTAATTTTAGATGTCATTACAAGATACTCGATATCCTGTGCAAACTTTGACTGACAAAGAAACTTTTCTTTTATTAGTGAGTCTACTTGTTCAGTATTGTTATACATAGGTTTCTGTTTTGTGAGTGACGAACTCTCGGATGTATTTGGTAAGAAGTTTAATATAGTGATCCTTGTTTCTTTTTTCATAGACAAAACATTCTCCATTGTCAGCGACCATAATTGTAATCAATTTTTTAACTGGAATACCAGTCATTTCATAATACATGCAAGCATATGCTGTTTCCTGGACAAAATAATTTTCAATCCATTCTTCTGGTTTTATTTTCTTTGAAGTCTTGAAGTCAATAACTGCGAGCTCCCCTTCGTACTCTGCGATACAATCAACTCTGCCCGCAAGTCCGAAATAGTCACTATAGAGCGACTTTTCCAAAGCATGTATATTATTTATACGATCAAGATAAGGTTTTGCCGCAAGAAATAGAAACTTCGTTACAGGAAGAGGATTGTATTTGTCAATGTCTTCATTCAACAAATACTTTTCAACAATGTCATGAAATTTTGTTCCTCGATCTGTTGCAACCTTAGTGATCTTATTGGCTTCTTCTTCACCAACTTTCTTACGCCAATCAATGAATTTTTGTCTTCCGTAAAAACTAGTTACGGAAGTGATTGAAGGATATAATTTACCAGAAGGGACTCTGTAAAAACGAGTCCCTTCAATCATTTCTGCTTGTAAATCAACTTCTTCTTTTAAATAATCTAAATGAACGAACATTACATACCTAGAGCCAATTTAGTAACAATGTAGTTTTTGACTAGTCCAGAACGAACAATATCATCAACTCCAAATTCAACCATTGAGAAATCATATGTCATTGCACGAATAATTTTCATGAAATCAATAATTCCATTTCTTTCATTGGTTTTAATTAAGTCAGATTGAGTTGCGTCACCACAAAAAACAATCCTACTATTTTCACCAATACGAGTAATTATACTATCTAATTCATGGAAGTTCAAGTTTTGCATTTCATCTACAAGGACAATTGCATTATCAAGAGTAGTACCACGAATAAAACTTGTAGACCAGAATGAAATTGTTTCTTGAGCTTTCAGATTACCATAGAGCATTTCAAAGTCTGCATCTGATGGAAGTTCAAACATGTACTTACACATGTTCTTATAAGGAATTTGATAAAGACTAGACTTATCTTCATGGTCTCCTGGAAGGAAACCAATTTCACGAGTAGCAACAAGAGATCTTACAATGTAAACTTTTTCATAAGGAGTTCTTTCATCAAGAACGTCTCTAAGAGCAAGGTACAATCCTACAAATGTTTTACCAGTACCAGCAGCACCATAGGCAAAAACATTCTTTCCTTTTTTATATTCATCAAAGAATAATTTTTGATTGTCAGTTAGTGGAGAAATGTCCACCATCAAATCCGAATTAATGGGCTTTTTGCGCCTCATTTGTTTGGCACTCATTCCGACTCCAATGTTGCCAGTTGATGATTTTCTTGATCTTGCCATTTAGAGTTTTTTTACAGTAGAACCAGGTGCTTTTGAGGCTTTGTGGAGAACATCATTCCAGCCTGGATTTCTGGAGATCAGTTTATCTTTCCACTCACCGACTTCACCGACAGAAGCACATCCTTGAGACCAATCTTTGTCCCAATTAGGATTGTCCTTCCTCCATTGTTCATAGTCTTTCACAGACATTACGAGTTCTTGAGTTTCGCCAGTTTCAAGATTGATTACAGGATATGTGGGCATAAGATAATAATGACTATGAGTTTATTTATTGGGTTATTTTTCGAGCAATGTAGTTTTGATTATCTACTTGTTCTACATTCCATTTTACCACAGGATCAACATAAAAGTCATCTCCTTTATATCTTTTGTACTTTTTCATATTAAGTACAGTATGGTGAGATAATATTGCATAGTCGATATAAGAATCAACATCTCTAGATTTTTTCACCAAAAGACTTTCAAGATCTTCTTTAATTTGTTGATTGGTGTGATATGCCTCAAAATTTTCTATTCTCTTTTTATTGTCATGTGAAAGAGTAAAAGCTGTTTGATGTGTGTGTCGTATTTTTTTATGTTTTAATCCACATAAGAGAAGTCTATTTACAATTTCATCGTCTTCCCAAGCTACAAACTCTCCCATATTTTCATTATACCCACCAATTTTTTGGTAGTTTTTTCTAGTAACATATAAAGTTCCCCATAGAGGTCTATAACATGGATGTGGTGGATTATACATTCCACTTACAAAACATGTATCATCTACTTCATATTGTTTGAAAAAATTATAGTATGGATTCAAAATTGTATCCGAATCTAAGTTTAATATATTATCTCCTTTAGTCAAGCTAAATGCGAGATTTAATGACTGAGTTTTGTTAAAGTATTTTTGATCTGGAACATAAACTCTTTTTATTTTCTCACTAATCTTCAAGAGATGATCTGAAGACTTATCAGAACTCCAGTCTACGAATACAATTTCATCAATTTCATCAAATAAAACCCAAGAATTTATGGATACACTAAGAGGATCTACCCTATTCATGCAAGCAGAAATTACCGACACACTCATTTTTAACTTTTAGATATTTGTAGGCTCAATTTTCTTTAAAATCTGTTCGACATCATGTAGTTCTTCTTCTACATTTTCTACTTCTTCAGAGTTATCTTGAACTTCTTCTTCATCATCACACTGAATCTCTTCCATAAGTCTTTCCAACTCAGAAAAAGTTTCTTCCTCTAAATTTTGAAGTTCATGAAGTTTTTCTTTTTCAAAAGCAACATCAACTTCTAATTCGATTTTGTTATTCAGTTCTTCCAACTCTTCTGGTTTATAAAGTTCTTTTTTCTTAGCTAAAAAGACACCAGGGAGAACTTCTTTAGTTTTCCAGTCAAATAATTTATATCGATAATAGCCTTTCCTATCATCTATATGTCTTTTAACGTTTGGATTATTAATAAAGTTTTTAACTCCAAACTCATGCATGTTTTTCTCTTTATGTTCTCTAGCCAAATGAGAATATTTTACTAATTGAACAGATGGATCTAACAAACCTAACATACCTTGAGGATGTTCTTTACCAGTAGTTTCTTGATAGATCTCAAATGCATTCTCATCAAATTTTTCTGAAGACTCTTCATATCCTTCAAAATTTTCTACCCTAACCCTATCTGGATGTGGAATATGGATAGCAGAAAGAACTTTTAAATGAATTGGTAACGCTTCCAATCCAAAGGTTCTTAGGCGCATTACTAATTCATCATCTTCAACAGCATAATATTTACCCATCTTTTCATTAAATCCATTTACGTTAATAAAGTCTTCTTTTCTAACATAAAGAATTCCCCAAAGAGGATGCACACAAGGATCATCAACTTTATCATTAATTCCAGTATAAAAAATACCTTTTCGACCGAAACTATGGATATTAAAAAAATTATAATAAGGATTTAGGATATGATCACAATCTAATTTGAGTATATTTTCTTGTGTTGCAAATCTAGCTGCAAGATTTAATGGTTGCGATTGATTGAAATATTCTTCATTATTAACTCTAATGACTTTGATTCTAGAACTCAAAGAAGCTAAATGATGAATAGGTTGATCAGAACTCCAATCAACAATAATAATTTCTTTTACTTCGTCAAATAACAACCAAGAACTCAAAGAAATTTTAAGAGCATTCAACCTATTTTTACAGGCACATATAATAGATACAGACATTTTATTGGCTCAACTCCATAATTGAATAATCTAAACTATGAATTTCTTCTGGATTTATTTCCTTTTTAACCATGTTTCCATCTTCATTATATTCTACAATCCACTTATCTTTATTTGAATTGTCTACAATTGTGCATGTTGTCCAACCATTGTCTTTGGATAGGGCTTGTGTTTGATAGTACATGATTATACCTCCTATAGGGGCAATTTTATATAGTTACCATTCCAGTGCTTCAGCCACTGAAGGGAACTGTTCTTTAAAGACTTCTTTGCAAGCCAAGGCAATATCCATGTGTTCTTTTTGAGTTCCATTTTCAGAACGCAGATTGATATAATGAATCCAACTACGGCAAGAGCCAGACATGTAGATACGTGTAGGTGTAGCCAAGGGAAGAACAAAACGAGCACACTCCTTTGCAACACCATGAGAAAGAAGTTGTTTATAAAGTTGCATTGATTGTGCGAAGTGTTCTTGAATCTTACTTTGAAGAGTCAGTTTCTCATAGTCTGGAATATCATCAATTGAGTTCTGACGATTCTTGGTATCTTGACGACGAAGATCTGGAACAGGAATATAGTCACTCAACAAAGAAGAATCTGCATAACGTTGTGAAAATTCTTGATATGTAAACGAACGGTGTCGAAGGATTTGGGCTGCGATACCACGATTCGTTTCAATTTCAAGAGTCATAAAAGACTGTTCAAAAACAGACCAATGATTATGCTTAATACAATAAGCAAGCAACTTGGCATAGTTTTCGTTGTCTTGATTCGCAGGATTACTAACTCGTGCAACATACGCCATTGTTTTTTCTGCATCAGGCGTTACCGAAATAAGTTTTACAGTCATTTCAATTCCTCAATCTGGGTATCCATCGTCGTCAAAAACCTCATCATAATCACTGATATGATTCAGGTTTTCTTTTGGTTGTTTGTAAGAATCTGGATCCGAATAAACTTCAGATTTAAGTGCATCTACAAGTGATTCCAAATTTCTTACGATTAATTTTAGTCTTTCTTTATCCATGGAATAATAGTTCTCTCATCCATTTTACCATAAAAAAAGGAGGGGATCAACCCTCCTCAATAATTTACTTATAAATCCATTGAATATACAAGGATAACATTATCGTAGTTAAAGCAATTGCAGCAGTAGACGATATGATGATTTGTGCCATCATTTTGCCCCTACTAATTGTGCAAGTTGAGCTTGATAACGACGATCTTGTTTTTGTTTTTGTTCTTTAATGAGTTGTAGGAAGTTAAGTTTTTTCACTTCTGCACCTCCATGTTTTTGCATGGACGATACGCTACTCCACGATATGTATTTTGTGGATGAGCAGGAGCGTGTGTTTTGTTATACCAAGACACATACTCTTTCTTTGCATCTTCAGTGTCGTACTGACACCCTCTATAAACGACTTTAGACATTAGGGTTCTCCTTAATTTTGAGGCTAAAGAGCGTTCCTTCAGTCGGCTTTTGCGTCTATAAAGCAACCTTTTTTAGTTACTTGTTTAACCTCCCAAACTATATCATTTCTTTGTTGAGCGTCCAATTTTGGATGGGTAATTACCCTCCCAATAATAAAATTGGCCTGAAGACAAGTTAAAAGGAATGCTTCCATAGATGAACGATCCGTTCCGAGTCGGCTTACTTCCGTCCTATTCAGTTTTAGCACTTATTGACAACATCCTTTCGGAGTTCTAATAGCAATCGGTCTTCTACTCTTTGAATAACTACATCGTCGTTTTTAACGATGTCCATTAGTTCCCACGCTGCGTCACAACTTATACTCACAGGAAATGACTTTGGTTGTGGCGTAGAAACAGAAAGAAGTGGAACCCATGCCAAAAGCAAAAGTGCCTTAGTCATAGGATGAACGTTAGAGGATTATTATACCTCTATTCATACTATCTATGCAAGTTATTTTGTATTATTTGTTACAATTAATCTCTTTGTCTCCAATCATCTGGTTTATCACCAGAAAAGAAGTCGATTATATCATCTACACTATTGAATCCTGTTCTATGATTTGAAGGATCTGGATCACCTAAATCTAGTTGATTCATAAAGTCATCCATATCACCTTCTTGCATATTGGGATTAGCAGCACGTCGTCTTGCTTGTCTTAAAATTGTTGCTGCACTTCTGTTAGACTTAGATAATTTTTCTGCCCATATCATATCACTTAGCTCTACAGATTCACCTTTTGCAATTCGTTCACAGATTGCTTCTAGGCGAAGACGGTATTGAGTAGAGAGCATATACTTCTCCAGATATAGTGTATTTAGTTAACGCTCAATATAACTTAGTGTGTGATTTGTTGCATTTAGTTGTGCAATTATTATATCACATCCTATTTTTGGATTACAATCTCCACATGTATAAACATCACATGCGGCTTTACCATCTTCCGGCCAAGTATGAATACTTATATGACTCTCAGATAATAAACAGAGTACAGTTACTCCTTGTGGATCAAATTTTTTAAAGATAGTTTGACATACAGTTGCTCCACTTGCAGCTGCTGCATTTTCTAAGAGATCCATAAGAAAATGCTCATCGTTCAAGTGAGCGAATGAGCATCCAAACAAGTTAAGAAGATAGTGCTTTCCCATTTAAGTAGGATTGTCCTCCTGATCCTTTAGTAAACGACTTACGATTTGTTCTCTTCCGTCCATCATGGCTACAGTGTAAATAGAAGATCGCATATACCTTTTAATTTTTTTATACTGTTTTTTCACTTCCTTGATTTGATCAAGGTTCATTTGAATATTTAAATCACCAGAAATTACTTTTTCTTTTTCTTCTCTGGTGGTTGATAGTTCCACATCTTTGGATTGATCGTTCCGTCCGTCCATTTAATACCTCTCACATCTCTGTACTTATCCCAATAATAATTAAAAATATCAACTTGTGATCCAGCTTGAACTACATCATACTGGACATCATCATCTATACCATAAGTAACTAGATATGAGTTCCTGGGCAGATCACGATTTTTTGCAAGAACGGGATCACAATTTCCATGAATAATATTCACTGACATATCAAGAACGATTCCCCCATGTAATATCAGGGTACGCCTCAGATACAAGTTCTTTGGTGATATTATATTTAGTTTGAAGTTTTTTATCTTTTACAAGACATAATACCTCAGCCTCTCCTGGGTGAAAAGATTCCAACATATTAATAAACATCGTTTCTTTACGAAGTTTATTCATACTATCATTTCCACCTTTCACAAAGTTATAAAATTTACTCCATTCTTTACGGATATTAGAACTTGGAGATTTATCAGCATTTTCATTTTGTTGAATAGGAACTTCTCCCTCTGGAAGGACTGAGGTTATTGACTCATCAAAGTTCCAAATCAAAAGAGATTTAATAAAGTTTTCATTATATTGTTGAAGGATATTAATTTTTTTATCCTTAGTTCTTTCGGCAACAACAGCCGAAAAAATTTCATGGACGTAAGAAGTTGGAGTCAATTCAATCTTCTCTACGGTTTTAGTAACCTTAGGAGTCGTTGTCTTTTTTGCGACAGGACTTTTAGTAGTTGTCGAAGACTTTTTACTAGTCGTCGTCTTCTTCGTAGTCGTCATAGCTATTTTCAAATCGTACTGCAATTATTTCGTCTGGAATGATATTCCCATTGTCGTCAAACATTTCTGGATGAGCGAATACTTGTTGAGGAGTTGAAAAAACAACATGTTCTTTCCATAACCAACCCACTATACCACCAATTATTAAGAACATGAAAGATACCATACAAAATATGGCAACTAATGGTGCTGTCATGGTTCTACCTCCGAGAGATTCCTTTCTTTTTTATGTCAAATGAAAATTCAAAATAGACGTGAATCTCTCTTCTAAGGAGAGAAACCATCTTACCAAAACTGAACTTAAAGGTTTTTGGTTGATCAGGTTTTTCCCTCCTTTTTCTTAACAATAATTCCACACCTCTATTTATGTACAACTCACGAGGCTTAGTCATAATTATAGAACTGAAAGTTCTTTTAGGTACTTGATAGTATCATTACAACCACCTAAAACTTTGTTGTCCATAACAACTTGTGGAAAGGTACTTCCTTCACCAAATTCTGAATAAAATTCTTCTTTAGTAAAGTGTTTGTCTAAAGTATAAACAACAAATTCTTTACCACAAAGTTCTAGAACTTGTTTAATTTTATAACAATAAGGACATTCAGGTTTAGAATATACAGTAAACTTCATTTTTTGTTGTTGATATTTTGTAATATTTAGAGTTCTATTTCATACTCATTTGTGTAATCATACACTCTATCTGCAATTAAGTCAATCTGTATTTGAATACCTTTTACGTCTTCTTCAATCACATTAATTTTTTTAAAGAGGAGATCAATTTTTTCTTCTAAAGTCATCACTCCTCCATTGGATGGCCTTTACGCCAAGTAGATGTGTTAGGAGGATCACACTTTGCATCCCAAGACCTAACAAGCAATTCTGTAAAGAGTTCCATTTTATCTGGATGGACTGAAGCCGGATTTTGATTGATTGCATTTTTAAGTGCTACCAACTCGTTCCATTCGGAATCTGTCAGAGAACCTGTTTGAAAATTGGAATGAGTCATAAACCTCCTCGTTTGTGTTTAAATTCTAACACAACGCCCATCAATATCTATGATAGTTAATAATGTTTTTATATTTGATTTACAAGCAGTAACAATTACATTCCAAAAGGGCCCCAACGACCCCTCTTACTATCATCATCTCCGTTCATCCTTTCTTCCAATTTATCAATTAATTTATCTGCAGAAATGAGATTATCAATATCCATAATCATATCTGCAATATGTTTACCGACGAAAGGTTTTTCTTGGCGAGCAGCATACGCAAGAGCATTACGCAAAGATTGTTCGGCTTCTTTTAAACTTGTTTCTACAGATTCACTTAGTGCCATTTAGTCTATCCTCACATTTAGTATAAAAGGTTCCATTTACATAACAAGACTTACCTGGTTCATAATATTTTATTACAGGTGTTTGTATCCTTGGATATTCTACCACATTTTTTACATGACAGAAAAGATTGTATCCACAAATAAGAGCTTCAATCATCAGCACTCATCCATTCCAAGTGATTTAGTAACTTTGCGAAGAGTATAAGAACCATTATTATTATCTACCCACTCAACTTGATCTCCTTCTTTAAGGTTTGCAGCTTCTAGAAGATCATCTGGAAAATTTACATAATAGTCATCCACACCATCAATTACTGATTGTTGAACGGGAAGTAACCACTTCTTTACTTTATCTTCCTTGATCAAAACTCGTTCAGTTTCTCCAGGATTGCGAGCATAAACTGTCTTCCCTCCATCTGGAGACTCATAAATTTTCCCACTGAAGGGGTTCAACCGACTTGGATCATTTCGGTCATAATCATAGTAATATTTGGAGTATTCTCCATCAAGTTTTGCTCGTTTATCGTAGTACTCAGCTTCTCTTAGATTATATTCACGACACTTTTCTTTTTCCTGATCCGATGATGCTTTGTCACACATCTCATTCAGTTCTTCTTCGGTATAACGAAGTGCTTCCATATCACTATGTCCCCATGGGGGCATACAGTCATCTTTACTTACACTACTTACCGTCGAACCTTTGTATTCTTCTGGATAATAATTCTCTTCCCAGAAAGAAGTCCAAGACTTTTTACATTCTTCAGATGAATCGTCCTTATCACAACTGAAAACTTTATTCAGATGAGTCTCATATTTGTTACTCTGACTATTACCATTTAGAAGAACAAGTAATTCATTACAACGATTTGCATTAATTGTGAAGTGATTATATTGTTCTTCAACGACACCTTTGATTACATCATAGATTTCCTGTGGGGTTGCTTCAGAAGAAGACAAAGAATCATACATCCAATTTTCAAGATTCTCAAGAGAATACTTCTTATAGTCAAAGTCCATCGGTCAAGTCCTTGATTGCTTGTTCCATAATAATCTTAATTTGATCATCTGTCAAGTCATTTAGCCAAGACCATCGTTCATCGTTTTTATCCCACTCAAAAGCAAAAGAGCCGTCATCATTTTGGATAATATTTAATCCACTGGGATGTATAGGAGTATTTTCAGTCATCTCTTTCTAAATCTAAAGTTACACAATGGAAACACCCACTTAAAGTTCTTGAGTGTCTCATAGGAAGCATGGCACAATCTATACCATATTTTTCTAACTCTTTTCTTGTTGGTTCTTGATGTTCTTCTAAAACAACGAGATTAGGATTGACACTAAAAAGATTCATGTTAATCCATGTTGAGGCATGATTATAACCTGGATAGTATCCAATGTCAACAGGTTCTGGGCACCAAATTACATCCCAATTTTTAAATGGTGCAGGAAGAACATCTTTACTCTTAATCCTTTCTGGATTAGCCAATAATAATCCCTCTCTTAGAAATGCAATTGTTGTGTCAATGTGCATATAACTATACACACCTTGAAGTAAATGAACTTGAATGTCTGGACCCAAAACTTGTTGAAGTTTATTCGCACCAGAAATGTTTCCACTATTAGAAACTAGATATAAAACATGATCATTAGCCCTAATAATATTGGCAGCATCAAAAGCAGGAGAGTGTTCAGTGAGTGCTAAAACATCTTTATTCCCTAGACATTCATCATTATACAATTTGTCATCATAGGTACAAGTTAATGGAACTAATCCATCAAAATGATGAGCGATTGAACCAAAATTATACCTCCTAGCCTTTAGGGGCATTGGAGTTGCAAAATAGTTATTTCCATGGATGAATATACAATCTCTGGGACAGAAATTATAATATCCTGTTGGTTCACTATGAGGTCTTACTACATCTACTCCCTCTTGTCTTAAGAAGTTTGCGAAGATTTCTAGATCTTCATTAGCTTCTTGTATAACTTGATCAGGATATAATCCTGACTTTACATCGGAAACATCTTCACGATCTGCATAGTTAATCAATCTCAGACTACGATCCATTTCAGGCACTCTTGCATAATCTGCAATACCCACAATAACCTTTTTTAATCTTCCCCACTCATTAGTACTATTGTTCATTTAATACTCCAGTTACTTGAATTGCATATCTATCTTTCATACTGAAATTATAAAATGCATGGATTTCATCATAGTTCCAGTAAAAACAATCACCAGCCTTCCAATCACAGTAACAAGTATCTTTCACTTGCAAAATTTGGCCTGGAGAATTATCTTCCAACATAACCATACATCTAATAACATTTTCAGATCCTATGTTATTAATTTCTAGATATTTACCAAAAAGATCTGTATGAAGAGGTAGATATTGTCCTGGTTTAAAATAATTTACTGCTGCGCCAACTTTATCTAAAAAATAAAATTGAGGAATGATATATTCCTCAACGCACTTTGGCATTGGATCTGGTTGTTGGTACTTGTATATAGATAATTTTTCCTCACTGTGACCAGAACTTAAATATTGGTTAACCAACTCTTCATCTTTATGTGTAGACAAAACGTAGTCTAGATTATAAAAATCTTTGATATTCCAATTAGGTTTTATATGATTTAACATTTAAACACAGACATGTCAGGTAAGTGTGGGTAATCTAGATAAGTCCATTTTTTAGGTTGTTTATCACGAACTTCATTAAACCTAAAAGAACCCAAGATAGCTGTCTCTGGAGTCATATAATAATGATAACCTACGGTATCAATGTCTTGTTTAGCCCAAGGCTTAGAAACATCTCTACCATCGTAAGACATTTTCTTTAGTATATCATAGTCATTTTTGTTTTGCAACAGAATCATTCCACCCCTACCAACACTAAGATGTTTTTTATACTGGAAACTAAGGCACATGTAGGTGTCAGGAATATAACTATTTTCTTTCCATAGTACAGCAGCGTCAATAATATTTGAATTGCCTAGTTGATAATAATCTTCCCAGTCTTCATTTCTCCATGTCCAATTCAATTCCAATTTCATTAAAGTCATTGGAATAGAAACATAAGTGTTAGTTGGAATAGTCAAATTATTGCATGAAGTATGTCTAAGACATAATTCTATTGCATGTGTACATGAGTCTACAGCTACAGCATATGGGGCTGAGAAATATTCTGCGACTTTGTTTTCAAACTCATTTACTTTTTCAAACATACTTATCAATGTCGGGTTCTCTAGGTGTTATAACTCTATCATTTGGTTTTCCATACATGAAAAACTCTTCTAATGTATAATCATCTCTCAGAACGGTCCACCATTTCTTATAAGCCTTCCTAGCAAGAACTAAATCAGGTCTATCAGATCTTACATAATTTACCGAATAACTACCAATATCTGGATTTACACTTATCAAAGGCATTGAATAAGTTCTTCCACTATGTATTAGGAAATAATCTATAGTTACATTAGGTATATCTAGTCCTATCGACCATTTCCAATTTGAAATTTTATGAGCAAGATTATACTTTTCATCTACACAAAAAAGTCTTATTAATTTTTCTGCGTAACTTCTTCTTATCAATGCAGCTCCACTATCATGTCCAGACAATATTGGATGTAGATAACATGGAATAATTTTTTCATTTTCAAAACCCAGTTGAATACAATCCCAATCGAAAGGAATGTTATTCATCAAGTATTCCCAATCAAAATGCCAATAATCAATATAACTTAAATCATAATCATCTTCCATTAAGATAACATATTCTTCAATTGTATTTTCCAACCAACTTTTGAGCATATCAATAGTGGAAAGAGCAGTAGCTACTTCTATTAAATGTTGTCTCCACCTTTTACATGTTGAAATATCATTCAGTATTACTTTACTTTTCCATTCATCAAAATTTTGAAGTTGATAACTAGAAGCAGAAAACCTTTTAAAGTTACTAATTTTATATTTTTCGTATTGTTCTTCAGTATATTGTTTTCTATCAGGTCTTTCGTCAAGATTTAAATAATAAATCGTTGGCAATCCTTTAAGTTTATCTTTTAAATTCATACTATAACTTTATTAATAGATCGTTTTTATTGACAGAATCTATAGACATTATATCACATATATTGTAGTTTGTACTCTTATTTTTCCACCAATCTAAAACAACTTCATCAGACTTTTTAGCTAGATGGTTTGGTTTATCCAAATAACCATCACTTATAAAATGAGAATTCGATATGAAGAGGGGTAGGGAATAAGTAACGCCTATTTGATATGGAACAAAATCACCAGATTGATAATGATACTTTGGCCATTTTTCACTTAATCCATAGTTTGTATAAAATTTAAAGAATCCATTGTCATAGTGCAATCTTATCATTTTCTCTGCATAAGATCTTGTTATCATAAAACAAGTTGCAGCATGATTGTTCTTAGTCCACTTCGATAAGAACATTGGAATATACCTCTCGCCTATGATATGAAATTGAATGCAATCCCAATTACAAGGAAGTTTGTTAAAGATATCTTTCCAATTAAAGTCCCAGTATTCTACCGTATCAAATGATAGATCATCCTCTATCATCATACAAACTTCAGATGTATTTGAGTTATACCAATCCACAATACTCTGTATCCTATTCAATAATACAGAAAGAAATTGCGGTTGAGTTAAAATATCATCCGCAATTATTTTTGACTTCCACTCAGAATAATTTTTTGGGTCATAACGTGAGGCAGAAATTCTAGTATAATTTTTAATATTATACTTTCTAAACTGATTTTCAATATACAGCTTTCTTTCTACTCTATGATCCAAATTCAAGTAATAAATTGGAGGAATATCTTTTAATTTCGATTCAGTCATTCAACAACCGGTACAGTCATTAGATGATCATATTTTTTACCGTATGTGAAAAAATCCTTTAGGGTAAAATCATCTCTATTGTTTTTCCACCAATTATAATAAAGATCTCTACAAATGAAATGATGTTTCTTTGGAATCTCATCTAGATTTGGGTTTTGTGTAATCAAAGGAATCTGATATGTCTTACCAACAAATCCAAAAAACTGATCTAATCCTAGACATCTATAAAAATATTCTGGACCATAGTTATGGATAAAGGAATATTTTCCCTTGATCGTGTGGATATCGATTAACTTTTGTGCAAAGTGTCGATTTATTAATACTGGTCCATAAAAACTATGGCTTGTTTTTGGGTGCAGAAAGAATGAAATATAATTATGAGATTCAAATCCCAATTGAATACAGTCCCAATCATATGGAAGATGAGTCATTAGATATTTCCAATCAAAATGCCAGTATTCTATTAGGTTCAGATCATAATCATCTTCAAACAAAATAAGATATTTTTCATTCGTATTCTCTAACCAATGTCTAACCATTTCCAATGTGGAAAGATTTATACAAACCTTTAAGTAGTCTTGTTCTTTGTATATTTCACTTTTATAAACAAGACTTTCCCACTCTTTAAAATTCTCCGGATAAAAAATACCTTCAGAAAATCTAGTTACATTTGAAATTTCCCATTTATCGAATTGGGATTCCATGTATTCTTTTCTTTCTGTTTTACTATCAACATTTAGATAGTATATGGTAGGAAGTCCTTTAAGTTTTTCAGACATACCAAGTTATAATAGAATATCTTGTTCCTGAAGTAACAGGCATAACTTCATGCGGATACATAAAGTTTGATGGGAAGAGAATGGCGTCTCCCTTTTTAGTCTTAATAACTATCTCTCTATCAAAAAATGCAAATTCACCACCCTCATAATCATCATTCAAACTGAATGAACAACTAATTGCTCTTTGTTGTAATTTAAATGAATCTGTATGTTGAATATAAAATTGACCTTCTTTATATCTGAGTAGATCATATCCAGTATCTATATCTACATTTGCATCAGGAAATTTTTCTTTATACTTCTGAAGGGCTTGTGAAGCGGAAAGAAAGAAATCTGAATCAAGTTGTTTTCTATATTGTGTATTGTACTGTAAGGTATTTTCTTCACTAATATTCAATACTGAACAACTTCTAACGTTTGGATTTACTTCACCACCGCCGACACTTGTATCTTTCCATAAGTCACAATCTTTATATTCAGATATAATTTTATTACAAAGTTCATCTGATACTAAAGAATCTAAAACAACAATAAAATCTTCTAGCTTTGTTTGACTTCTAATACTAGGTTTAACTATAAGTTCTGGAGTTTTTATAATTTTACTTTCTTCTAAAGTTTTTTCAACTTTATTTCCATGTTGATCACAATTTATCCCTAAATGACTTTTATCAAAATAACTATTAACTCTATTTCCACGACTGAAAACATAATGCAGGAATACTTGTGTGTACCATTCACCATCATATTCATCTCTCCAGTGAGGTGCATCGCATCCCATATACAGTAATGCATCTCCAGGAGACAACATAATATTATGTTTATCACTATTGGGAGTTTCAATCCAAATTAACCACGGCCGATCACTACCTAAGTTAACAGTCAATGATACTTCACATTGATCTTTATCAGTGTGTTTTTTTAAAACACTGCCCTTTCGATAAGTTCTGGCATAAGAATAAGTAGGCAATACAGTTTCCCCACAGATTTTACTAATCTCTGGAGTTTTTTCACAAAGAAGTTCTAAGAAAGAAATATAATTGTATACCGAGGACGAGTTTAAAGCCTGATCGTCACCAAGTACATTATTTTTATCACAGAAAGAATTAAACTCATCTGATAAACTTTTAGATCTTTTAATGTCTATAAAATTTTTGACAACAAGATAATTGTTTACCTTGATGGAAGGATTTAGATTATTCATAACAAACAAAAAAATTTTAAATTTCTTTTAACAACTCTTCAATATCGTAATAAATTTGATCCTCTTCCGATACTTCATTGTCTACAGACTCAAGTTCTTCGTAGTTTATATCACCAACCACCAAATCAGATTCAGAAGCTTCTTCTACACTTTGATTTTCAAAGTCTTCAGCCATTACATCAATTTCAACTATTTCCTCTTCCTCTTCTTCTTCCAAAATATAATCTAGAGCCATTAGATCATCTAAGTCACCATATCCTTCATACTGAGAAAAATTGCGAACTTCCATCAATGCTTTTTGTTCTTCCAACCACAATTGATGTTCTTCTTTTTTCTTTTGCCATAACTCTATAGATTGTTCCCAAACACCCAACTCTGTAATTTCGATATTCGGATCTTGAGTAACCAACTCTACACTACCATGATCACCATACCACTGAACAGCGTGTACAGCTACACCATTGATTTGGGGAACCCAACTCATATCAATGTCAGAATAATACTCACCGTCTATGTAAACAGTTCTATCACTTGGAATTATCGTCAGTCTCATTTTCTTCTCCGAAAGGCAATCCTGTTTGAGTCAATGGAGTTACATTGACAGGAACAAAGTTTTGATTCATTAATCCTTGTATATATATTTCCCTATTCGTTTCGTTAGCCTTAACAACTTCATTTCTAAATGACTCTACAGCAGCTCCAGTAGATCTTTGTTGTTGAGAGTTTTCTATTGTAAGCATTGGCATCCATGAAACAGCGCATCCCCAGTGATCAACATCTTCACCAGTATTTGGATTCATACCTCTAACATGCATATACCAAGCACATTTATTTTCAATGCAATCTTTTTTGATTAAAGGGCAGTATGTCCCAGGTTCAGTCTTTTTAAACATATAAGATCAGTCCACGAATACAATAATTATACCAAAAATTAGGATAAAGAACAAATTATAACATCAATATATTGAACTCTAAAATCTATACTTGCTGAAAAAGGAGCTGTACCGCTCCATGGGTGTGAGTGAGCCCCACCATTAGGTACGGGGTTAGCTCCACTATTGGGGAAATTTCTTGTCCAACCTCCACCAGAGGCAACATCACCGCCACCAGGAGTTAATCCTATGGATCCACCATTAGCATGAGTGTGCGAAGGTAGTTGTGCTGTCGTAAGAGTAGTATCCCCTACAGTTCCAGTAATAGTAACTGTAGTAGTAACAGGTTTTAAACTATTAGGGAAAGCAGATGAAAAAGCAGTAGTACCTCCAGAACCACCACCAGTACCAGAAACGACTCTTAAAGCCTTATCGTTTTGGGTCGTTACTTGAGCCCATCCAGTAGGGGCAGATGCTTGGAAAAAAACCGATACGCTACTCTGAGGCACTATTCCATATTTGGAATTTAGTGATGTACCGTCACCAAACGTTATTCCAGTTGTTGTTAATACTGCTGCCATTATACTATTATCCGACTAAGAGATATTTTAAGTTATTTATTTTATCCATCAAAACTACACATGATGATGTCAATATATTGAACACCGACACTTAGACCCAAACTACCAATTGGACCAGATCCTGTAAATGGATGGGTGTGAGTTTGATCTGATCCACCTGAACCTGTTGCTGGTGAATTTCTTGACCAACCAGTTCCAGCTCTAACATCTCCACCAGTATATGAACCATCTGGGTTTTGAGGGTTAATAGTTAAGGATACTTCACCACCATTGGAGTGGATGTGGGAAGGAATTTGACTTGTAACTAAAGCAGGTCCAGGTTGAATTCCACTGGTAGGTGCAGTTACTGTTCCAGTTAAAGCTACAGTAGGGGAAAATACCGTAGTAAAATTTGTAGTTCCACCAGAACCTGCACCCGTACCCGAAACAACTCTTAAAGCTTTATTATCTTGTGTTATTATTTTGGTCCATCCAGTAGGTGCAGCTGCTTGAAAGTATGACCAAACTGTTGAAGTTGGAAAAAGTTGTCTCCTAGAATTTAATTCATTTCCAGCAGAGAAAAATATTCCATTAGTAGTTAATATAGCCATATATCTACCTTAGTTTGACCATAGTCCATTTTTCAGCAGTCAATATATCTATACGAGCATCAACAGCATCAATAGAGTTTGTAATTTCGTATAGAGTATTTGTAGTCTCAACATTCTCATCTTCAAGTTTACGAACGTCAAAAATGAGACTAGTGTACCTGTCCTCCAGTTCAGATACTCTACGTTGAAGATCAACTAGAAGATCTGTTAAAGAGTATTTTTCTCCTGTAATTTCATCAATAACAAATGTGTGATTTGTAAAACTATAATCATTCATGATTTTTTTCCAAACAGATTGAAATTTTAGAGAAAACTTATCAATATAATATTTAAACATTAATACTATCCCAATCCTTTTGGAAGATATCAAGTCCTTCACGAGTAAGAACACTTTCATACATTTTATCAAAGATTGATGAAGGAATAGTTACAATATCAGCTCCCTCACGATAACACAACGCAACTACTTCTGGACTACGAACTGATGCGGCCAAAATTTGCGGAACAGAAGTATCATAACAGTTATCATAAATCATACGAATACTCTTAATCAACTCAAGTCCATCAAATCCATTATCAGTCAAGCGTCCTACAAAAGGAGAAACATAAGTTGCACCAGCCTTTGCAGCAAGAACAGCTTGAGATGCAGAGAAGATGAGAGTTACGTTAACTGTTGCACCAATACTACGAAGTTGTCTACAAGCTTTAAGTCCTTCTACAGTACAGGGAACTTTTATTGTAACGTTATCAAGTTGCAAATATGGTTGAGCTTGCTCGACCATACCTTCACATGTATTCGAAACTACTTCTGCAGAGATAGATTCAAACTCAGAGAAAGATTCTGAAATACTTTTAATAACTTGATATGGATCTTTACCACTCTTTTTAATTAGAGTTGGATTGGTGGTAACTCCATCAATCAATCCTGTGACATACTTATCAGAAATTTCTTCAAAATTTGCAGTATCCAAAAATATTTTCATAATAATCTCCAAAAAATTTACAGTATTCCAACTTCTTTTAGGTATCTTCTATATGCCATAAATCTGCGAAGAGAAGGTTGCCCTGGAATAGGGCCTAAACTTTCACAGATTTCACAATAACATAACCAATCATACCACGGAGTTGTTGGATCCAGAGCTGGGTGTGGACTCCTTTGTGTGTAGTTCTTTAAGGAGTTGAAGAAGTTCTGGAGTTTCGTCCCATTCCCAAATTGTTCCATCTTTTTGTGTGTAAGTTCTTTTAGTCATAGTTTTAGATGTTTAAATAACTCTACAAAATTTGCATGTCCCTTATATAATACACCACCTATAATTATTAAGTCAAGCAAAAAAAGAATAACTAGGACAATTACAAGTGGTACTGTATTAGATTGCGGGTGTTGGTTGGTCATTAGTATTTAATTCTATATAAATGTCCTGACTATCATTCCAATGTCTAATTACTCCCGCAACAATAAAACAATTTGTAATTAGGTATGTGATAAAAATAAAAGTTCTTATCCAAGCAACAAGGTCAGACTCTTTATCGCACTTAGATGCCTTTTCCCCAAGAGCTTTTGCCCACCATCTCCATATAGTCTTTTTTCTTTTCAAAGTTTTCCTCCAACAAAACTTTCATATTTAATTTCTGTTTCAGAAAACCCTTCCTGTTTTTGTTTTAGATACCACCGAGTTGCATTAATACAATTTTCCTTTGTCAGTGAGGTTATAATACTCTTACCATCTCTATCGTAAGAGTCCCATGTACCCCACTTGCGTTCTTCTACTCGAAACGCATCGTCAATCCACTCAAAATTTTCCATAGTTATCAAGAATTTACAGTCAACTCGTAATCTTTTTTATTAAGTTTATGTCTAGTAAGATACTTATCTAGATGTTCTTTACATTCAAACCAACAGGTTCTTTTGTCTTTACCCTCCTTTACATCAAGTCTATACGGAAAAGATTCGTAAGGAAATTTTTCATTACTAGAAATGGCCATTATTCTCCGAGGGTATGAATCACTGGTTTTTCGTGTGCAAGAATGCGATACAGTTCTGCATCCTGAGCGGCAGAAATTGGAACAAATTCGGTCTCAGGGTTGAAGTCTTCGTCACGAATTGCCTGATTGATGACGATTGAACCTTCCTCACCAGAATATGAGCGATGATAGGTCATCTTTGGAATCACAAGAGCACCAGAACTACGATTCAGGTGAACAATATGATATGGATACCTCCAAGTTGGATTCACAAGTTCAAAGGTTCTGATTCCAGACAGTACACGATTGTGGTCAATCTGTTGATAGTGAATATAAAATTGTTTTGCACCGACAACATCATCAGGTGGAGAAATTGCAGGACCTGTATGAACAACAAGGTCTTGTGCATTTGAGTTTTCTACTGAAATATCATAGAAGACAACCGAATCTGTCTCACGGAAAACCCTGTGTTTTTTGAAAGATACTTCGCTCATGATTGATTATATAATAATGTTTTGTTCATAAACTTACATAAGATTTAGACATTTTTTTCCATTGCATTTCTGGAGAATTTAGATCATACAAAAAATTAGTTCTTTCAAATGTTCTTATTTTGAGATCTTCTTGTTGAATAAAATTAAAAACTTTTTCACTGACTTTTAAATTTGGTATTATTTTTGTTAAATACGAAACATGATCAATAGGTGGAGGATGTAAATCATACTTGTACCTATATCTACCGCAATCATTCTTTTTTATTTTTACTCCAGGCCAAGTAGTTGAATTATACTGCACTGTTAGGAAATCTGGTTCTATTTCATTTAATAGATCTTTATATAAATCTAACACGTCAGATGTATCCAATACTACATCATCTAGAGAATTGTAAGAATGACAATTAGTTGTTTTTTTGATAATAGGCATATGACTCAACATCAAAAAGTCCGAATCAATGTAATTTAAAAAATTAAAAGTTAATGATATTAATCCAAGATCTCTAATTAGAAATCCTCTATAATCGACATAATTTTTAATATATTGTAAATCATACAATCCGTCATGAATAGAATTGTATATGTTTCCACAACACTGCCATTTTCTATTAATATATCGGTCTTCACGATTTACTGTAGTCCACATTACTATTATCAAATCTTTATTGTTAAAATGAAATCTTTGATTCATTTCAGCAACTTGATTTGATATAAATGCGTTTCCGGCTCCAGGAGATCCAAAATTATAATATTTTGGAATGTGAAGTCCGATAACGTCAGCCCAAGTTGGCCAAAAATAGTCAGTCATACTACATCCAAAAGAAAAGAATCTCTCATACTTATTAAAGTTTAGATGATCTATTTTTGGCACTTTAATAAAAATAATTTTTATATTATTTAACACATTTTACTTGGATATCCACAGACTTTGTGGCATTAGACATCTCACGATAACCCATACCAACATACACCTGACCACTCACTACGGCAATGGCCATGATTCCCCAAAAAATATAGTACCATTTAGATTTTACTTGGTGATGTTTAAGTAGATCTTTTTCCATAATTATCTTAAGTATTTGGATTAAGTATTCTTGGTTTGATTAGACCTTGATTCTTTAACTGATTATAATTTCTAACCCACTTATTAACATTAACATCAATAGTACAATGACAATATTTTTTATTACAAATGACAGGCATAGTCGGCCATTTTATTTGTTCAAACTCATCTATATTTCCAATGGGTCCACCAATACCACAATTAGCTAGATATATCTGTCCAGATGAATTTACAAATAAACTTTTCAATCCAACTTCACAAACATATCCTTCAAAATTAGTCATACCACAATTAATAAATTCTATTGAATTTATATTGTTATTTGGGTCATCTAACAAAATAGATCCATCTTCAAATTGAAAATCGGATGTTATTTTTAGAATTTCCTGTTTTCCCAAATGTTTTAGTATCTTTTGGTGGGGTTTTGCAGCTTCATCAGTATGAAACCAATCTAATTGATCTTTTGTGTAGATATGAGTTTCTTTATGTTTACTACCCCAATCCATAATTCTAACTGGTTCCAAAAAGCAAGTATCAATATCTTTTAATGAATTGAAAACTTCTATACAATGATCCCACTTAGAAGGAAGCATCATTAGTCGCACAGTTACGAATGTGTTTAAACTTGCAGCAATTACTTTTTCTTTAAAATCTTTAACAGGAAATTCTGGGTGGTATGAAAAACAAACATACTTTAAATACTTTGAAATATCTTCCCAATATTCTATTGGTTTAAATGCATTACTAGTTGTACCTATAGTATGACCATTAGAATTAAAAAACTTTACCAACTCAGGAAAAAAGTGACTAATACTTGGCTCACCACCAGTAACTGAACAATGAATTTTTGGATACTTTTCGAATAATAATTCTAAGAATTTTTTTGCATTCTCCCATTTATAATGATGACCTTTACCTGAGTTTAATTCTGGTAAACAATATGTGCATTTATTATTGCATATATTATTAATCATCCATGTCAAATGCATCAAAGATGAATCTTTTTGAATTACTCGAATAATTTTTTTATCCTTTAATTCAATCATATAAATTTTGTTCTTGTTGTACTCTATCTATATGATGATAGATGGTTGAGTTTGAATATTGAAATTCTTTGAACCGTTGGGGTTTTTTCTTTTGCATTGTTATGAGCATGTTGATCCAGTCGTAACGTTTATCCACAGACCAACCATACCGACGTTCATCGTGAAATAAATCAAAAATTGAAATCATTATTTTAAATAGTTAGGTTTTTCAGTATCAAATGTCGTCCATTTTGCATCTTTCATTCTAAGACACATTAACAAAGTTTGATGTTCACGATCATATAATTCCCAGTCTCCCTTACACTTGGCAAAATATCGTCTTCGATAGGCACAACACCAAACATTATAATAAATTTTTGACTTCTCAGAAAGAGCCATTTCCTAAACACTCAAAACAAACACTATTAAATTTACCTTCGACTCCACGAAGAATAAGTTTAGTGTGAGAAGATTTTACAATCATTTTCTCAACATAATAAATTCCACCATAGATAAGAAGATTTTCTGGATCAGTATTATTACCCCACATAACTTGTTCTCGGGTGCATCCAGTAAATTTTACAAAGTCTCCTTCCTTGATTTCTCTAGAAATATATTTAATTTTTCGGAGGTCTTTCATTTTACTACGGTTGTTTGAGTTTTGGGTTGTGTTTTTACTTTAGTCGGATCTTCATAGGGAACTTTACCATTTTTCTCATACATTAAAATGTCGTACTTAAATTTACATTCATGAGGCCTTTGATTACAGAGAATCAAAGTGTCTTCTACAGAACGATAAGATCCAGTAGAAGATCCAATAGAACCACCAATTAAAATGGATAATCCGAAGATTCCAATGTTTTTAATGGTAACAATACGATCAATCATGTTCAGAATATATGTTTCCCACATTCTACCACACTTTTGATTTTATGCAAGGTGGGTGTCAGTTGACTTTGGGCTTTCCAATCCATCTAGCTTTCTTACCACTAGAAAAATTATATTCAAATATAGGTCGTGACTCTACATTTACTTCAATAAAAAACGCACAAACAACTCTAAGTTTATCAGAAGCTTTGAACGAATGCCATGTCACATCTTTTTCTGGACAAAATAAAATAGAAGAGTTTGGTTTCCACTCTACTATTTTTTGTACATCATCTTCAGATTCAATAGAGTGTAGTATTGTTCCTATGTTATTTTCTGGTGAGAGATAAACTATAAAAGTTATAATTTTTCTACTAACATCATCATGCGGAGGAAACCAATTATAAGGAAAATCTAAGTTGATGTTTGCCTGAACAAAAACTTCTTGTTCTGGTGATGGTTTTCTACTATTAGGATACCTATCAAGGATAGACTTAGATAACTTTAAAAAATCTTGAGCAACATCAAATAATACTTCAACCACATCTTCGGACACTCCGCACTTAATTAAATCCAGAATATCAAGTACGGCTCCTCCAGGTGAAGTCCTAGCATCAAAAAATATCTTCTCCTTAAGAAAAGAATTTTTTTGAATATTTTCTTTAGTTAAAAGGAATCTTGGTATCGTCTTTAAAACTTCAAAAGATTTTTGATCTATAGTTTGTTCTATGATCTGATGAGGCCAAGGTTCTTGTAATATTTGACCTCCAACAATAGGTTCCTCATTTAACAACATCACTCTTCTCGTAGGTAGTCAAATGTCATACAATGTAGTCCCCCATCCCACAAATACCTATGCCTAAAGGGAACAATGATTGGTTCAACATTATGTTTTTCCAGAAACTCGAAAACTTGTTTGTTATATCTAGTAACCATTAGATGTTCTGAATCTAATTGAAGAGCATTAACATCAAAAAAAGTTTCTGGAGAATATCCTACCCAATCTTTATACTCATACGGAATTTGATTTGGGGACCAAACAAATTTATCTTTGGTCATATCCATAGCCTTAATGTCTTGAGTATTGTGTTCCAAGTACAAAATATCCCACCCAGGAAAACAATGTTCCAAGTTACGACCTTGAGGTGTAGATATGATTACACCTTCTTTTACAACCACAAAGACTCCATCTGTGTGTCGTTCGATATTAAAATCCCTACAAGAAAATCTTTCATAAATACATTCCACTTCAGGATTTGCATTTTTAAAGTAATCGAATCTCTTTCTCGTCCATGCAACTGCATCAAAATAAACTCGATCAGCTCGGATAACACTAGGAGCACAAAGATTATCTAACGTAATATAGTTACTTCTATGATCTAACAACTCCAACCAATCAATGATATTTTCTTCATATCTAGGACCAACATACAACTTATTATTAATATATTGTAGGTGATCTCTTGCATGTAGTAGTTGAGGTTTTTTTGTTACATCTGGATTTTTATATGTCGGTCTTTTAACTACAACACCAAATGTTTCCAATACTTCTGAAAAGTTTTTTAGATCTTCTTCAGTTTCATCAAGAATTTCTTTGATAAAAGAATCTTCAACGAGATCGGACGAGTAGGCCCTACCCACCCAACATTCTTTAAGTTTGTTATATTCTGGAAAATATTTACTCATTGTGATATAATGTCTTTAGAAATTATAACATGAAATGAAATTATTTGCAGGTCCTTGTGCTCTAGAATCCGGAGAGGTTTGTTTTGAAGTTGCAAAAACAATTTCAAAATACATCCCAAAACACGTAGACTTTTACTTCAAAACTTCTTTCGAGAAAGCAAACAGATCAAGTCATAATAGTTTTACTGGAAAAGGTTATGGATACGCAATGGACGTATTCTCAGAACTCAGAACGTCTGGGTATAAAATTATCACTGACATACACTTACCAAATCAAGTAGATTTATTTCATGATTATGTAGATGCATTCCAAGTTCCAGCATTTTTGTGTAGACAGTCGGAACTATTAGAAGCTGTTGCAAAAAGTGGAAAACTAGTAAATGTAAAAAAAGGACAATTTATTTCTCCTAGAAATGCAATTCTTCTTGGAGAAAAGATGGAATCGTATGGTTGTGAAGATTTTTATATTTGCGAAAGAGGAAGTTGTTTTGGATATGACAACTTAGTAGTAGACTTTAGAACAATTGATATTCTTAAGAATGCAGGATTCAAAGTATGTTTTGATGCAACACACTCTACTCAGGAAGGAGGAGACTCTGTTACAAGTGGAAACTGGAAGTATGCAGAAAAATTGTCCAAGAGTGCTCTCGTTTGGGGAACTGATGCACTGTTTGTAGAAGTGCATCCTAAGCCCTCTGAGGCACTCTCAGACAAGGATTGTCAGATTCCTTTATCAGAGTTTCCGAACTATCTCTCTAGCGTCTTCTAAGTCTTCTGGGGTGTCTACAGAAAACACATCATGTTCTGTTTCATAAGAAAAAACAGAAACATCATTATCAAGAAACCGTAGTTGTTCCAACCTCTCAGTCTCTTCCAACTGGGAGGTTTTTAATTGACTAAAATTCTCTAAAAAATTTCTAGTGTATCCATATATTCCCATATGAATTTTTAGTTGATCAGTTCCAATAGGATGTCTACTAAAATATAGAACTTTTCCAGATTGACTAGTAACTAATTTTGGTTTATCTTGAGACTTTCCGTACTTACTATTTTTATCATATAGTTTATACGGAGTAACAACATCATAATTTTCTTTAAGGAGATGCTCATTCATTTCCAAAATAGCTTCTGGTGAAATGAATGGTTGATCACCTTGAACATTAATAATTTTTTCTCCAGGAATAGATGTCATCACATTAGAAATGCGTTCTGTTCCACTAGAGGCTTCGGCTTGTTGTAAGACTACTTTCACTTTAGTGTCTCTAACAGACTCATAAACTTCAAAACTATCTGTGATTACATAAGTTTCCAGACCAGTAATCATACACTGGTTTACCACTCTCTGAATTAAGGTTTTACCTCCAATATCAGATAAAACTTTCTTCGGTAAACGAGAACTTTCAATTCTTGCAGGAATAACAATAGTAGCGTTCATAGATTATCATTAATTGTTTTATATTTAATTCTCTGGAATTCTTCTACTATTTCAAGAATTCTGCGAGAAGTTTTTTTAGCAGAGTCTTCATTCCAACTTTCATTAGAAACATTTAATAGATATATTTCATTAGAAATTGCGTCAATAACTTTATCATAGTTTGTCATTATTGAACTCCTTATGTAACTCTTCAGCGATTTTCATAGCTCGTCTCCACATCATATACTTTACTATTGGATTACGAGGGTTATGAATTAACCACCATTTAGTTTTCTCATACTGAAACCTAAGAAGTTTAGTTGCAAGATCAACCAATCTAGCAACACTTGAATCGGTTACAATAAAATATGCAGCAAGTGCAAATAAGAAAAACCAAAAATAGTAGTATTCCATTTTACTCCCAACGAAGTGTTTTTAAATACTCAAGGACAGTTTCTCTAACATCCATAAGTTCATGGAAGCACTTCTGATCATGTGCAGCCTGTCTAAGTTCATTGTCAGGTTTATGGACACTTTCAATAAACAAATCTAGACCCCGATTCCACTTATCCTGTTTAGATTCAGCATCATAAATGTAATAAGTTTCTTTCATTTTTTTAGTTGCAATAGGACTATTCAAAAGATTGTCGATAAAAATCTTCTTTAATAATTTGTGCATCTTGATTTTCTGGATGTTTTTCCAAGTACATTTTCATGGCTTTATAAACAATCCTTTGTTCTGGGATAGTAAAGTACAACACTCTGTTGATAGCCGAAACCCGAACATCAGTCATACTACTTCCTCCAAACCTTCTATGTTAGAAACGGGTACTTCATAATCAGCAATTCTGTAATAATGTTCACCTTCTCTTTGACCAAGATACTCAATATCACTACAAGAGTACTCACGCATCCATGCTTGTAGTCGCATGTGCATTAAATCTGATCGACTCGGAACGTTCATAACCAAGTTTTAAACTCTCGGTTATTCTATAGTATTTAACCACTTCGGTCAAGTGAGATTTTAAAATGGAGAATAGGGGACTCGAACCCCTCACCCCTGCCGTGCAAAAGCAGTGCTCTACCAAATGAGCTAATTCCCCAAAGAATCTCAAGATTCTTGAGACAGAAATTCAACTTCGGTCTTCCATTTAAATCCTGGAGTATCCCAAGTTTGATTATTATTTAGAATTTTATTAGAATTATCCTCAGATTCCTCAGTATTTTTTAATGAAGATATATCTTCTATTGTATTTCCTTGATAAAGTTTATTTAATTTTTCTTTACTAGGAAAATACTTTAAAAGGTACTTAGCATTTAATTTAATTTTTTCAGGAACATCTGTCAACTTTTCTAGATTTGCAAGATCTTCAAGAAAAGCTCTAGTAGCAATAAGTGAATTATGTTCTTGATGTGGCAAAATCATAATTATCTTGAATACTGTTCAATAATGAATAATACCTCATTCAGGTATTTGTCGGCAAGTTCTTTCTCGCCAGGATATCTATCTTCTTTGATCAACTTGTTTTTTAAATTGATCACTCTGACCTTAATCTCTTCTTTAGTCAGTTCATTTCTTGGCATAAAAAAGTTCCAATGCGTTCTTATTTATTCTTTATTTGAATCATTATTATGTTTTTTAGAACAAGCACTTCTAGCCCAAGCACGACTCAAACTATTAACATGAGAACATGACTTTCCCTTCTGACCGCAATGAGGGCATATTGCATCAGGTGGGTCCGCAATATATCCTTCCGGTGTATACACTTTGTTTTTCAAATTCTCCGATTGTTTATGTTTTCTGGGATTCATACCCTCACAGGTTCTGCTTGTCTGTCTGGAAGCTTAATTTGTGGTAGTTTTTCTGGTTCTTTTACTTCCCAAGAACCCCCAACACCACCATCCATATTCACCACAATCTCATTCGTTGGCAATGCCTTTGGAATCTCAATATCAATCACTGGACTCATCAGTGTTTTGTTTTTTATAATTTCACGATTTGGTCCGTCTAAATGCATCATCATTCTTGCATCTTCAAAATTACCACAATCACAGATTTTCTTATGAGTCCTTCTTTCTCTTACTGTGAAATAATCTTCATCGTTGTACTTGTTCATTAATTAAATCCTTTAGACTTACTTTTTTCTTTTTGTTTATCCAGAACTTCCACATGACTTAGAAACTGTTCTGGAGTTTGCCACCATTCTTTCCGAAGATCCTCAAAGTTATCAAAAATAGAACACTTTTTATTAGAATAAACTAATTTATAATCATGTCTATCATAGGGATGATCTGAAGTTTGTTGAAAGTTTTTTGGAAGATTCATTACAATTATTTTCTTTTTTAGAAGGTCTGTAAAGTTGAGGCCAAGTGTCTCGAATAATTTCTGACAACTTATAAGGAGTTTCAGAAGAAATCATTTTTTTTAAAATCTACCAGGAGTATACTGCATTCCTTCCAGAAGTTCTTCCAACATTGCTCCATATTCTTTAAATCTTTTATCTCCAGCAATAAAACATCTTTGCCTCATCCAAAGAGCATCCGCAAGTAGTTTGATCTGGTCTTCTGAAAGTGATAGAGTTTTCATAGTCATAGTGCAACCTTTCTATGTATTAGAGTTTTGGGTTATAGACATTATAAACATAAAAACTCCAAAGAGAATAAAAAGTGTGAGAATCAAGATCATAAAAAAAGGAGTTCAGAGAACTCCTTTATTTATTTTTAGAGTGCGTTTCCGCGAGGTAGAACTTCCTCTGGGAACACAAACTGTTCGTGAGGTTGATCTACTGGAGCCATCCAGGCACGTAGTCCTTCATTTAGAAGAATATTCTTCGTATAAAAGGTTTCAAACTCAGGGTCTTCTGCAGCCCTTACTTCCTGACTTACGAAATCATAAGCACGGAGATTGAGAGCGAGACCAATAATGCCAATAGAAGATGTCCAGAGCCCCATAACAGGAACGAAAAGCATAAAGAAATGAAGCCAACGCTTATTGGAAAAAGCAATACCAAAGATCTGCGACCAGAAACGGTTAGCCGTGACCATAGAGTAAGTCTCTTCCTCTTGGGTAGGTTCAAATGCCTTAAAAGTGTTTGATTGTTCACCATCTTCATAAAGTGTGTTTTCTACTGTTGCTCCGTGAATAGCACAGAGAAGTGCTCCACCCAGTATACCAGCAACTCCCATCATATGGAAGGGGTTGAGAGTCCAGTTGTGGAAACCCTGAAGAAACAGTAGGAAGCGGAAGATGGCAGCGACCCCAAAGGAGGGAGCAAAGAACCAACTGGATTGACCCAGTGGGTACATCAGGAAGACGCTGACGAATACAGCGATAGGACCAGAGAATGCGATTGCATTATAAGGACGAATGCCCACTAGACGAGAGATCTCAAACTGACGCAACATGAAACCTATAAGAGCGAAGGCTCCGTGGAGCGCCACAAAAGGCCAGAGTCCCCCAAGTTGGAACCACCTGACGATATCTCCTTGAGCCTCAGGGCCCCAGAGAAGAAGAAGAGAATGACCCATAGCATCTGCTGGAGTACTAACTGCCGCAGTAAGAAAGTTTGCACCCTCAAGATAGGAGGATGCAAGGCCATGAGTGTACCAACTCGTAACGAAAGTTGTCCCAGTAAGCCAACCACCAAGAGCAAGATAAGCTGTGGGAAAAAGAAGAAGTCCAGACCAGCCAACAAAAACGAAACGGTCTCTTTTAAGCCAGTCATCGAGTACATCGAACCATCCCCGTTGTGAAATAGGTTGTGAAAGTGTTGAAGAAGTCATAGCCTCCTTAGTTATTTCTCATATTTATCTTAACATTACTTAACAAGGAAGTCAATGAGTGTTTGTACTCATCCCCAGTAAATCTGCCCGAGGGTGAATAAGACAAATACAAGAACAGTAAATACCATCATACCTACACCTGCCCAGATGACCCAGGAAGGCATAGGTTCGTAGTTGTGATTATGAGACATAAAAAAAGAGGGTTGTTACACCCTCCAATTATATCAGTTATTCAGTTTTTATCAACCAATCGCAGGTGCGGTGAGAGCAACAGGAGTGTTCTCAGCAGCAGCAAGATCGAGAGGGAAGTTGTGAGCGTTACGCTCGTGCATCACTTCCATGCCCAGACCAGCACGATTGAGCACATCTGCCCAAGTGTTGATCACTTTACCTTGACCATCAACGATGGACTGGTTGAAGTTGAAACCGTTGAGGTTGAACGCCATCGTAGATACGCCCAGGGCAGTAAACCAGATACCGACAACAGGCCAAGCAGCAAGGAAGAAGTGTAGCGAACGAGAGTTATTGAAGGAAGCATATTGGAAGATCAGTCGTCCGAAGTATCCGTGAGCGGCAACGATGTTGTAGGTCTCTTCTTCTTGTCCGAACTTGTAACCATAGTTCTGAGACTCTTGCTCTGTCGTCTCGCGGACAAGGGAAGACGTAACCAGACTTCCGTGCA